AACTGGAGCAAATGGCTTCCAAGGTTTCCAAGGTAGTACAGGTGGCGTAGGTAGAACTGGGGTTGATGGATTCCAAGGTGGAACTGGTCCTACTGGTGCACAAGGTCGTCAAGGTTCAACTGGAGCAACTGGAGCAACTGGAGCAAATGGTAATCAAGGATCTACTGGTGCAACTGGTGCAACCGGAAGCGGCGGTTTAACTGGTTTCCAAGGTGGAACTGGTGCAACTGGTGCAAATGGAGCAAACGGTTTCCAAGGTGGAACAGGTGCTACTGGTTCAGGCGGTCAAACTGGTTTCCAAGGTGGAACAGGTGCTACTGGAGCAAATGGCCAAGGTGGATTCCAAGGAAGTACAGGAAATACAGGCCAAGGTGGTTTCCAAGGTGGAACAGGTGCTACTGGTTCAGGTGGTCAAACTGGTTTCCAAGGAAGTACTGGAGCAACTGGTTCAGGTGGATTCCAAGGTTTCCAAGGTAGTACAGGTGGCGTAGGTAGAACTGGGGTTGATGGATTCCAAGGTGGAACTGGTCCTACTGGTGCAAATGGTCACCAAGGAAGTACTGGAGCAACTGGTTCAGGTGGTCAAACTGGTTTCCAAGGTGGAACTGGTCCTACTGGATCAGGTGGTAACCAAGGATTCCAAGGTGCTACTGGTGGACCTGGTGAACAAGGGAGAATGGGTGCAACTGGAGCAACAGGATTCCAAGGGTTAACTGGTTTCCAAGGTGGAACTGGTCCTACTGGATCAGGTGGTAACCAAGGATTCCAAGGTGCTACTGGTGGTTTAGGTAGAACTGGTGTTGATGGTTTCCAAGGTGGAACTGGTGCAACTGGTGCAAATGGAGCAAATGGTAATCAAGGATCTACTGGCGCAACCGGTCCTCAAGGTGGCCCTGGAAGCGGTGGTTTAACTGGTTTCCAAGGGGCGACTGGCGGAGGCGGACCTACAGGGTATCAAGGTTCTACTGGTCCTACTGGTGGCGGTGGGGTAACTGGATTCCAAGGAAGTACAGGAGGTAATGGTCCTGGTGGATTCCAAGGAGGTACTGGTCCTACTGGTGCAGGTGGTGCACAAGGACGTTCAGGGGCAACTGGTGCAACTGGAGCAACTGGAGCAAATGGTAATCAAGGATCTACTGGCGCAACCGGTGCTACTGGTTCAGGTGGTTTAACTGGTTTCCAAGGTTCAACTGGTTCAAACGGTCCTCAAGGATGGCAAGGTGCTACAGGTTTAAGTGGCTCTGGTGGTTTCCAAGGTGGAACTGGTCCTACTGGTGGTCCTGGCTCGGCTGGTTTCCAAGGAGCAACTGGAAGCGGTGGTCCTACTGGTCGCCAAGGAGCAACTGGAGCAACCGGCTCAAATGGTGCAAATGGTTTCCAAGGAAGTACTGGATCTACTGGCCCTCAAGGCGGACCTGGAAGTGGTGGCCTAACTGGTTACCAAGGAAGTACAGGAGGTAATGGTCCTGGTGGATTCCAAGGTGCAACTGGTGGCGGTGGTGCCGGTGGTTTCCAGGGTGGAACTGGTCCTACTGGTGGTCCTGGCTCAGCTGGTTTCCAAGGTGCAACTGGAAGCGGTGGCCCAACTGGTCGTCAAGGTGCAACTGGAGCAACCGGTTCAAATGGGGCGAACGGTTTCCAAGGTACTACTGGAATTCCAGGACCTACTGGGTATCAAGGTTCTACTGGAAGCGGTGGCCCTACAGGGTATCAAGGTTCTACTGGTCCTCAAGGTGGACCTGGTAGTGCTGGTTTCCAAGGTCCTCAGGGTGGACCTGGTTCAGGTGGTCCTCAAGGTTTCCGTGGTGCAACTGGATCAAACGGTCCTACTGGATTCCAAGGAAGCACTGGTCCTGCTGGCCCGCAAGGTCCTTCTGGTCCACAAGGCGCTGGTGGTGCAGGATTTACATGTTCAGCTGCACCGGCAATCGCATCATTTGTTGGATTCTATACTGGGGTTCCAGATGATACGGGTTATACTGCATACGGTTGGATTCAGCTTAACTGCTCTGGTGGTCCTACCCTGTATGTACCTGCATGGGAAATATCTGATATGAGACTTAAAACAAATATTGAACAAGTTGGTATATCTTCAAGCGGAATTAACATTTATGAATTTGAATACATAGATCAAGTTGGAATGGAAGGTAGATATCAAGGTGTTATGGCTCAAGAACTAATTGGAACCAGATACGAAAACGCTGTGGTAACAAGAGACGAGTACTATGCTGTAGACTACTCTAAGATTGATGTAGAGTTCAAAAAGTTATCCTAACCAATGAAAAGGGTATTTAGATTTATATGGGCATTGACCAAATTCATCTTTATAGGTGATACAGTCAATGCTCATACTTATAATTTAAGACTAGAGAAATGTTACTCTTGTAAATATCTACTTGATAATAAGTGTGGTGTATGCGGTTGTTACGTAAAGAAAAAAGCAAAATGGTCAACTGAAAGTTGTCCTAAAAATAAATGGTAATCATGGGATGTGGATGTGGAACTAAACCTCGTGAAAATCCTAAAGGGTTTATTACTCAAGCAAAAGTAATTATTAGAAAAGCCTTAGAAGCGTCACAAAATACACAATTACAAGAAAAACCTGTAACGGTGACTAAAATAAATAAAACATAAGTTTTGAAAACGTGTACATCATTTATGGATAAACCTTCTTGTTTGGATCAACTTAAGGATCTTGCTGAATCGCTCACCGATAGAGATGTGTCTATTAAAAAATGTATGAAGAAGGTTAATGAAGTTTTACATAATGAAGAACTAACATCCGATGAAATTGTTTCAAAACTAAAAGATATATGTAAAAACTATGGCAAATGAAAACCAAAATGGTTGGAATGAATACTCAAAGCTTGTAATAGCAGAGCTTGAGCGACTTAATGATGGTATCAATAGGTTAAATACTGAGATACAAGATCTTAAGAGAGAAATCACAGAGCTTAAGGCTAAGGAAGATTTCTCTAAAGAAGTGTGGAGATGGAAAAAGGAGGTTGATGAAATAACTTCACCCACACAACTTAAGGGAACTATTAAGGATGTTAATGAACTTAAAACATTTAAGACTCAAGCAATCACCGTTTGGCTGGTTGTTCAGATACTATTTGGTATGACTATTGCATTACTTAACTACTTTAAGTAATCTCTTAAAAAATATTTTTTAGAAAAAGGTCTGGATTCTTTCAGACCTTTCTAGTTTTTGTTATATTTGAATAAATAATTAAATAAAATGGATAAAGATTGGCTAAATCACGACCCGGAAGATGGTTTTAATCCAGAAGATCATGGTATCGAAATGGATGAAATAGCGAAAATGTATGCAATGGAGGATATGAAAGAATCACAAAGAGAATGGGCCAGGGAACAGGCTGAAAAATTCTACAAGGATTTCGAAGATCTTGATATCCCTGTGGCGGTATCCTCTATTAAGAAACTAATTAAGTCCAAGGAAGTAACGAAAGAACAGGTTATTACGATGTTGGATAATATGATTCGTATTTTTCAGGATGATGAAGAATATGAAAGATGTCATGTTTGTTTACAAATTAAAAATAGTTTATGATAGAATTTCAAGCAACTAATTTTGATGAACTGGATGAAGAAGCCAGACTTAGAGCAACTGAGGTTGCCGTAACTGTTGTAAATGCTGTTTGCCGAGGAATAGAAGAAGAGGTAGACGTTGTTTCAGTTGGCATAATTGAAAATTTAGAATTGGACTTAACAATATCTAAAGAAAATTTCCTTGAGGCTTTAGAATTAAATATCCAACGAGTAGAAGAAGCAGAAGAATTTGAACTTTGTGCTAAAGCCCTTAAATACATCAAACAGCTTAAGGCAGAGTGAGTAGAATGAGGGTAGTCGTACTTTCAGATTCTCACCGTATGTATTATAATTAATTTAGTTAATCTCACTAGAATGAAAGTTATATTTTTAGATAATGACGGTGTAATCTGTCTTGCCAATAACTGGGGCGGCCGTTATAAAAAGCAAAAGGAATGGGGAGGAAGAAAACTCTCTATGACCACTAAGGAAATGCCGGTTGAATACCGGTTTGATAATTTTGATAAGAAAGCTATTACTGTTCTAAATAGTATCATTGAAGAAACTGGAGCAGAAATTGTGGTATCATCTGATTGGAGACTTCATGCATCCCTAGAAGAACTCGGAGATTACTATGAAGCACAAGGTATCATTAAAAGACCTATTGCAACAACTGAGGTGTTTCATTATACCAACTGGCATGAAGATGGATTCCTACCAAGAGACGGTGATTTTCCTTGGACTAGGCAAAATGATTTAGAACAAACTAGACACTTTGAAATTCTTCGTTGGTTAAGAGATCACTCTGAAGTAACTCACTGGGTTGCTGTAGATGACCTGGATATGGGTAGGAGAACCATTGATTGGAGAGGAGAAGTTGAAAGATCATGGGGATTGGAAAACTTTGTACTTACTCCTAGTAGCAGAGAAGGAATTAAACAAAGCGGCGTAAAGGAAAAAATCTTATCATTTCTTAAACAATAACGAAACATTCAATATAAATAGAAACTGATTTTAATTTGGCAATTATGAAACTTACTGAGGCATTAAAAATGGCAGGAGCTGTTACTGAAAATGGAATGGCCACTAATACAACTTCATTGAATTACAATGTTGATTTGTTTTTCAAAGGCGGTGCAATGAGAGCAGCTGAAGAGGCTGATATTATCGCATTGGTATCAAAGGCATGGAATGAAGATCAAACCACATGTCTTCGTAACCTATTTTGGATCCGTGATGTTCGCGGTGGAGCCGGAGAACGTCGTTTCTTCCGTATTGCTATTAAGTATCTTGCTGATGTTGATCCACAAGGTATGGCCAATGTAATTGGGTTTATTCCTGAATATGGTCGCTGGGATGATCTTCTAATATTTGAAGGTACTTCATCTGAGGAATATGCAATGTCACTTATTGATAAGGCTCTTACTGATGGTAATGGCCTATGTGCAAAATGGATGCCTCGTAAAGGAACCTTTGCCTCTAAGCTGAAAGGCTTTATGGGATTGAGTCCTAAAGGTTACCGTAAGAAGTTGGTGGAACTTACTAAGGTAGTTGAAACACAAATGTGTGCCAATGTGTGGGAGAACATTAACTATGAACATGTACCTTCTTTGGCAATGTCACGTTATGGCAAAAGCTTTAAGAAACATACACCTGAAAAATTCTCTTCTTATATTGAAAGCCTTAAGAAAGGTGAAGCTAAGATTAATGCTGCTGCAGTATATCCTTATGATATTACCAAATCTCTTAACACTAATGATGCAGCACAAGAACAGTGGAAAGCTCTTCCTAATTACCTAGAAGGTAACACTGAAAGAATCTTGCCGTTAGTCGACGTATCTGGTTCAATGAGTACTTCATGTGGAGGTAATCTTACCTGTATGGATGTCGCGATATCTTTAGGATTGTATATCAGTGAGAGAAATGAAGGCCCATTCAAGGATCATTTTATTACTTTCTCTAATAGTCCTAAACTGCAACATTTAACAGGTGATCTAAAAAGCAGATTCGACCAATTAGCTCATGCTGATTGGGGTATGAATACAAACCTACAGGCTGTTTATCAATTGATCTTGAATCAGGCCAAGAGACATTCAATTCCACAGGATGAAATGCCTACTCAAATTTTGATTCTATCAGATATGGAATTTGATCAGGCTACTGATGCAAGAGGTGGTTGGACAAGAGAAGAGAATATTTCTGTATGGAATCAAACTGCACAGGAAATGGTTCGTCAAATGTTCCATGATGCCGGATATGAAATGCCTAATATCATCTATTGGAATATTCAATCTCGTGGTGAAAATGTTCCGGTTAGATTCGATGAACAAGGTACTGCACTCATTAGTGGATTTTCACCTTCTATTATGACATCACTTTTAGGTGGAGCAGAAATGACTCCGGTATCTATTATGATGGAAACCCTTAATAAGGAGAGATACCAACAAATTAAATATGAAACTAATTAACAGTTAGTCAATATAAATAATAAGGATAACTTCCGCAAATTTTTATACTACATACAATTATCAATAGTTCGAAAAGTTATCCTGTTTTTTGAAATTATGGATCGATACAGCAAATGTATAAACTATAAATTCAACTATGCAGAGCAGTAAATAACTTAGGTTATTACTGCAGAACCAGGGAAGCAACAGTCTGGTTTGGAATCAAAAAACGTGTGCCGTCAACTTCTCATTGTAGGTGAAGAAACATGAGACCAGCCGAAGTACAGTAGGCCGTCAAAGTAGAAGCCAAAGACGCAAAAAGAGATATAGCTGCCGAGCTGAATAATACGAACACGATCCTGTATGGGTAGCTTCTAACCGAGGCTACCCTTTTTTATGTAAAGTAGAAACCTTACAATCTGTAAAGTGCCTAAACATGTTTAGTTGTTAACAACCAGATTGTTAATAACTTTTTTCTCTCTGGAGTGAAAAAAGTCTATGAAAAATTTTTTTTTCCCAATTTTTTGTATTATATTTATATAAATTAAAAAACGGAAATATGGAAAATACATTCTACAAGGAAATTGGTAAACTGAAAAACTCTGAAGATCTCGTATTGGGCAATCTTCGCCTGGTAGTCCACCTGGCTAAAAAATATCAAGGCATGGGTCTGTCCCTCGAGGATCTAATCCACGAAGGTACTATCGGCCTCTGCCAGGCTCGCGATAAATATGATCCTAATAAAGGTAAGTTCTCAACCTATGCTGCGCAATGGATCAAGGCTACTATTCGCCAGGCTCTTAACAACAAAAGCCGTATGATCCGTGTACCGGCTCACCGCACTCACCTTACCGAAGAAGCCCCTAAGGTAGGTCAATTGGATCCTACATACCAAGGTTCATATATCCCACAGGTGGAAATCAAACATAACGAAGACCACATGGATCTGAAAATTGCTGCTCTGCTCGGTAAACTAAAACCGAAGCAACAGGAAATCATCAAAATGAAATTTGGTATCGGATATGACGAGGAAATGAAAACTACCGATATTGCCAAAGAACTTGGTCTGACTGTTCAGGCCGTCAACGGTAACATTCGTAACGCACTCAAATTAATGCAAAATGCCTGAATTAGCTGAACTTAGACTAACGGCCGATTTTATAAATAAGTCGGCTAAAGGTCTTACTTTTGTAAACATTACAAAGAACCCGGTACATAAAGGTGCTGAGGTTAAAAGACCTTTTGATGAATTCTATATTGTAGCAGAGTCTCGTGGAAAAGAACTTATCTTAGCATTCCTAGAAAAGGGAACCGATAAGAAGAGATATCTTTTAATGACAATGGGAATGAGTGGCCACTTTAGATTTACAAATACTGCATGTGAGCCTAAACATTCACATCTAATGTTTCATACCGATGATGGTACTACATTATCATTTGTGGATGTAAGGAGATTTGGAAAATGGAAATGGACTGATTCTTGGTCTGCTAATCGTGGTCCTGATCCTACTAAAGAATTTGAAGCCTTTCGTAGAAACATTTATGATGTGGGTTTTTCTACACCTCTTTTTGAACAACCTATTCACCTAGTACTAATGAATCAAAAATACTTTAATGGGATAGGAAATTACCTAAGAGCAGAGATTCTTTATAGGGCAGATGTACACCCAATGACTCGGGCTAGATTAGCCTTATTACGTGCACCTCAGATTTTTGATCTATGCAGAGACATTCCTCTTCAAGCATATGCTCTAGGTGGTGGCCAATTAAAAGATTGGGAAAGCCCATTTGATAGTGACCCAGAACCTTTTAGAAAATTTATGAGATGTTATGGTAATCCACAGATGTCAAGGGTACGAGATAAGAATGGTCGAATGTTTTGGTATGATCCTAAATGGGATAGTCAAGAACCTTTCTAGATAATAAAACTAAATAAGGAAAAGCCATATAAAAATAAACATAAGTATGGCTAACACAGATAATCAATGTAAAGATTTAGATGTACGAGATTACTTCACAGAGAACGGTTATGAACACAGTAAAAATTCATTAGAAGATCTTTATTCTCTCCAGGCGCAAACACAAGAAATGTATTTTAAGAAACAAGGTCGTAAACCTTTTTCTGATTTTACAATTGGTGATGTCGTGGATTTTCTTATGGTAACAAATCATGCAATTACTGATGAGTTACATGAAATGATGGATGCAGTAGGTGGAATTGAAGATGGAGTAGGTAATGCTGCATGGAAACCTTGGAAATCAACAAATGCAGAAATTCGTCAAAAGAGATTAAGTGATCTTTCCGAAGGTGATCTTAAGGAATTAAAAATGGAATGGATTGATGTAATGCATTTCGTATTTAATGCAGGATTGGCAATTGGAGTTACTCCTAAAGAGTTTTACAATTACTATCTTTCAAAGAATGAAGAAAACTGGAATCGTCAGAAAAACAATTATTAAGAGTTTCATATAAAAATAAAATGCTATTAGATATTACTCAAGAAGGTAGAACCCTTCATGTTTCTTATTATAACATGAACGGTAAGACCGATTTTATGATCTATGAGTTAGGTGAACATGATATGTTTAACTGGCAGGTATGTGATCCAAATGATAAGGATGCCAGCCAAGTTACAAAAAACTGGGATGGTCGTTCAGTAAAAAAGGTTAGATCTAAAATCTTAAATAAGTTCCGTCTTATTGAGTATGTTGATAATCTTCCTTGGACGGATAAAAATACTATCTTTGGTTATACATTTCCTAAGACATATTTTGTCGATATCGAAGTTGAAACAACCGATGTTTTTCCTGAACCATCTAAAGCAACAAATCCTGTTACAGCGATATGTATTGTAACACCTGAAAGGCAATGTATTGTTTTAGCAACAAAGGATTTAGATAAACCAACACAGTCAAAGATTCAAAAACAGATAGACGAACACTTTAAAGATATTAATGATGAGTTTTCATTTATCTTTAAATGTTTTAAGTCTGAATATGATATGATGTATACATTCATGGATTCTTTCGTTAAAAAGTTTCCTATGATGACCGGTTGGAACTTCGTAAAATTTGACTGGGCATACATTATTAACCGCTGTAAAAAGTTAGGAATTGATCCAGGCATCTCATCTCCTTTAGGAAGAACCTTTGGCCAAAATGAATTCCCATGCCATGTTGGAATAATGGACTATTTAGATATCTATGCAAAATGGGATAGGACGGTTGATATTAAAGAAGACTTTAAACTTGATACTGTAGGTGATGCTGTCGTAGGTATCAGAAAAGTTAAGTACGAGGGTACTATCCAGGATATGTATACAAAGGATTATCCTAAATACATTTTCTATAACGTAATTGATACTGCTCTTGTGTATCTTATTCATCAAAAGATTAAGACAATGGATATCGCATTAACCATTGCTCATATGAGTCAAATCAGTATCTTTAAAGCTGCATCACCAGTAGCAATTACTGAAGCTCTTCTTTGTCGAGAATTCTTAGGTAAGAAAATGGTAATGGCCGTGGATCCTAAGGCACCTCCAACTAAACGAGAGCAGTTTGAAGGCGCCTTCGTTAAAGAACCTATAACCGGTATGCATAATGCTGTTGCCTGTTTTGACTTTGCCTCTCTATATCCTTCTATTATGAGGGAACTAAATGTATCACCTGAAAGTTTAATTAAGAAGGTTGATCCAGAAAAACGAGAATCTGAAAAATCACCAGAAAGAATTGTATCTGTTACCGGCGCCGTTTATCAAACGGAGAAATCAATTCTTAAAGAAGTTCTTACTCGCTTATATTCTCAACGTAAAGAATATAAGAAAAAATCTTTTGAGTTTCAACAGAAGGCATATGAATTGGAACAGAAACAGAAAAATTCTTAATTGGTTAAGATTCTATTAGAATAAATAAAAAATAACAATCCCACCTCTTATGCAACTTAGGTTGCATATTTAGTCAAATAAACAAAGAAAAACATGAGTAATTTATTCGTTGAAAGAATCCCGTATAAGCCCTTTGAGTACCCAGATTATTATTTAGAAGGCTGGCTACCACAAGCACAAGCATTTTGGCTGCATACAGAAATTCCAATGCAGGGCGATATGAAAGATTGGAACGAATTTCTATCTACATCAGAAAAGAACCTGGTAGGAAATATCCTATTAGGATTTGCTCAAACCGAATGCGCCGTTTCTGATTATTGGACCGGAATGGTTACTAAATGGTTTCCTAAACATGAAATTAAACAAATGGCAATGATGTTTGGTTCACAGGAAACGATTCATGCAACTGCATACTCTTATCTAAATGAAACATTAGGATTAGAGGACTTTGAAGCATTCCTACATGAACCTTCTATTGCTAATCGCTTTGAATTTTTAATGAAAACCTCGGCTGATTATACATATGAAGATCTTCAAACTAATCCAACTGCAAGAATTGAAGTTGCCCGTTCATTGGCAATCTTCTCTGCATTTGCCGAAGGGGTTTCGCTATATAGTTCATTTGCTGTTCTCTATTCATTTCAATTAAGAAATTTACTCAAGGGAATTGGACAACAAATGAAATGGTCTGTTAGAGACGAATCACTTCATTCTAAAATGGGTTGCCGATTATTCCGCCATATGTGTGAGGAGTACCCAGAACTAAAAGAACTTGTACAATTTACCGTTGAAGAAGCTGCAACTTTAATGGTTGAAATGGAACATAAGTATATTGATAAGATTTTTGAACAGGGAGATTTGGAAAATCTTAAAGCACATGATCTTAAGAACTTTATATACCGTAGAGCTAATGAAAAATTAGAGGAATTAGGTTATCTTCCTATCTTTAATTATGAGAGTAAAAGTGCTGATAATTTAGACTGGTTCTATCATTTAACCGGCGGACATACACACACCGACTTTTTTGCAATTAGGCCAACTGATTATGCAAAGGCAAGTGAAGGTGATGATTGGGAAAACATTTGGTAATTTATAATTTATGACAGAAGTAGAAAAAATAGCTCAAGAGCTTAACTGGGAAAAAGGTACTGACTATCCAGATTGGGGTCATACTGAGGTTTATTTAAAGACAATATCAAAAGGATATTGCTTGGCACACGAGACTCCTCGTGATGCATATTGGAGAGTTTCAACAGTTGTTGCAAATCGTTTAAAGAAACCTGAACTTGCAAAGAAATTCTTTGACTACGTTTGGAAAGGCTGGCTTAATCTTGCAACACCAGTATTAAGTAATACGGGTACTGAACGAGGTCTTCCTATTAGTTGTTTTGGTATTGATGTAGGAGATTCAATTCAAGAAATAGGTCAAAAGAATCTTGAATTAATGTTATTAGCAAAGCATGGTGGTGGGGTTGGAATTTGTCATAATCAGATTAGACCCGCAGGTTCTCCTATTACCGATAATGGTACAAGTGATGGTGTAGTCCCTTTCATTAAGATTAATGATTCAACTATTCTTGCAACTAATCAAGGCGCTGTTAGAAGAGGAGCATCCAGTACAAATATTAATATTGAACATGCCGATTTTTGGGAATGGTTAGAAATTAGAGAACCTAAAGGTGATATTAATCGCCAATGCTTAAATATGAATCAATGTGTTGTTGTTAGCGATAAGTTTATGAGAATGGTTGAGGAAGGGGATACTGAATCCCGCCGTCGTTATGCAGCCGTTCTTCAAAAAAGAAGGCAGACTGGTCAACCTTACATAATGTATCGTGGTAATGTTAATAAACAAAACCCAGATTCATATAAGAAAAATGGACTTAAAGTATTTATGACAAATATTTGCTCAGAGATTACTTTATTCACCGATGAGAATCATTCATTCGTATGCTGCCTATCTTCTCTTAACCTTGCTAAATATAATGAATGGAAAGATACTGATCTTATCTATGATTCTATTTGGTTCTTAGATGGTGTCTTGGAAGAATTTATTCAAAAGGCAAAAGGTATGCGTGGTTTTGAAAACTCTGTTAGAACAGCAGAGAAAGGTAGAGCGTTAGGATTAGGTGTATTAGGTTGGCATACATATTTACAACAGAGAGGAGTATCATTTGAAGGCCTCCAGGCTCAGTTTGAAACGCGTAAAATCTTTTCACAAATTAGAATTGAAAGTGAACGTGCTAGCCGTGCATTAGCTGAAGCATACGGTGAACCTTTATGGTGTAGAGATACTGGTTTTAGAAATACTCACTTAAGAGCAATTGCTCCAACCGTATCTAATTCAAAATTGGCAGGTGGTGTTTCTGCTGGTATTGAACCTATTCCTGCTAATATTTGGACTGACCAATCCGCCAAAGGTACCTTTATTAGAAAGAACCCAGTTCTTGAAGAGTACTTTGAGAGAATAGGTCATAACAATAAAAAGGTATGGGATAAAGTACTTGCCGATGGCGGTTCTGTACAGGATCTAAAGTTTTTAGATGAATGGTGTTTTGTTAAAGGCGAACTAACCAAGGTTAAGGAGGTTCCACAATTTGAAGAAGCCACACCATTTAAGGATGTGTTCAAAACATTTAAAGAAATTAACCAATTAGAATTGGTAAAGCAAGCAGGAATTCGCCAACAGTACATTGATCAATCTGTATCACTTAATCTTGCCTTCCCTAAAGAAGCTACACCAAAGTGGATTAATCAGGTCCACATGGAAGCATGGAAGCTAGGTATTAAGACACTTTATTATATGAGAACGGAATCGGTTCTTCGTGGAGATATTGCTGCTAAAGCAATGGATCCGGACTGTCTATCATGCGATGGATAAATTATAAGTTATGAAAAAATACATTTTAGGGCCTTGCTCATTAGAGAGTCAAGAAATTTGTAAACAAGTATTAGATGATCTTTATCCTGCTATGCAGGGTAAAGATTGGTACTTTAAAGGTTCTTTTGATAAAGCAAATAGAACATCGGTATATTCAAACAGAGGACCTGGATTAGAAGAAGGTCGTGAGATCTTTGCATGGATAAAAAATACATATCCAGGTGTTAAGACATTAACTGATATTCATGAACCTTGGCAGGCTAAAGAGCTTCATCATTTAATTGATATGATACAAATTCCTGCATTTCTTTGTAGGCAAACAGATCTTATTATTGAATGTGCAAAATGGTTTAATGAAATTAATGTTAAGAAAGGTCAGTGGCTTGCACCTGAGGCAATGGAACATGTTGTAAATAAGATAAGAGAAGTAAATCCTAAAGCTAGAGTTTACATAACCGAAAGAGGAACTTCATTTGGTTATAGTGGTTTATTACCTGACTTTAGGGCCGTGGATATTCTTAAATCATTTTCTGATGGTGTAATACTTGACTGTACTCATTCAACACAAAAGCCAAAGGGTGATACTACAGGCGGTGATAGAGAACTTGCTAAGAAGTATGCTCTTGCTGCAAAAATCTTTGAATACGACGGTGTCTTTATCGAAACTCACCCAAATCCAACTAAAGCAATATCTGATGCTGATAGCCAAGTTGAACTAGGATGGTTGTTGTCACGGATAAATAATATATGATAACTAAAAAATCTGCTGGTCTTGCAATAATTTATAAAGGTATGATTCTGCTAGGTCATACTACAGGCCGTGGGTGGTGGTCATCGTATGGTATTCCTAAAGGTGGAATAGAAGAAGGTGAAGATAAATTATCGGCTGCAATCAGAGAAACATATGAAGAAGTTGGAATCAAAGTTCCTCTTTCTTTAATTGATACTACCGAACATACATTTACCTTAACATCAAGAGAGCATAAGTTTAATAAGATAGTTTCTTATTACATTGTTAAAATTGATGATCTTTCACAAATAGGTCTTAAAGATATTAAAGTACCTAAGTCTCAATTACAAGTTGAAGAAATAGACTGGGCCGGTTTTTTACCTTATAAGGAAGCCATGAAGAGAGTAATGAAATCTCAAGTGAGCTTAATAACCAACTTAATGGGAAAGGGACTACTTGAATCTAATCTATTATCATATGAGCAATTTATTAAATCAACCAATAAATTATAATGATCTACTTGGTCGTGATCCAATTCAGACCGATTTAGATAATATTGAAAAATTTATAAAGGGGAAGAGAGTTCTTGTAACTGGTGGGTGTGGATCAATAGGTAGTGAAATTGTTAGACAGCTTGTTAAATTTAAAGCTTCAACTATTATCGTATATGATAATGCCGAAACTCCTCTTTTTTATCTTGAACAGGAAATTTCCAAAATAGCCAAAGATGTTCATATTCGTTATGTAATTGGCGATGTTAGGGATAAGGGAAGACTTGAGGAAATATTTGAAAGCTTTAAACCTAATGTAGTCTTTCATGCATCTGCATATAAGCATGTTCCTATGATGGAAAGAAATCCTATTGAAGCAATTAAAACAAATGTTTTAGGAACAAAGAATGTTGCAGACACTGCTTATTATCATAATGTTGAAAAGTTTGTAATGGTTTCAACTGATAAGGCAGTTAACCCAACTAACATTATGGGTGCAACGAAAAGAATTGCTGAAATCTATACACAATTCTTAAATGAAAAATCTAATACTTCATTCATTACAACTAGATTTGGTAATGTATTAGGATCTCGTGGATCTGTTATACCTACCTTTGTTGAACAGATAAATGCAGGAGGTCCGGTGGAAGTAACACATGAAGAAGTTATTCGTTACTTTATGACAATCCCCGAAGCATGTCAGCTTGTATTACAGGCATCTTCAATAGGTAAAGGCGGTGAAATCTTTATCTTTGATATGGGAGAACCTGTAAAGATTATGGATCTTGCAAAAAACTTAATTAAGTTATTAAACAAACCTGAAATTCCAATTAAAATAATTGGATTAAGACCAGGAGAAAAACTATATGAAGAGCTTTTATGTAATGGTGAAAATCAAATACCAACAGATGATCCAAATATAATGAAGCTTAAACACACTGATATTGACTTTAAAAGAGTTATGCCAGATATTGAAAGACTTGCAAAATTAAGAGATAATGATTTTTATAGAATTATTTCACTTGTTAAAAACGTGGTACCAGAATTCAAAAGAGAAACTGAATTATGATAAACATATACGGAAAAGGTGGGCATGCAAAAATGATTGCTTCATTGCTTAATGAATCATATACATTTTATAATGATGCTGATTATACCAGAGCGGGAGATCACCCTTGGATAATTGCAATAGGTGATAATAGATCAAGGAAATTTGTGGCTAATATTAATCTTAAGGATGTTGACTACATAACAGTAGATCAAGGAGTTTATGTTGCTGCAGAATATGTTGGCGTTGGTGTTCAAATTGCACCAGGTGCTGTCATCCAAAATGGTGTAATTATTAAGGATCATACAATCATAAATACATCTGCATCGGTTGATCACGACTGTATTATTGGAGAATATTGCCACATTGCACCAAACAGTACATTATGTGGAGCGGTTGAAATAGGAGATGGTACTCTTATCGGAGCAGGATCTGTTATTTTACCTGGGATAAAAATAGGTAAGAATTGTATAATTGGCGCTGGTAGTGTTGTAACTAAAAACATCCCGGATAACTCTAAAGCATTTGGAAATCCGGCAAAAATAAAATAGTATGAAAAGAATTTATCTTTCTCCTCCTCATATGTCAGGTAAAGAGTTGGGGTATATTAAAGAAGTATTTGATCAAAATTGGATTGCCCCAATAGGACCTCATTTGACAAGATTTGAAGAAATCACTAAAGAATATACCGGAGCAAAATATGCAGTGGCTGTTACATCAGCAACCGCAGGTTTGCATCTTGCCTTAAAGGCTGTTGGTGTAGAAGAAGGTGATTATGTAATCTGCTCAACATTAACATTTGCAGGTACGGTTAATCCTATTAAGTATATGGGAGCAAATCCAGTTTACATTGATAGTGAACCTACATTTTGGAATCTGGATCCTATTTTATTAGAAGGTGCAATACTTAATTTACCAAAGAAACCAAAAGCAATTATTCCTGTGCATTTATTTGGTGTACCTTGTGAAATGGATGCTATAAGAAAAATTGCAAACGAGTATGATATTCCTATTATTGAGGATGCTGCAGAAAGTCTAGGATCAACTTTCAATGGAAAACATACCGGTACTTTTGGTGACATTGGCGTCTATTCTTATAATGGAAATAAACTTCTTACGACATCAGGTGGTGGTATGATAGTAACTGATAATGAAGAGTATGCAACCTATATGAGATATCTTTCTACGCAAGCAAAAGATCCTCTTCCCTATTATTGGCATACAGAGGTTGGTTATAATTACAGATTAAGTAATGTTCTTGCTGCTATCGGTATAGGCCAAATGGAAGTTATTGAAGATCGCATTAAGAGAACTCGTGAAATTAATGAAATCTATAGAAAAGAGGTTGGAGAATTCTTTTTAGGATTCCAATCAGAAAGACCTAATGATAGATCAAACATGTGGTTAACATGTGCAGTATTGCCAATTGAATACAAACCAGAAGATCTTATTGAACACTTAGAAAAATCAAATATTGAATCTAGAAGAATCTGGTGTCCAATGCATCAACAGCCTGCATATACACCGGCTCATAAATATATAAATGGAACATCTGATATTCTATTTCAATACGGTATTTGTTTACCTTCAGGAACTAGTATGACAGATGAAGAACTTTATAAAGTTATAGAAGAAATAAAAAAATTCTTTAGGAAATGAAATTAATTTCATATGATGATTTTCTGCTAATTGAAAATTACATTGGTCCTAACTTCGAGGTTTTACTTGAAAAAAATCTAACCAGTGAAATTGACAAAAAGATTAAGTTTGGTATAGTAATGCCAACTCATAAAATAGCAGATGGTGGTGCTCAGGCCGGCAGACAAAAGTTTATGGATACACCATCTTTATTAAGAGATTCATTAGGTTGTATAAAGGATCAAAAGTATGACAATTATGTAGTCTATCTTGTTGGAGATTCATACGACGGCGATGATGAAATTAAGGAAGTCATGGAAGAAATTATTCCTAAAGGAAAACTTAAGTATCATAATCTATCTACGCCCGGTGAAAGAAATAAAGGATTTTCAAAAGAACAATTTAGGTTTACTGCAGGATGCGGTGCAATGAATAAGGGGTTACAGATGGCTAAGTCTGATGGTATTGATTATATTGTTAGAATTGATCATGATGATAAATGGACGCCTGATCACTTAGAACTTTTGGCTAAAGCATATACACAGTATCCTGAACTTGCATATGTATTCACAAGAAGTCGTAAAAAGGTAGACGCAACAAATTCTTCTAAGAAGTATATGTATCAACCTAATGATGATAGACACACCGGTACAATTGAACCTAATAATTTAGGCTATACCCATGGTGATGTTAGCCACTCTGCGGTATCATGGAGACCTAGTATGATAGGTGATCCTAGATATCGTGACGCTGAAGAACAATCAAAAACTGAACCTAAAATTCCTATGACTAAAACGGCACCTGCTGATGTTGATATGTTTAGCAGAATGATGAAAATTATCAAGGATAAAGGGCATAAGTATATGTACATACCTAGATTGACCAGCTTTTATCGTAACCGCAAAGGAAAGTTCTAAACAGAAAAACTACTTATAGGGTGAATATATAAACTATAAATAATAAAAACAACAATTATGGAAAAATTTAATGAAATTAAAGCAATCATCGAATCAGTATCTGATGATGTAGAAAAATTCTATGTAAAAGGAAATAAGGCTGCTGCCGTAAGAATTCGTAAAGCTATGCAGGATATCAAAAATCTTTCGCAAGAGTTAAGAGTTCACGTACAGGAGACTAAGAATAATCTTTAATCGTTTTAGCGCCTATTAAGTTAGGCGCATCCTTGATCCGAGAAGGGGCCATCGAAAGATGGTCCTTTTCTTTTATAAAAAGTCCTATTTGCTTAAAACCTTTTTCAATATCTTTGTATAATAATAAATTCAAAGATAGCAATGAAGAAGTGCTTAATTATAGATTTTGATGATACTTTAGTAAAGACTATTGATGTACATGCAGAATCATGGCAACATGCTCTTGAGCGGGTATTGGATATTGAAATCCCGATTGAAAGCATACATGCTGATATTAATTATGGAATGGATGTTCTATTAAAAAAATATCAACTATCCGAAGAAGAATCATTATTAGCACAAGAATATAAAAAAGATATATTCTCAAAAATGATTCATAGAACTCAGGTGAATCATTTATTACATTATGTTATAAAGAATCACTATCCTAAAAAATGTATTATAGCATCAAATTCTTCCAGAGAAAATGTTGATAAAATAATGGCATATCATGGAATTGATCCTAATCTATTTTTAGGAATTTATACTAGAGAAATGGTTTCTAAAAAGAAACCTCATCCTCAAATGGGGGAACTTATTTTTAATGATCATACTTCACATAGATGGAATAGAGAAGATTACCTAATGATAGGTGATTCTGAAGTTGATTCTACTTTTGCACGTAAACTTGGTATTGAATGTCTGATAGTAAAATTTTAATAGGAAACAGCGGGGATAGAGTATATCTCCACGAGGATCATGTAATTAAAGAAGCTGGAGTTTATCCTGAAAAGTTTAAGCAGCAGATGGATTGGCTTATTAATTGTCCACATCCTAACTTTATTAAGATTGATCCTATTGGTGAATTTTCATATAGAATGAAAAAGTTTCCAACATGGTATGATCAAATTTGTGATCAACCTATTACAAAGTCTGTATCTCAATTAGAGGATCTTATTCAAATAATCAATAAGTTTGAAGGATATGGTAAAGATGTTGATACCAGATCATATCTTGATAAATTAGAAGGAAGAACCGGTTATTATTATGAAGGTAAACTCGATGGTGTTTCTAAATGGGGTTTTGTACATGGAGACTTAACCGTAAGTAATATTCTTTATGATAATAAATTTATCTTTATTGATCCTAGGGGTACCGAAGAACAAGATTATTATGACTTTGGTAAACTTATGCAATCGTTTGTGATGGAGTATGAAACCCATATATACAATAACCAAAGTACAAAATATTCAAGGTTTTGTAAAGAAGCTGAAAAGATTATGTATGAATGGTACGATGAGTATCTTTTGAAATTTTATTTAGCGGTACATCTCTTAGGAGCTGTTCCATTTTTTGAATTGAATGAAAGATATGAATTGGCAGGTACCTTCCTTAAAAAAGGTCACGAGTTATTTAATGAACTTGAAATAAAATATTCAAAATGAGTAGAGTAAAAAAGGCAATTATCCTGGCTGCTGGAAAATCAACCAGATACGGATCAAATAAATTAATTGATCCTATTCTCGGTAAATCAACAATTCAGTATTGTATTGAATTTTGCATTGAAAATGGAATTGAAGAAGCATACATAACAATCAGTAAATCAGACTTCTTCTTTAAGAATAACATTAAGTTATCTCATCCTATTATTGAATCTTTATCACAATATAAAGATAAGATAGATATTTACTATGAATTCCAAAAGGATGACGAGTATGGTCCTGGTGCTGCTATTAAAGCATGGCAAGGTGCCTTTTATGAACCGTTCCTTTGCCTATTTGGTGATAACTTTTATCGTGGAAATATTGGATTAGAATATCATGATCCTAAGAAGAGTGTAATTACCTATAGAGATTATGAAACGCGAGCAAGGAATCTCCAATTGGCAACTATCCTAGATAACGTGGTTGTGGAAAAACCGCACGGTGTAGTAAGCGGTAGATATTTTTGTGGTTATATGATATTTGCAAAAGAAGCATTTGATAATTTAAGCAGTATTAAATTATCTAATCGTAATGAATATGAAATTACCCATCTTATCAATTCAATGAATAACCTGGATATTCAACATCTTGATATTGATTGGTATGATTTAACATATGAACAAGATAAAAAAGTAATTGAAGAATTAATCCAAGCTAAATAATATGAAAGAAAATGTAAAAAAGGTAGGCTTCTTTAAACTTGGCAAGGCTATTAAGTTTAATGAAAATAGTTGGAATGCGATTGGCGGAGATTGTGAACCTAAACAATTAATCTGTGCAATTGCAAAAAGAAATCCTAATGTCGAGTATTGGCTTCTTAGTCCAAATGATTTAGGAAAGGTTAGAGCAAAAGAAAAACCTAAAGCAGCACCTCTGTTTGGACCAGCACCAGAATCATCAAATACGATTCCTTCTAATATTAAGGAATTTCATTCTAAAATGGATGAAAGAAAATCAACCGAAGAAACAGTTGAAACTATTAAGTCATTAGGATTAGACTATATCTTTTTCTATACAGGACCGGCAAGTACTGTAAATATTGAAAACTTTATTAATAAGGTTGATGGTACTGGTACTGTTAAGTCATTAGACTTCTTTAAGTATTATGCTGCACCAATTATTAAGGCTCTTAATGAAATGCCAAAGACTCCTATTGTAGGTCTATTGGTTGATAATAGATTTATTCTTGCTGCAAAAGATTATCAGGCTCATAACCGCCCTACTTATTATCTTGCACAGAATAATTTTGAATTGGATGAAGAGTATTTTTGTAATCCACCTACTCGTGAAACTGCAAAGATACATTCTACTTTTGAATATTCAGGAATTGAAACGGTATTCTTATTAGATAAGAAAAGATATAACATTGATGAATTATTTAATATGAAAAAGACTAATTCATTTATGATGTTACAGAATCAAGGTAAAGGTTCCGGCGGAATGGATCGTTGGGATCCTGTTAGAGAATACATTGTTAAAACTGGTGTTCAAACCGATATCTATGGTAAATGGGATGAAGAATTGGTTCAACAATACCCTAATTACTTTAAGGGGGAAATGAGAATTGAATCTTTAACTAAAGAACTCCTTAACACTAAATATACATTCTGCGTTCCTATTAAAGAGGGTATGGTCACTTCTAAGTATGCTGAAATGCTGCACTATGGTATTATACCTTTCTTACATCCATCCTACGATACTGAATGTAATGTGTTTCCAAAGGATCATTTTATTCGTTGTAAATCACCTGAAGATCTTAAAAAGAAAATTGAGTATCTAAACGAAAACCCAGAGCATTATAAAACTTTATTCTATAACCTTCAAACTAAATATCTAAAAGATTCATATTATACCGGTGAACATGTTGATAACAAGATCTGGGAAGCATATGAACGCGTAACTCAAAATTAATTATAAAATGTATAACAAAGAAACGAGAATCCTTATTACTGGTGGAGCCGGTTTTGTTGGAACAAATTTTATTAACGATCTCTTAAAACGAGGTCATAATCCAGACTGCATTGCGGTTGTAGATAATCTTTCACATGGTACTTATTTACCACAAGTTCATGACAGGATTAAAAACTTTTATCAGGAAGACATCCGTAATGAGTATGTAAAGAGTATCATTTCTGAATTTAAGCCTGAATACATTTATCACTTTGCAGGTCTTGTTTCAATTTATGATTGCCATGCTAATCCTTATGAAGCTGTTGATAATAACATTCTAGGTAGTATTAATATCCTAGATGCAGCAGCGGAGAGCGGAGTTAAAAGAATCATCTTTAGTGAAACTTCAGCGGTTTATGAAAATGAATTAATGGCCCCTACTGGGTTTCACGAAGGTCAATCTGATCCTACTACAATTTATTCTACAACTAAAGCATGTCTTGCACTATTAGCAGAATCATATTCACGTACAAAGGGTGTTAATTATACTGCTCTTCGTTACTTTAATGTAGCAGGCCCTCTTCAGGATTATAATAGAACGGTACCTCCGGTTTTTGCAGGTTTTATTATTCGTCTAATGGGTGGTAAGAATCCTATTATCTTTGGCGATCCTATGAAGGCAAGAGACTACATCGACGTAGATGACGTAAATGCCTTTCATATGTTATGCATGGAAAATGAAGAAACTGCTAATCAAACATTTAATCTAGGTACTGGTAAAATGACAACCTTAGCGGATCTTAAAGATATCATCGGTAAGGTTATGGGAATTGAAACTGTTAATTATGACCAATATGGTGCTATTGCCGGTGAGGCTCTTAATATTCGTGCTGATATATCTAAAGCAAAATCTATGGGATGGGAACCTAAAAAGAGTATGGAAGATACAATTAAAGAAACCATTACATATCTAGAAGAAGAGGTAAAGAAAGGTAACATAGATCCCTATACATTTATGGAGGATCTTCAAATTGAAAAAGTTAAAATATGAGTAAAGAAATTAAATGGGGTACAATTATTCCCCTTATCGGTGGAAGTGCAATAGGTTGTTCTAGGTCAGCTGAATCTAAACCTGCATTTCATTTAAGTTATGAAGCATTTGCTGCAAATGAAAGTCATATAGAAAGATATTGGGAAGGTATTCCTATGTATCGTTTAGATCACCCTGAACTTGAGATTCCTAATAATACATTTGAAAATGTTGATTATGTAAACTCTGTATGTCCATGCGCAGGTCTTAGTCTACTTAATTCTGCTAGAGGTAGTGCCGCTTCTCGTGGATCTGACGCGGTTCAAAATAAATGGATGTATGAATCATCTGAATATATTTTAGAACACGTAAAACCTAAAGTTCTTTGGGGTGAAAATGCGCCAGGTCTTTTTACTAAAATGGGTGAAGGTGTAGTTCGTAGGCTTAAGGAAATTGCTGAAAAACATGGTTATAGTTTTTCTCTTATTAAAACTAATACTGAATTGCATGGTATTCCTCAAAGAAGAATCCGTACATTCTATTTCTTTTGGAACACTCCAACTGTACCTATGTTGGATTGGAAATTTAGGGAAAGAAAAACTTTATTAGAATATCTAAATGAAATTCCTGAAGATGCAACTCTACAAGATATGTTTATGGTGGATGGAAAAGTAACTGACCACTTTAGACCTTATGAATTTATTCTTGAAAAGAAAGGTTTAACTCATGCAGAATTTGCTGCGGAATTTAAGAAAGGTACCATTGCACAATATCTCGATGAACATAAACTAATTGATGAATGTATCTCTTGGTTACAAGAAAAATATCCAAAGGAAGGATTTTCTAATAAGAAAAGTACTAAAACGTTTATTGATATGCTCCAACACCAACAGGCTAAAGTTGATGATGGAAAAGGATATTGGGATGCATCTCCACACTTTTTCCATGATTCTTTTTCTGCTCTTATCGGAAGAAATATGTTTAACGGCGTACACCCTGTAGAAAATCGTTATCTTAATGTAAGAGAAATGTTACATCTTATGGGTATGCCTCATGATTTTGAAATTCAAGATTCTCGCCACATAAATCATATTGCACAAAATGTGCCAGTAAGAACTGCGCAGGATATGGCTGATGAGGTTAAAAAATTCTGTCAAGGTACTGCTAAAATGACACAGTATAAATTCATGAAGCAGGACAATACCTTAAATAAAATAATTGAAGTTGAAGAACTTAATCAAGAACCTAAAAAAAGATATAAAGTAAACAGTGTAATATGAGAGAAAATGCATTAGCGATTGGCGTTTCTAGCCATGAGTTTATGAACATTCTTTTAACATACTATCCTAAGGATGTTCAAGAAAATTTTGATATTTACCTTTTCTTAGATGATACTAAAGTCACCGAGGAAAGTGTAAGAGAAGTTATAGGTAATCATAATATTGAATCATTCAAGAATGCAACCTATATCAGTATTAAGGGCGTATATGATTATTATGTAGAGAAGCATGAGTATGAAGGTAAGGCTAAAGAATTCCTTTATACTCATGGCTGTCTATTTAAGGCTTTAATGCCAATGTATCTTTTAGATAAGTATAAAGTTAAAAGAACCTATGTTTCAGATGATGATGTATTTATCTTTAATGATTTAAGTTATATGTTTACCGAATACCAAGAGTTCGGTTATAAAAAAGAAAATCTTTTTAATCTAAGAAATGCTGATAAGTATGAAGTACTTTCTGCATTTAATGAAATCTTTGAAAGTAATTTTACATTAGAAGAAATGAATGCATTATCAATTAATGCAGGAAATGTTATTTATGGCCATGATCCTAAAATGGAATATTACTTTCAAAGATTTATGAATCACAAGATGGTACATCACCTATTCTTTGATTTTGTAGGATATACGAGTTGGACTGTAGAACAGAGGTTCCATCATTTTAACTTTCATAGACTTAGAAAGGAAGGCAGAACTGTAAATATGTTAAAGAGTAAAGATCTTCGTCTTATGCAAAATGTTGATAAGGAAGCTCTTGCTAATAATATACAGCCTCTTTATCTAAAGCAAGTTACACCGTCACTTTTGCATTATCCTATTGGAACAAAGAAGCCTATTTTCTTACGTCAGTTCTTACGAGGAATTGAGTGGAAGTTTGGATTTGAATATCAACCTAAATATGAATTGAAGGATATCTTATATGATGAATCATGGAGACCTCCTGCATTTAAAGCAGTTCAAAGTAAAATGAAAAAATCTGCAGTTAAAGTGTCATCTGTCTTTTAATCTTAAAACCAAGTAATCAATAATCAATATAATTAAAAAACAAATAATGGAAACCACAATTAACAAAATCGATGCATACGAATTAAGTTCGTTTGTTAAGAAGCTTCTTCCAATTGATAAATTCATCTTTATGAAGATTGGTAAGGAAGGAACCGTTTCATCAGTATATTTTCCTGAGAGAGATGCGGTTAAATTAGTTAACACGCCAACAAAGGATATCTTTGATGCAGAGATTAGTTCCCCGCTCAAGGTAAGCTTTTATAATGGGAGTAAAGTAATTGATGCTCTTACTCATTTTAACGGAGATGTTAAAGGACGTATCAGATATACTGAATACGATGGAGAATTAATGGCAAGTGATTTTATCTTAGAAAATGATGATCTTCAAATCAGTCTTGCTTGTACCGATCCTTCACTTTCTTTTATGGAAATGAGTAAAGAAGAAACTGATCGTGCCTTTGGTACCGATAACAAAATGTTTGAATTTGATCTTCTTACTACTCATGTAGATAAAATGAAATCATTGTTTAACCTTGATAAGGATGAAGATACTTTTACTATTTACACAAGTAATAAAGGAATCTGTATCAAAGGTTCTTCATACGATGCTACACTTTGTCATACATTTGAAAGTAATGTTGATAGCGGTGCAAAGGTGGTTATTTACAAAAAGTATTTGAACCTTCTAGATAAGGAAAATTACAAGGTAATGGTATGCGAGAATAAAGTAGTATTTCGTTCATTAGATACTAATACGCATCTTACTGTAGCCGTTGCTATTACTGATGAAGAATAATCTCATAATCTATTAACTTAGATTCTCAAGCGGAGAGGAATGAAAATTCCTTTCCGTTACGAGTAATAACGGAATATTAAAGTTAAACCTTTTACAAAGGTTTCATATAAAAATAAAATATGACTGAAGAGATACAACAGATTAAAGAAGAGGCTTCCAAATATTATAACTATGAACAGGCTGTTAAGCTAATGCTTAACTCTATTTATGGTGCATTTGGTAATCCTTACTTCTATTTCTTTAATGTTGATATTGCGGAAACTATTACTCTTCAGGGAAAGGATGCAATTCTCTACACTGAAAAACTAATTAATAAATACTTCCGTGAATTTTGGCATAAAGATTTAGAAACCCATAAACAAATGGGTATTACTGTCACTGGTAAAATTGAAAAACCAGTAGGTATTTATATTGATACGGATTCAATCTATGTTAAGTTTGATGAAGTTATTGAAAAATCTGATTGGTCTGGCAACGAAAAGGAGTTTATTCTTAACCTCTATAAAACTAGGTTAGCAGATTATATTGAAAAGATTCTTCAGAAATATGCTGATGATAATAATGCTGAAAACTTCTTAAGCTTTGAATTGGAGAGTATTGCTAAAAATGCAATATGGCTTGCCAAGAAAAAGTATATGCAAAACATTGTATGGAAAGATCCTGATATTCATTATGATGAACTAAGTAAAATTAGTGCCAAGGGGTTTGAGATTATTCAATCATCAACCCCACAGTTTGCAAGAGAGAAACTAAAGGAACTGTTAACCTATATCTTTTCAAATAACCAACTAAATATGAAAGAGTTTGCCGCTTTATTAAAAGATATTAAGAGGCAGTTTAAACTTGCAAATATTGATCAAATTAGTTTCTCTAAAAAGGTTAATAACTATCAAAACTACATTATTAATGATTATGATCAATTTGAAATTGGTTCTAAATGCCCAATAGGTGTAAGGGCTGCAGGTTATCATAATTACCTTTTGAATAATAACAATAAACTTAAAGGAAAGTATAAGCCTTTAGGAAACGGTGAAAAATTAAAAATGTACTTTTCTACTGATAAATCATGTGATGTATTTGCATATACTCCGGGCGAATATCCTTATGAATTTTCACCTCAAGTAGATTATGATGTACAATTTGAAAAGACAATTTTAGATCCAATAAATAGAGTAGTAACTGCAATGGGATTTAAGGGATTTAATAGAAATCTTATTTATACAACGAGTTTATTCTAAAAATAAATAAAATATGGAAAAAGACAAAAAGTTCAGAATACACGTTTTAGGTTTACCTCATACTAAAACAACTAAAGATTTTACTGCTTGTGCCTATACACAAAAGGCATGGAAGTTTTGTAAAATGATGAAATCACGAGGACATTACTTAATGCATTATGGTCATGAAGATTCTAACCCGGATGCAAATGAAAACATCACAGTAATTACAAATGATGTTTGGGAAAAGGTTTATGGAAGTCATGATTATAAGACTCATTTATTTAAGTATGATACACAGGATGAAGCATATCAAACATTTTATAAAAATGCTATTCAAGAAATAGAAAAGAGAAAACAACCCGGTGATATTATTTTGCCTTTCTGGGGATCTGGTGTTCGTCCTATCTGTGATGCCCACCCTGATTTATGTATTATTGAACCAGGCATTGGATATGCAGGTGGTATGTGGTCAGTATTTAAGATCTTTGAATCATATGCAATTTACCATGCGTACTGCGGTTTAGGTAATGTAAGTATGTGTCGTCAGAGCTGGTATGACCAGGTTATTCCTAATTATTTTGATCTTGACGAATTTGAATATTCAACAAAGAAAGAAGACTACTTCCTTTATGTAGGCCGTGTATATGATGGTAAAGGTGTTAATATTGCAATCCAGGCAACCGAGGCAATTGGAGCAAAGCTTAAAATAGCCGGACAAATTGGTGATGAATTTTATACAAAGAATCCGTGGCCTAAACACGTTGAATTCATTGGATATGTTGATGCAGAACAGAGAAAGAATTTAATGAAAGGCGCAATTGCATCATTCTTACCTTCAATGTATGTTGAACCTTTTGGTGGAGTTCAAATTGAAAACCTATTATGTGGTACTCCAACAATTACGACTGATTGGGGTGCATTTGCTGAAAATAATATTCATGGTGTAACTGGATATCGCTGCCGTTCTTTTGAAGATTTTGTTAAAGCCGCTCGCGATTGCCAAGCTGGTAAAATTAAATCTATCGATTGCCGTAAGCATGGCGAAAACTTCTCTCTTGAGGCAATTGCTCCAAAATATGAAAAATATTTTAGAGAAGCCTTATATGTAACACTAGATAAAGGTTGGTACACAATAGAAGATCCAGAATTATATACTAAAAAATGGGTTGAAAAAATGTATTCTACTAATAGAGGGAAAAAAAAACCAGAATAGCAACATATAATGAGCCCGGTTGGGCTATAGGACGAATTCATACTGGTCTAGGTAATGCTTTATCTGACGAGTATGAATTTGTTCATTTTAACTGGTCTAATTCAGACCATGTTAATTATCTTTGGAGAGATGGTGGGTGGAAAGAATTTGATATTATATTAGGTAATGGCACACTATCTGCTATAGAAGGACTTCCTAAAGAAGCATATCAAAAAATGGTATGTGCAATATGGTCTATCCCAAATCTTAGTTCTCATTTTAGAGAAAATATTATACCTAGAGAAGGTATTACCTGGTGTTCTGCTGGCGAAGACTTGCAAAAAGTACTTAAAGAACAGTATAATCTGGACTCCTCTCTTATAATAGCTGGCGTTGATTCCAAAGAATTTATTCCTAATCGCAAAGTAACAAAGATTAATAAAGTAGGTCTTAATGGAGCCCCTTTCATAAATCCTGGTTGGGATCAGATAAAAAGACCTCATATGTTAGTTAACATTGCAAAAGGTATTGGTGGTGATGCGGTATTTATTCATGGTAAAGACTTAGGCGAATCTCGGACTATGTATAATGATATTGATATGTATATTTGTACAAGTACTAATGATAGAGGACCTTATGGAATAGCTGAAGCCGCATTTTGTAAAATTCCTGTATTATCAACTAAAACAGGATTTGCAAATAAATTTAAGAGTATTAAAACATTTGAAACCGTTGAAGAAGCGGTAAGTATCATAAAAGATTTTAATCTTAATCCAGATAAACTTAAAAAATATACAGAAGAAGTATATGATGAAATAACTAAGGAACTTAATTGGGATAATGTTGTTAATCAATATTGGAAGACTATCTTTAAGGATAAATTTTTATTAAACAATAGTAAGTAATTTGCATATAAAAATAAAAGAATATGAGTAAAGAATTTTCATTCGACGATTTAAACAAGGAAATGTCAAAACACTCTCAGTATGGAGACACTCTTGATAAATCAACAGTATCAGAAATTGATCACTTCATCCCAACTGGCAATTTTAATCTTAATGCATGTTTAACCGGCTCCTTTAGTGGCGGATATCCTAATAACAGAGCAGTTGCATTAGCCGGACCATCAGGAACTGGAAAAACATTCCTTCTTCTTAATGCAATTAAACAGGCTCAACTTATGGGTTATAGTATTGTATTTTACGATTCTGAAAATGCAGTAGATCGTGACCTAGTTGAAAAGTTTGGAATTGATCCTTCAAAATTCCGCTATGAACCGTGTAATACTGTTCAAGAATTTAGAAGTTCGGTAACTGCATTAACTGACCTATTAATTGAACAAAAAAGTAAAGGAGTAGAATTACCAAAGATTCTTATTGCATTGGATTCTGCCGGTAACCTTGCTACACAAAAAGAAATTGATGATGCCAAGAGTGGATCTGATAAAGCAGATATGACCCGTGCTAAATTATTGAAATCTGCATTTCGTATTCTTATGACTAAATTAGGTATCTGTAAGATTCCTTTCTTATTCACTAACCACACATACCAAACACAAGACCTATTTTCACAAACGGTTTCAGGTGGTGGTACCGGTCCGGAATATGCTGCATCAATCATTCTTTTCTTAGGTAAGGCAAAACTTAAAGAAGGTACAGAACAAACTGGTATTGTTGTAACTGCTAAACCTAATAAGAACCGTTTTGCAAAACCTTCTCCAATTAAATTCCACATTTCATTTAGTAAAGGAATGAATCCTTATATTGGATTAGAGGAATATATTAGTTGGGATAATTGCGGTATTGAAAAAGGAAGATTCATTACAGAAGGTCAATATGAAAAACTAACTGAAGCAGGTAAAACTGAATGTCGTCAACATATTTATAACAGAGACGGTAAAGAAGTAACCGTTTATTTTCAACCTTCAGCAACCGCTCGTAAATTAGCAGTTGCCCATCTTAATGACCTAGTTGAACTAAATGAATTATTTACGCCTAGAGTAATCACACAAGATGTTCTTGATCGTTTAGAACCTATTGTTAATGCTAAGTTCTGTTATGGAACTGATGATGTAGATCTTGGTAACCTAACTGAAATTCTTTCTGAACATGCTGAAGAAAACGCTTAATACTGCTAAACTTAAGGTTAAGTATGTATTAGGCAATCACACGGCATTATCAGGATATCCCGATCCTGAAGATGTAATCTTTGAATTAATTAGAGATTATTGTGGTAAAGTTGCAAAGGAGATTAAATTCACTAATGTTTCTTTACAAAAGAAATACAGTTTAACCGAAGAACAGACCTCCACTATAATAGAGAGATTAGTTGCAGATAAAATTTTAGGAGAAGTTAATTCCACCTCGGCATATGTAACATACGAGGTACTTAAAAATCCTTATGAATAAAACTAAGTCAACTATTTTCATAAAAAAATAAACATGTATTCAGGCGTAGATCACGAAAAAATATTCTTTAACTATTTTATAAATAAGCCTCATTACCTTAAGTCGGTAAAACCAGGTTTCTTTTCTAATAGTGATGTAGATCATCTTGCAAAATTAGCAAAAGATTTTCATACCAAATTTGGAGAAAGTCCATCAAAGGATCAAATGAAAGCTTTAGTTAAAGATGATCCTAATGAAATTTCCGATGAAATCGTTTCTGCGGTTTATTCAATAAACATTAATGAGTATGATCAGGATTGGATAAAAAGAACCAGTGAATCATGGATTAAATGGAAACATTTTGATAAGCAATTGGTTAAAACAATTGAATATGTAAAAACACAAGATGTATCACCTGATAATGTTGAAGATATTGTAACCAGAGCAATTGGTATGATATCAGGAGAAGGTTCATTAAGTTTTGATTCTGATATAGGTTTAGACTTCTTTAATCCTGAACATCACATACAGCGAAAGAATAAGAAACTAGAAACAGGTTGGACTTTTATTGATAATGTATCAGGTGGTGGTTATGATCCTAAATCATTAGTAATATATGCAGGTGAACAAAACGTAGGTAAGTCTATTTGGTTGGCAAATGATGCTGCTAACTTTGTAAGGATGGGTCATAATGTAGTATTCATTACTGCTGAAATGTCTGCACAAAAAGTTCTTAAAAGAATTGGTGCTAACCTTTTAGATATTCCTATGATGGAGTATGATCAAAAATCAGTTAATCGTGATTTTATGAAACGCCGATTAGAAAAGATATCTCGCGGTTTATTACCACCAGGAAAACTTTTTATTAAGGAATTTCCAACATCACAAGGTTCTGTTCTTGATATAGAAGCCTATCTTAAAGAATTACAAGAATCACAAGATCATAAAGTTAATGTTTTGGTAGTTGACTACATTAACATTTTATCTAACTATCGCAATCCTAATACTGAAAATACCTATATGAAGATTAAGCAAATCGCTGAAGATCTTAGGGCATTGGCAGTAAAGAGAGATATGTTAGTAATCTCTGCAACACAGCTTAATCGTGGTGCCTGGGATTCAACTGAAATTAAAATGGAAAACATTGCTGAATCTGCAGGTCTTGCCCATACCGCCGATGTAATGTATGCTCTTATTCAAGATAGTATGATGCATGCAAATCGTGAGTATTGGTTAAAGGTTCTAAAAATTCGTGATGGTCAAGGAAAAGGCAGCCGATGCAGATTTAATATAAACTATGATAACATGCGCCTTACCGAAACTGATGATATAACACATTAACATTTATGCAACACGACAAGATTTTCAATAATTCATACGGCGAACAGGATCCGTCTGAAAATAAGATAACATTTAATGTTTCTAATACCTATGGTGATAACATGGACCCTGATGATAAGATGCATTATAATATGCTATTTTCAAAAGTGGATTCCTTAATTCGTGGTAGTGAATTCGAACATCTTAATATGGTAACTAAAGATGGCGTAATTAAGAAACTTAATAAGGTTCAGATTAATAAGATCTATTTTCATATCATTGAACATTTAGGTACTTCATATACCAGAGTTGATCTATTTAGTGTTATATCAGATTACTTTGATGTTTTTCCTAATAAGTTCTATAACTCATTATCAAATAAATTCAAGGATGAATTAATTAAGGAACTTGATGATAAGTATAATATTTTAGAAAAACGAAAGATAAGAAAATTATTTTAATATGAGTAGAGTTTGGATGATAAGTGATACACACCTTGGCTGCAGATCTAATTCTGTTCTGTGGCTTGGTATCATTGAAGATTATTTCTTTAACTTTTTTATTCCTCTTGTAAAGAAAGAGTATAAACAGGGCGATGTTCTTTTTCACTTAGGTGATGTATTTGATAACCGCCAAAGTTTAAACCTAGCTGCTCAAGATTTAGGCATACGAGTTTTTGAAGAACTCTCAAAAATATTCCCAGAAATACATATCATAGTTGGTAATCATGATATCATGAGAAAGAATTCAAATGATATATCTTCTGTTGATTGCCTTAAGTATATTCCTAATGTTACTGTACATAAAGAACCTAAGATTTTGGAATATGACGGTGCTACTTGTCTTCTAATGCCTTGGCGTAGAAATGCTGAACATGAAAAAGAAACTCTATCTTCAATTAAGAAGAAGATTGATTATATGTTTTGTCATACGGAAACCCAAGGGGTACAAACTAGCCCTAGCACAAAACATCTCCACGAAGGTGGAAATGATCTAAGTACATTTAAAAGATTTAAGAGGGTTTATTCTGGTCATATTCATTATCGTCAAGAAAAAGAAAACTTTATTTTGGTAGGTAATCCATATCAAATGACAAGATCCGACCGTGGAAATATTAAAGGAATATATCTACTAGATCTTAAGACTGGTAATCATGAATTTATCCAGAATGAGAGATCACCTATCTTTATTCGGTATTATATAAATGATATTCTAGAGAGGCGTATGGAGGATATACTTAATGAAATTAAAGATAATTTTGTTGATATTAATATTCCATCCAACGTTCTAGGTAAGTATAATATTAATAAGTTTATGGATTTTATGGATGGATATGCCAAGAATCTAGAACCTAAGATATACGATGAAGAAAATCCAATCGAATTAGATGACGATGTACAGTCTTCTGACTTTAATGGAGAATTTAATTTAATGACAATTGCTGCTGACTTTATAAATGGTTTAGGTTATGATGATGACCTAAAAGAAAGACTTATTAAGTCAGTATCTGAATTGTATAAACAAACATTAGCACCTTCTTATGAGGATTAATAAAGTAGAGTTTAAGAATTTTGCAAGTTACGGTAATAGAAAGCAGGTAATTGAATTTGATAAAGAACAAAGCGATCTTTATCTAGTATTAGGCGGTAACGGTGCTGGAAAGAGTACCTTAGCCAAAGTAATTACCTATCTATGTTATGGTAGAGTTGAAGGGGCAAATCTTAAAGACCTTCCTAATCGTGTTAACGGAAATCTTTGGGGAAAAATCTGGATTGAAAGTAAAGGAAATCAAATTGAGATTGAAAGAGGAGTATCTCCAGGAATATTTAATGTTTCAATAAATGGAACCGAATATGATGTTGCAGGTAAGTCCAATTTACAAGAGTTTTTAGAATCCGAGATTTATGAAATTCCTTATCATGTATTTAAGAATGTTATCATCTTATCTGTAAATGATTTTAAGTCTTTTATTACAATGTCTCCATTTGATAAGAAACAGATCATTGATAGGATATTTGGTTTCTCTGTAATCAATCAGATGAGAGAATTGGTAAAGAATAAGAGAAAGTTAATCATAGATGAAATTAGAACCTTTGATGATGAAATCAGAACACTTGAAGAATCTATCCAATCTGTCTTACTTAAAATAGAACAATACGAAGAAGCATCAAAAGAAAAAGATGCCAATAAAGTAGCTGAACTTAAAAAGAAATTAGTTTCTCTTAATGAAATGAGAAAGAAACTAAAGGATGCCAATGATAAGACCAAGGTAAGAATTGATGAAAACGATAAAAAATATAAAACTAAATCTTCAAAAGAAACTGAATTAAAATCTGAGATTAATGCGGTTAAAAAAGGATTAGAGCTTTATGAAAATAATACATGCCCAACATGTAACTCTCCTCTTGATTCAGAATTTCATCAACATATTAAAAAGGAAAAGCAGGATCTTTTAGAAACATTAAATGCTAAGTATCAAAAGATACAAGATGAGGTTGCAAAAATTGATGATTCTTTAACCACACTCAGGGAACAGGGTAGACAAATCCATGTAAAGGTTGGTCAATTGGAATCCCAAATGAATACCTTAAAGAATGAGATTATTGAATTAGCCGAAAAGGATGATTCATCTTCTGGGCATCTTAAAGAACTTATAAAAGAATTTAAGGAAAAGAAAGAAGAAAAGGGTCAGGTAAAACTTAAGAGCGAAGGCGAAGACTATTACTTAAGTATTCTTGAAACTCTTATGGGTGATGATGGAATTAAAAACTTGGCAGTTAGGTCCATTCTACCATCCTTTAACAATAATATCCTTGTTATGGCAAAGGAAATGGGTATACCGTTTGGGATCCGTTTTGACGATAAATTTAATTGTACTATCCATCATTTAGGTCAGGAGATTAGTCCTAAAACCTTAAGTACTGGAGAAAAGAAAAAAGTTGATTTTGTAATTATCATGGCTTTAATTAAAATGATTAAGGTTAGATTCTCTAGTCTTAACATCTTATTCCTGGATGAAATCTTTTCTTCAATTGATGCTGATGGTGTTTATCATATCGTAAATATTCTTCATGAAACGATACAAGAGATTGGGTTAAACACATTTGTTATTAATCATACCGTCCTGCCAAGTGAATATTTTGATAAGAAGTTGGAAATTACAAAGGATGGCGGCTTTTCTGAGTTTACAATTGAAAGCATTAAATAAATAATAGTAAATAATCACTACTAAATGTCTGCTTATAACCAGGAATTTAATAAAGACAACACAATATTACGATATGTAACTGTAGCTACTCTTGCTGAATTAAGAAATAAAGTTTACTATTATAATCAGATTGATGAGGATACTGTACAAAAGGTAAATGTACCTTTCTATTATTCTGTTACGGGTGATGATCGGTTTCTGGCAGATAACTTCTTATATGATGCTATTGCAGAAGGTAAAGCTATAGGAGATTATGAAGTTGTACCAAGAGGTGTACTTCAATTAAATTCTCTTTCAATTGATTCAGGCGCCCAGACAAATAAATTTATTAGAGGTGAATTTGTCAGAGAGTGGAACGGCGTCTTAAAAAGATTTTCACTAGAGACAAACTTTTTACCTCTTACTATGACATTTGGAGTAACTGTTGTTTGTTCCAATAATCTTGAAATGTTAAAGGTTACCGAATCAATTTTATCAAAACTCTATAAGACAACTCTTTATAGTGTTGATTTAGGTATGACAAGAGTTCAGGCTGGTATGTCAGTTCCTGAAGACTATAGCCAAGATCGTCTCTTTGAATTTGCCCTTAACGATAAGAAAGAATTTAATGTAACCTTTGATTTGGAAGTTAAATCATTTATGCCATGTTTTGAAAATGGTGTTCTCTTATCAGAGGTTGATCTAATAGCCAGAGATTCAATTCAGAGTAACCCTGATGCCGAAGGTGTTGGTCTATTTAGAACTGGACCAAATGGAGATATTGGAATATCATTTGGTGGTGTATTCCAGAAATTTGAATACACAATTGATAACATTGCAAAGATTGCTCCAGAAAATGTATTATCCAATAAGCAGTATGTTAATCCTTCTGATATTAATCGTGGAGGACCTTATATAGAAACTGAAACGACTTCTGCCAACTTTGACTTTGATGCTAAAAAATATGATGATTTAGAGGCACCAGAGAGTAAAGAATACAGAAATGCAGAAGATGACGAAGGATAATAACTTTAGGATCTTAGAATATATAAAACAAATAAAATCATCAAATATGAGTAAAGCAGTTAATGAAGGACAAACTCAAGTCTATGCGAATGGTACTATTGAGCCTCAATATGGTGTAAACACTGATGCTCCGTATCTAAATAATCCCCCAAAGCAATTGATTGATCTTATTACCGCATTTTATAAAAGTGGTAAATCAGATAGTCAAGTTTTAGCTATTCTTGTAGGAATGGGTACTCCACAACAATTAGCATTATCTGGTATTAATGCATATAAAGCCGCTGCTCAAACATTCACAACCGAAAACAATCAAAAAAATCATAATAATATGAAATTTACACTTGCAGGCTTGTATGAAAACGTTATGAAAGCCATTAATGCATTAAATACGATGGGAGAAGATCAATCACGAGTATCTTATTCCGCAAAAAATGCACTTAACATTTTAGAAAATTCTTTAGGTAATTTTCCAATGAGATTCTCTAGCGGAGATATTTCAATAATTAGTGAAGATATTGAAAACAACGTAAACCCCGCTCTTAAATTTAAGATTGCAAAAAATCTTCACAGAGATCTTGCTGCATCTGAATGGTTAAACCCAGTTAGAGAATTAAGAAGCTATATCATGGCTGCATATGATTCTTCTAAATGGTCATTTAGAATTGCTGAAGCAATCGATAGATCAAATTCACAAAAAGGTAAACTATACGAAAGTCTAACCAATCAATTTGAAATTCTTTTAAAAGAATCTTCTGAAGACATTAAATCTAAATTTGCTATTATTGCTGCAAAGAACCCATGGTCTGCTGAATGTAAAAACATTCTAAACGAAATGGCTTCCTCTGAGCAAAAGGCCTATTCAAATCATGGTGGTAAGGTTTCTAAAATTCTTTCACCCGTGTTGGAGTCTGAAGAAGGATTAACATTCCACTTACATGGTAAGAACTATATCTTTACCGAAGGTAAGATTTCTGAAACTGAAGTAACTGATTCTCGTTTCTTTGATGTTTTAGAAGGTATTAAAATGTTTAAACTTGACGGTAATTCATTAGTTACTTTTTCTGAAAATGGAAAAACTTTAGAATATAACCTTACTGAAGGTACATTAAGCTTAGGTGGAGTAGATCTTACCAATGCAAGTATCGTAGAATTAAAGGAATCCCTTATTGCAACAAGATTCTTTGGTTATAGAGATCAGTGGAAATCTGATACTGTATGTAAATTCTTTGAGAATGTAGATCTTTTACATGAAATGGATAATTTCACTGGAATTACTTCTACTGAATTCTTAAATCTTTTCTTAACTGTAATTGCTGTTGAGGAAGGTGTATGGGTTAATAAAGTTAACTTTGGAATGCAGGTAAATGAAATGAAATTCTATTCATCTGCAACTGAAGCTGTTAAGATGATTAAAGAATTCATTAATTATGATGCATCATCTATTCTTTCTGAAAGATTAGTGGCTGAAGGTAATCAAAAAGCAGTTGCTGATAAAAAGAGAAATGAAATCAATGATAAAATTTCTTTCTTAGAAGAGAAGAAGAATAAGGTATCTGAAGCAATCAAATCATTAGGAGATTCTGAAGAATTACAGGAAGCATTAAAATTAATCAATACCGAAATCATTAAGTTTGAAAAAGAACTTCAAGAAACTTATTCTATAGTTGAAAAAAAAAGTAAAGACCAATATCTAAACGACGGTTATGTTGAAGCAAAAGTTCAAGATAACGTAAATGGATTAAAGAAAGGTCAAACTGTTTTTGTTAATGCAGAAGAATATACTTCTTTAGGTGATACTGATTTACTTAATATCATCGTCCCTGAAACCGATAAATCTAAAATCGTAAAGAAGGCAAGCCTTAAGGTTGAAATTTAATCGCTAACCTTTATATAAAAAGCTGACAGGTAAACTGTCGGCTTTTTTTGCATATAATAAAAAAACAGTTCAGGTTATGCCTAGAAAAAGGAATTACTTAAATAATAGAGATCTTTTAGACGAAATACGTAAATCAAAAGAACTCGATGAATTAACACCAAAGGCTTTAGAGTTCTTAATGTTATTAGCAGATAAATGTTCAACCAAGCTTACATATCGCGATCCTGCTGATAGAGAAGATTGTATAGCATTTGCTTATATGGATCTCTACCGCTATTGGAGAAACTTTAATCCAGATAAAAGTGAAAATGCATTTGCATATTTTACAGAGATCGCAAAAAGAGGATTTGCAAAAGGTTGGAATAAATTACATCCAAAGAAATATGCAGGAACCGTTTCAATAGACGGTAGTTCTGACGGGGAAGGAATTTATACCATTTAGAATAATACCAATGAGTATAAAGAATGTCAAACCTACGGCTAAATCAGGATTTAAACAAGGTTATTATAAACCACACAATCCTCATAAGTATATAGGACCAGGGCCTATCATATACAGAAGCTCGTGGGAAAGAAAATTCTGTCATTGGTGTGATCATAATGAAAATGTAATTAGCTGGGTGTCTGAACCTTTTTCAATAAAATACTTTAATGTTTTGGATAATAAGTTTCATAACTATTATCCAGACTTTTATGTAAAAATGAATAAAGAGGGTTTGGTTGAAGAATATGTGGTAGAGATAAAGCCAAAAGAACAATTAAAGAAACCATCTCCACCAAAAAGAAATACCAAAAAAGCAATAGATAACTTTAAGTATGCCTATGAAACGTATGTTAGAAATCTTTGCAAAACAGATGCTCTTAATAAAGCTGCAACTCAAAGAAATTTTAAGGTTATGTTATTAACCGAAGACTCAAATCTTTTTTAGTATGATAATAGGTAGTTTTACAGATGATTTAGATTTATACATTGCTGAGAATAAAGGTCAGTCTAAGGCCTCTAAAGCATCCTCTAAGGATTTATTATTAATGGGTGTTAAGGGAACTGGCGTTTTAGATCAAGGTAGGATGTATACATTTAGGTATTTTACTGAAGATGAAACTTTTTATGATACCTTTCCTATTGTTATAGGATTAGGTGCTGTTCCTGGATCAATGACAAATCAATTAGGAATTAATTTACATTACATTCCTTATGATGCAAGAATACCTTTTATGGAAGATATCATAAAATCGTTTAGTGGTTTCTTTGAAAGACAATTTAATAATGCTGGAGAAGTTGCAAAACAAACATTTAATAAAGACTTTACATATGAAGCCGTTAAAAAGTCATTAGGTAGAAAATATAACTTAACATATGCAATTAGGCAATATAGATTAGATCGTATGAAAGATCCAAAGATAATTGGTTATGAAGACTGGTACCTTGGTGCTGTTAATGATGATAACTTTTTCTTTGGTGGATCAATTTTACAGGCGCAAGATTTATATTACCAGAATATATAAAACAATAAATGATAAAACATGGCAGGATTTACAAATAGAAGAGGTCCTCTTACAGACTCCAATCCAGTAAGAAAGATTCTAAAAGATCTTTCTAACCTTGGGATGGCATATGATGATATGATCATTCGTAATTCCAGAGCAATCGGTTTTACCGAAAATGCAATGGGTTATACAATGAATCCAATGGGATCCGATGCAGATGATATGTATGCTGCATTTGCTGCCTTATCATTAACCGATACGAGTCTTAAAAAGAACATCTCATTCTTTGATAGAGATTATGAAAAGAAGAGAGATCAATTAAGAACCTTTGCGGTACAAGATGAAATTGAAGATATCCTTGATGTAGTTACCGATGAGGCAATAGTATTTGATAAGAGTAACTATTTTGCTTATGCAGAATTTAACGGAGAAATAAGTAATTCTATTGAAGAAGAAATTGGAGATATCTATAATAACATTTACAATTATTTTGGGTTTAATGATGCTATCCAACCTTGGAACTATTTTAGAAAATGGTTGGTTGATGGATATCTTGCATTTGAAATTGTTTATAATGATAAGCAAACCGAAATCATAGGCTTTAAAGAACTAGATCCTATTTCTTTAATGCCAGGTTTAGATACTGAAACTGGAAAGAAAATGTGGGTTCAGTATAAAGGTGGCGGATCTAAGGAAAGAAAGCTTTGGGATTCTCAAATTCTTTATCTTTCATATTCACAAGTTAATTCACCACAGAGAATCTCTTATGTTGAGAGACTTATCCGCTCTTTTAACCTTTTAAGAATTATGGAAACTACCAGAATTATCTGGGCTGTTTCTAATGCTTCGTTTAAGACACAGTTTATTATTCCGGTCGGTGGAAAATCTAAAACGAGGGCAAAACAATCCCTTGCCCAATTAATGAATTCTTATCGTGAAGTAGTAGACTTCAATTATGAAAGTGGAGAAATTCAAACAAACGGAAAACCAATGATGCCTTTTAATAAGGAATACTGGTTACCTTCTAAAGATGGCGAACAACCTGAGATTAGTACAATCGGAGGAGATGGTCCTGATTTAGGAGACACCGAATCATTAAAATACTTTGCTGATAAACTTAAACTTGCCTCAAAAATTCCATTCTCACGTTTCGATAAAGAAGGTGGTAATACCTACGATATGGATGCAAGTGGTATGTTAAGAGATGAAATTAAGTTTTCTAAATTTATTGATCGCTTAAGATCAATTTTCCAGGAAATCTTAATCAAACCTGTTTATCTTCAAATGTGTCTTAACCATCCAGAACTTAAAAATGATATTGCATTTAAGGCTGGATTGGCATTAAGGTATATGAAGGACAACGTATTTGAAGAAATGAAAGAAATGGAACTTCAAACCAAGAGAGTAGACTTTATTGGTAATATGAAGACCCAATTAAGTATAATGGATGAAAATATGACCGAAATACCGTATTTTGACTTAGGATGGTTAATTAAGAGGTATGGAGGATTTACACAAGATGACCTTAAAGCCAATCAACGTGCTAAGGATAGATCTGATCTAAAGGCCCAAGGTTACACTGAGGAAGATATTGAAAAGATTCTTTTAGGCGCCGATAAGAAACTTTTTAAGCCAGAAAAGCCTGCAGGCGGTATTGAAGAAGATCCATTGGCGGGTTTAGGATAAAAACTTTATAAGTTGATAATATATAAATCAAATAACAAGTAGAAGATGTCAGGAAAAAAACTATTAATTCTTGAGAGATCACAGTCTAATTTATCATTTAAGACAGATGATGATGGCGCCGTCGTATTAGAAGGCGTTTTTACTGAGTTCGGTGTTCGTAATAAGAATAACAGAATTTATGAGGAAAAGGAAGTTTTACCTCATATTAATGAACTCCAAGAAAAGGTAAAGACAAACAAACTTTTAGGTGAATTAGACCACCCAAAAGATTTTGATATTAGTCTCTCTAACGTATCCCATGTAATAGAATCTTTAAAGTACGATTCCGAAAACAAACAAGTTGTTGGAAGAGTTCGTTTATTAAATACTACAAAGGGTAAAGAAGCACAGGCTTTAATTAAGGACGGTATTCCTCTTCATATTTCAAGTCGTGCCGCTGGAACTGTTGATGAAAACGGTAAAGTAAAGATTAAGAAGTTTTTTACATATGACCTAGTTGCAGATCCTGGATTTGAAAATGCAGAATTATCAAGGGTTAACGAATCTTACGGATTTGATGCCGACCCTACTTTATTCATTTATGAAATGGAAGAAACTAAAAATACAGAAGATAAAAAAGAACCAACAATGGAAAATCAAAATTTTGTAACCGTTGAGGATTTTCAAAAATACACCGAATATGTTCAAGGCGTATTAAATAATGTAAAAGAATCCGCAAATTCAGACAATACTGAAATCGTTGAAAAACTTATTAAGTACAGTGAACATATTGGAGAAAAGGTAAATCAGTTAAGCGATTATGCCGAGTATCTTTCTGAAAACCTTGATAAGAGTATTTCTTATTCTGACTATCTAGCTGAAAATGTAGATAAGATTAAGAATTATACGACATACCTTGCTGAAGAATTGGATAACTCAATTCAATATGCTGAACATGTTGCTGAAAAAGCTGATAAGGGAATTCAATATGCAAACTATTTAGGAGAGAACCTTGAAAAAGGAATTGAGTATTCCGAATATGTTGCTGAAAAGGTTGATCAAAACATTGCATACTCTGAACACCTTGCTGAAGGTTTAAGAAAGAGTATTAAATATGCTGAATACATTGCAGAAAATGTAAACACGGTTGAAGGTTCTGCTATTAATGAATCCGAAGTATCTGAAGAAGCTACTTGTGAAAAATGCGGTGAAGTTCATGAAGGATCTTGTGGATCTAAGAATGAAGAAAAAGAATCCGATAAGAAAGAATATAAAGATTCAATAGAAGAAGCCTTAAATAAATTAATTGCAAAGGCTGAAGCCAAAACTAAGGTTGTTACTGAAATGCATTTTATGAACTTCCTTTCTGAATCTAAGAAAAATGAATTTAATTCACTTTCTGAAGAAAAGCAGAAAATGATTGTTGAATCAATGAATGCTAAACCAATTATGTCAACTGTTCAGGCTGAAAATATATGGGAATCTTCATTTATTGAAAAGAAGAGAGAATTGAATTTTATTGCTGATATGCCTGAGAAATTCTCTGCTAAATGGGAAGCTTTATCAGAATCTCGTAAGAATCAAATTATTGCAGAATCTAAGTTCTATACCTTAACTACTCCTTACGCCATTAATAACTTCTGGGGAACCAGAGATCTAAGACCATCTCAAATGGAATTAGAACAAATTAATGAAAGTAAAACAGCTGCTGAGGCCGCTGCACCTAAGGAGCCTTTAGTAAATGAATCTTTTGCTAATGACCTAGTTAATAGAGTAAAATTCAACTTAGGACGATAATATATAAAAAATATAATCTAATAGCTAAGAAGCAAAGAGCTACAGATTGATTAATAAAAACAAATAAAAAAACAAAAAACAAAATGTACGCAAATCATTTAATTAATGAGGCTGAAGTACAAAAGACGTGGGCACCTATCATTGAGGAGGCTACTGGTATCACTGAGAAGTCTAAGTTATCTTGGATGTCTAAGTATTGCCATTACCATAACCTTAATGAAAGTGTTTACAATACTGTACACCTCAATCCAAACATGAACGTTCAATCAATGGGCGCTCCTACTTTCCCTGGAGATCCTACTACATTGAACGCTTTCTATTCTCAGGCCCCAGGTTCTGGTGATAGACCATTCTCTTTGTTGCCACTTGCTATGCAAGTAGCTGCTCAGACTGTAGGTCTTGATCTTGTACCTGTAGTTCCTATGCAAGGTCCTATGGGAGTTCTTACTTACCTAGACTTTGTATATGGTGGTGGTCGTGTAACTACTGCTGGTGGTATTAACGGTAACTCTGCTCCTTTAATGATCAAAGTTCCTTTAACTATCGCTACTGGTGGTGACTTAGCAGTTAACGATCTTCTTTACGTTGGTACTGGTAGCTTCGGTGCATACGAATTAACTTTCGTTGGTAAGTCTCGTATCGATGGTTATCCTATTTTCCGCGTAAGAGGTAAAGGAACTGACCAAGCTCAAGGTGCTGATCCTTTTGCACAAGGTGAAGAAGGTTATCAGCCAATCTATACTGCAATCACTGCAGCTACTGATGGTTATTCTGATGATCCTCTAACTGTAGTTCGTGTTAACTTTGACGGAGCTCCTGAATTAGTTAAAGCTTTAGAAGACCACATCGTTGGTTTCTCTGGTAATGCATTCGCTGAGAACAACCCTGCTACAGGTGTTCCTTCTTTCGCTGAATCTATTAACAGTACTGATCCTTATCAAAGAGGAGATGGAGAATCTACTCCAGATAACATCATGGGTCTATCATTGTTCAACAAATCAGTTGCCGCTAAAACTTATCAAGTTGCTGCCGCTGTAACTCGCGAACAAGTACAAGATCTTAAGCAATTCGGTATCGATGCAGTTGCTCAAGTAGAAGCTGTATTGGTTAATGAATTAACTCAATCTATCAACAAGTATATCTTGGATAGAATCTTCAAGAATGGCGTAACTAACGCTTACCAAGTATCTCAAGTAGACGCTACTGTTCTTTCAGCTGCATTTACTACTGGTGCTACCGGTGCTGTTACTATTCCTCTTGGAACTGACAATACTGGCGTTAACCGCTCTGTAACTGTTACTTCTGTATCAGTTGGTGGTGGTGGCGAAACTCAAGGTACATTGCAACGTAGAATCCTTACTAAGGTTCTTGCTGCTTCTAACTTGATCGCTACTCGTGGCCGTAGAGGACCTGCTACTTTCGCTGTAACTGGCGGTAAGATGGCATCTGCTCTTCAGGACATCGCTGGATTCGTTGCTTATCCTCTTTCTAACACAGTTAACCAAGCTGGTGGTTCTCTTTACCCAATCGGAGCTATCGCAGGTGTTACTGTTTATGTAGATCCAAACAGAGACTTTAACGATGTTAAGATCGCTGTAGGTCGTAAAGGTGATGGTAACTCTCCTGGTTTAGTATTCATGCCTTACTTAATGGCTGAATCTGTTGAGACAATCGCAGAAGGAACTATGGCTCCTAAAATCGCGGTTAAATCTAGATTCGACTTAGTAGACGCTGGATTCCACCCACAAACTATGTACTATGTATTGAACTTCAACTTCAACGGAGTTGATATTATCTAATCAATAGTAATCATACTGTTTGAAAAGGTCCGCTTCGGCGGACCTTTTTTTTTTCTTAATATATAAAACAAAAATAACAATATGTCACAAGGAGTTTACCGCGCAGCTGTTCTTTATAATTTTAGCCAAGATAAATACATTGCAATAGATCCTGGCACCATTGGTGGTGATCCTTCGGCGGTTACTTGGACATGGGTTACGAATCCTAATGGTGCTACTAAATGGGTTAACATCGTGGAACTTCAATACTATTTAACTGATACACCTATTGGTGATCCTACTATAAATGCATACCCTTGGGAAATCCAATGGCTATACTTTGCAGCATAATCCTCTTTAAAATTTTTACTCCTAAAAGATATATAAAAATAAAAATTAGATTATGGCAGTAAATAGAGCAGCCGTTATAAAAGCAAAAGACGCTGGAAGATGGCTTAAAGTAGACAATACCGTATTAGGTGTTAGGGGTGATACTGTTGAAATTGCTGATAACGCAACAAGATACACAAATCTTAATACACTCGATGCACAGATACCTTCTACATACTGGTATCCTAACCAATGGGGTGATGAATCAAAGACACTTTTTGATGCAGCAAATGGATATGAAATTAAGGATAAGTTCTTTTCTGATCCGGTTGGATCTACTTCATTTGGGGCTGCACCCACACCGAATGTTGCAGGTGGTGCAAAATCATCAAATACATTAGATAGAACAGCTATCCTATATTCATTTGATCTAGGCGCCTACATTTATGTGATAAATCCTGGTGCTGCTCCAGCATCCTGGGAAGTTTACCTTGTTTCTAATGAAAATCAGGCAACTAGGTTTGATGATCTTCTTGATGTAGCTACATGGTTAAATGCCACATCTTATGGCAATGTCCCTTTTGGTTATGGTATTCAACAATATACATTTACTAAAGCACCACAAACCCCATTTTATTCTATAGGTAACTGGCCTACTACTGCAACCAAAACAATTGTTAGATCATATGTTCCATACTCTAATCAGGAAGGCGCATATCTTCGTGTTGAGGATACCGGTGTTCCTATTCCTAATATGACATTATCTTATGTTCCAAATGCATGGGAAGGCACTAGATTTGTAAACACTAATGACATTAAAGCCATTATAGATGGAAGACCTGATTTCTTTGGCACAACCACTAAAGCAGGTTGGGAACTCCCACAGTTTTTCTTTACTCAGACCGTAAAAACACCTAGCGATAGTAATTTTAAGCAATTCTTTGACGGTTCGAATCCTTGTGGGGTAACTGATAATAGATACGGAAGTACCCTTGACTGGTTTAATGCATTAGCACAACAATACTGCTTTGACTTTCAAGCATTCTATTCCACTATAGTTGATGGTATATTCCAGGACTCTAGCGTTTGGGTTGATTATAAATGTTTTCTTAACTGGTGGGATGCTCAAGATCATGCTGCATTCCAAGACTGGTTATACAATGACATCTGGTCACCAGTTATGTGTTAATAATCGTAAAATTAAATACTCTAAAGGTTCGCTTCGGCGAACCTTTTTTTTGCTCTAGACCCTGGAATATATAAATTACTAAAAAAATAATAAGAAATGAAAGAACTTGTCAATTTTGAACATTTTAGAATAATTAAGGAAGCTGAGACTAGATTAGAGGCTCATCTTGACCGCGTGGTTGAACAGGCTATTAATGAAGCTGCGCCTAAACCTGCACAAACTAGAGCAGGTGCCCTTTTTCAAAATCCTGTTAAATTTTTAAAGATTAAGAACAATGCAAAGAAGTACCAACAAGCATTGGTACAAAAGGCTCTTAATAATGTAGACTATGAAAAGAAAATACAGGCATCTGGTGGAGAAGTAGATGCAGATAAAAAGGAGGTTCTTAGACAGGCTAATGCTGCAAAGAACCAGGCACTTACCGATAAGGCCAGCGCTATTTCTGACCGTATGACTACTCTTGCAACGAGTCCAGGTTTACAGGCCGTTAAATCTCTTGCTATGTCAAAGGCTAAAGTTGCCGCTGCTGAAACTGCTCTTAAAGCTGCTGATGCCGAAGAAACTAAACAACTTAAGATCCAAATAAAGAAACTTAATGCACAAGCTGCTAAGGCAGAGCAAGATATTAAGGATTATGAAAAGGCCGAAGAACCTAAAGCAGAAGAACCACAGGCTCAAGAGCAACCACAGCAGCAAGAAATGCCTAAAGTAAAGGATAATAAACCTGCAGCTGAGACTAAGCCCGAAGGAGAGACTAAGCCCGAAGGCGAGGATAATACTGAAAAGATAAACGTTATAGATTCTAAGATCAATAAATTAAAGGCAGATAAACAGTCTAAAGAAGATTCGCTTGGATCTAAAAAACACCCTGATGTTTTAGCTATTGAAAGACAGATTAAAGCAGAAGAATTAGAAAAAGCAAAATTAGGAGGTAATTCTGATGACATTGCCGCTGCACAATCTGCTCTTAATGTTGCACAGGATGATCTAAAGGCTGCTGTTGCAACCGAGGAGGATCCTCTTGATAAAGAAATAGCAGATCAGGAAGATAAGATAGCTGCAATTAAGAATAAAGCAAAGGATAAAAATAGTCCTCTTGCAAGTCCTGAAGTTTTAGCAAAGGCTCTTGAACCAGAAGAAAATAAACTAAAGGATCTTAAAGATAAGAAGGCAGGTAAAAATGAATCTGCTGGTTATATTGGTGAATCTTTTACTGATAAATTTAGAAGATTAAGTAAAAATGTAAATGTATAAAGTTCGTAAAATAAACTTTGGATGGTATAGAAGGCGGCATGGTATTCTTTTGGAGAACCTGCCGCCTTCAAAGCAACGATTTATGGCAGAGAATGACTACCTTAAGTGGTTAGATCCAGACCCGCAAACATATGAAATCATTTTTAAGGTTGAGGATATGAATGACCATGAAAAGAATCCTAATAAGATTCTTTGGAATCCCTTTAGAGAAACCTTTACCACAATAAAGGAAGTAGAATCAGACTCAAATGTTATAGACTGGAACTGTGCAATCTGTTCTGTAGAGATTAAGGCAAGAATGGATTCAAAGAAGATTGAAAACTTTGTATGTAGCAAATGTTCTGAGGCTCATAACTCACGGAATAAAAGGGTTGATCAACGAGTAATAGATTCATCTGTTAACTTTACTAAACACTGTAAATCTCTTCTAAAAGGTGAACAAAGGGAGTTTATCACACATATTAGAAGATCATTTAAAAGTTAAAGCTTTTTCTAATGTAATCTTAGGCCAGGTATTTAATAAACTATTTGGAGATGCATTATAGACTTCAATTCCTTTTGTCTTAAGTAGATCTGCAAGTATCTTAAATCCTGGGATAAATTGATCCCTGTAAATATTATCACCTGTTACCGGAACTGGATATCCATCATGATGATGTCCTCTTTTACCATCATTACCCATATCATATCCTAAAAGAATAATTCGTTTTGCTCCTAAATGGTATGCAAGATTAATAGCAGCATATCCGCTATTATTACCATGTGATAGCGTATCTTTGGCTTCTTCTAAACCAAACTTATTACCTTTTCTTAAAATCTTAATGTCGCCTATATATGATGGGTGATCTCGTATTGTATATTTAGGGCCTTTGAAATTATCAATGTCGGCTTTCATCCAGGAATAAACCCTAGAATCTGTCCAATAAAGAACATTTGCTTGAGGAAACGAAAGTAGTGATTTATTGATTGCAATGGTTTTCTTACCATAAAGACCAGACCAATTAAAATCTTGAAGAGATGGCCCACCCCCTATAATGAAAACGGTTTCACCTAACCAAATAGGTTCAATTTTACTTATTGGTCTTTTTGTTACTTCAGCCGATGTTGTAATACTAAGATTTCTTCGCTGTATTGTTGGTATATTATCATTAGCAACAACTACTCTTCCTAACCTATTACTAGATTGCCCTTTCTTAATTACAGTTGGAGGTAATCCCTTATTCTCTTTTATGACAGGAACTCTTCTGTCATTACCAAGTAATTTTCTTACTCTTCTCATTGATGTCTTATATGATTTTTTTATTTATCCTTAGTAAAACTATCACTCAGGTTTGCATATAAAAATAAACAATAGTATCTTAATTATGAGAAATGTACAGAATATTCTTTTAACTGAAAAGTACCGGCCACAAAACTTAGATGATCTTATTACACCTAAACGAGTAGGTGATAAATTATCAAAGGGTGTTTATCAACATCTTCTTTTACATGGTAGTCCAGGTACAGGTAAAACATCCGCTGCTAAAGCATTGGTTAAACATTTTAAGCATCCATATCTTTATATTAATGCATCAACAGATACCTCGGTTGATATTGTTAGAAATCGTATTACTGACTTCTGCGCAAACCGTTCCATTATGGATGAACCTGGTAAACTTAAGGTTATTATCCTAGATGAGATTGATGGTGTATCTGATCAATTTTTTAAAGCCCTTCGTGCAACAATGGATCAATTTGCATCCAATGCCAGATTTATTGCAACATGTAATTACATTAATAAGGTTCCAGATCCAATTCAATCAAGATTTGAAATGATTGATTTTGATTTTACGAAGGAGGAGGAAATGGAAATTATGAAAGGTTACATAATGAGAATTTTACAAATCTGTAAAGAAGAAGGAATTGGAATTGATAAACATGCAGCTGTTGAATTGGTAAAAAGAAAATTTCCGGATCTTCGTAATATGCTTAATCAACTTCAAGGGTTTAAATCCCAAGGTAAGGAAACTATTACTGTTGAAGATATTAAGAAGTTTAGTTCGGTTTACAAAGATGTTTATGATCTTATTATTGATAACACTGACCCGGTAAAAAATTACCAATATATGTTATCAAATTATGCAAACCGAGTAGATGATGTACTCTCTTCCTTAGGCGCTGAATTTATTGAATACATACAACAGGAAAGACCTTCTTATATTCAATTCATACCGCAAACAATTGTAACGGTTTCAAAGTATCAATCGCAAAGACAACTTGTAATTGATCCTGCTGTATCAATGCTCGCTTGTATTTATGAATTGCAATCAATATTAAATGGTGCATAATATGTCAGATAATTTACTAAATGAATTAATTAAGAGATATCCTAATCATTTTGCATTAGGTGAAGCAGTAAAAAGATTTTGGGAGTTTAAGAGAGAAAGATCTAATCAATCACAAGAACAGATTGAAAAAGAATTCCTTATTATAAACTTTCAGTTTAATTCTTGACCTGTTATATTTTAATAAATTACAAAAATAGATGAAAAAAACAGGTAGACACACACTAGTTGTGGATGGAAATTATTTTCTATTCAGAACATTATATGTCTTGCCTCGTCTAGGTAAGTCTAAAGAATTACTAGGTTCTTCTGAAGAGTCTCAATCCTTTATGGCAAAACTCGCAACTGATTTTGCATACCAGGTTAGATTATTTGAAGGTCTTATTGATAAAATTGTATGGACGGTAGATTCTCGTTCATGGCGTAAGGACTTTTACCCAGAGGCAGATTATAAAGGAAATCGTAAACAAGATTCCACTATTAACTGGGAAAACTTTTCTAAAGTATCAGAAGACTTTATTGGTCTCTTGGTTCGTCAGGGTGTAATTGTTTCAAAAATTGATGGAGCCGAAGGTGACGATTTAATGTATGCATGGAATACTGAATCTTTAGCCAATAACAAATCAGTAATTATGTTTACTGGTGACCGTGATATTGTTCAATTAGTTTGTAAAAATAATGATACTCATACTATCCTATTTTCACCGGCTCATAAGAAACTCTATACCTATCAAGGCTTCTCTGAATGGATGAATACTGAAGAACAAGAAACATCAACAGATATCTTTGATCTTATGAAGGTTTCAGTTTCACCAGAAAATCAAGCAAAGAAGCTATTACAAACTTTGGTAAAAAAGAAAAAGGTTGATATCATAGAGGTTGACCCCGAAGAGTTTCGTTTTAGAAAAGTTCTTACCGGTGATGCTGGTGATAATGTTACTCCTGCATATTGGTATGTATCTAAAGATCGCCGTTATGGAATCAGCGAAAAGAAGGCAGAAGAAATTGTTTCTGAATTCAAACAGAAGCATGGCGTCCTTTCTCATATGTATCTTTATAATGATGAGTTGGTAACTGACCTTGCCAATATCATTATTCGTGTTATGAAGGCTAAACATATGACCAGGGAACAGATCATTGCCAATATTAAATCAAACGTAAACTTAATGGTTCTTTCTGCCGAATCTATCCCAGAGGGTATCCTAGACGAAATGTTTCGCTCTATTGAGTCTAAGATTAGTTTAAATACTTTAAAGATTAATGGTGTTTCTTCAATGAAATCAATTTTAGAAAATAGCCCATATAAGACAGAAGATACCTCAATAGCAGTTTCATCTAAGATCTTTAAAGATGATGAAGATGACTCTGATTTTTCTTTCATATCAGATCGTAAACAAAAGGGAAAAATATTTTAATATGACGTCAAGAATGCAAAAAAGAGTAGATGATGCGATGATGGAATGTTATCGTCGTCTTTTTAGAGAATCAACTCCTAGTGGCAATTTTGACTATTTAGTTGAAACTGCTTCTTTAAATGACAGAGGTCAAAAAGAGATACCTTTTTTAGATTATGAATTAGAAGAAAGTAAATGGGAACCTATTTTTAAAGAAATTTATAAAGAATATAAGATCCCTAAATATCTTAGACAATCATTTAGAATATCTATTGTTTTAGGATGTTCCCCTAAAACAAAAATGAACTGTTAAAGTATAATAAAAAAGGAGTATGCAATTATTTGACTACATAAAGGTTTTATTTGGTAAAGACGCACAATGGGATAAAGTTTCTAGTTATGATAAGTCTCGTAATTCTTTTATGACCAATCGTTTTATGAGTATTAAATTTCCTATCCAGGCAAATCTGTTTAATACTCTTAAAATTGATCCAGTAGGACAGGCAGAAGCATGGAGAATGGTTGCTTCAAAGTTTAATAAAGTTCCAGGTTTTATTTACACAAAGGTAAAGAAACAAGAAAAAGAAAAGCAATGGTCACCAGATCCAAAGGCCGTTGAACTTTATATGAAATTTAATGAAATTGGTCATAGAGAGTTTAAAGAATGCCTAAAATATAACCCATCAGAAGTCCGAACCGCGATAGATATATTAGAAAAACAGATGGGAAATGATGCTAATAGACAATAAGTTTGAGTTAGGTATTCCAACTCACATTTACTTTACTCTTTATAAGTTTGATCTCATTGATAGTATTATCATATCAAGAGTCATAAAAGAGTGTAAAAACTGGAATGAATCCGGTGATGAAAATCTTTTCACCGTTGATGTAGAATCTTTTAAGTCTGCTATTAGAGGTAATAAAAGACTGGATCATGAGATCACAAAAGCCGAGGTAGATGGTCTTGCTGCAATGCCTGGTAATAAACCTAATTCGGTTACCTTTCTTTGGTCAATTATAGAAAGGCTAGAAAATCTAGAGTGGATGACATTTAGTATTTCTTATGATAAAAAATTCTCAAGAGTTGTTAAGATTGAGAATAAGGAAATTATGAGCTTTTATTTTAAGATAGAAGAAGGTATTTTTGACTTAACTCAAGTATTCCAAAGAAGCCAACTCGATATTATTAATAAAAAGATTATTGAGTACAAAATAATGCCTAACAAGTATTTAGAAAGATCTTCATATTTTTATATGAAAGCTTCACTTTTATTTGAAATTTTAGGCCAACTTGAAATTGATGGTACTCTTGGAACATTTGATCTTCTTGATCATATTGATCAAAAACTAGAAGAAGATGATCCTACCCTTTTGGTTAAGACAGACTATACTCCTTATTAAGGAATATATAAACAAAAAGGTCTTATGAAAAGTTTTTTAAGGAGATGTTGCGAATCTAAGCGTGAATGCGTAACATATCTTGTGGTACTTTTATGGTTAGCTGTAGGTATTACTGCAACATATTTTGAAACCGATTTTACTGCTTTGGCTGCATATTTTGTTTCTTTAACAGGTTTCGTTGCTTCATATATATTTGGTGAAAGCGTTCGTAGAAGTAAAAATTCTTCAATATTTTTGCCAGGCCCTAACAGTAGAAGAGAAGTAATGATGTACATTACAATTGGATTATGGCTAGCCGTAGGTTTATGGGTAATCGTAAATGGTTCAGATCTTATTGGAGTAAGCGCATATTTTGCAGCATTAACACCGTTTGTAGGTTCATATATTTTAGGTGAAACTTTCAAAAAGGAAGTGGTTGAAGTTGAAGAAATAGAACAACAAATAAATTCTTAATACATGGCCGTTATAGGAACAACAACAAATGAAAATGGCGATGCTATTTTAATAAGTCTTCAAGAGCCTTACAAGAATGTTGTTGAGGTATTAAGTTATAGTGATCAAACCGAAGGTGAATCTACATCAGTTTATTTTAGTAAATCTTTTAGATGGGGTATTGATGGAGTTACCTATTCTGATTGGATCTCATTAACTAATGCGAATCTAGACGGTTTGTTACTCAATCCGATTAATCCATTTTGGGTGCAGTATAAGTATGAACAGGTGGGCGATGGCACACTAGAATTTAAGTCTATATCACTCGAAATAGTTACAGATGGTGGAATGATTTGTAAAATTCCACAAATTAATTGTTGTGATAGCGGTTCATTATCAGGTGCGCAAAACCTTGTTATTGATTGCTGTGGTTCATCCTGGAACCCGTATGATTTGTCCAGGGCATCACAGATGTATAACCAACTTTCTGCTGTTGCATCAAATTTATTTGGTTTTTGTGTTAAGTACTTTAAGACTGCTGCAGATCAAAGAAGTAAAGATGTTATCCTAAAAGAATATTCTTTATTTAATGTTATCTCAACTGCAGAAGTTAAGATAATGTTTCCTGATAACCAATTACCAACAAGGGACATTCAGTATAATCCTCTTATGATGGATTTTCCTGTACAGTTTGAGGTGCATATTGTTAAATCAGCATTTGAACAAGTATTTGGTGTTGGTGCAAGACCACAGATGAGAGACTATTTGTATTTTGAACAATATATGAACAGAATGTATGAAGTTGATGCTGTTACTGAAGCGGATGACTTTTTATATACCGGATCATATTGGAGAGTAAGTCTTGTACCTTATCAACAAAGAACGGCTGTTCTCTATCCTAATAAAAACATTGAAGCTGAAAAGAATGCATTGGTAAGTGACCTTGAATCTAAGTTTGGTGAAGAGGCTAATAAAGAATACGATGATGTAAGAAAGCCTAATCAATATAACACTATAGGTACTTTATCAAATGATTATGTTAGAAGAATACTTGATAAGAGACTTTTAATTAAAGAGGAGAATGTTTATAATAACTGGACTATTATTTCCAAATATCACTATCAGTTGTCCTCAATGGAAACAGGCATAGAAGGTGTTGAGTACAGATATAATAAAGGATGGAAAGAAACCGATGATAGAGCATTTACTTTTTGGGTAAGACCAAAATACACAAATCCTATTGGGATAAATGTGGCAATCACAGGCATAACTAATAGCGGAGGAAAGGTAAAACTTAATACTTCAGGTTTACCTACCCTGTCACAAACCCTCTCTGTTGGAAATTGGGTTAAGGTTGCTGGTACCGCATCATATAACGGTATTCATAAAATAACCGCAATAGGATCTACTAGTATTAATATTGATGTAGACTATATTGATAATACATTCCAAGGTACTCCTAGATTTAACAGAGAGGCAAGTAATACCTTTATGGTTTATGAAACGTCTCTTTTACCACCTGCTCAACTTGTAGAATTCACATACACACCAAATTGGTTTATAGTAAAGTTGGATGGTAACTATTTTAAGTATAATTTACAATCACAAGGTCTATCTCTTATTGAGAATAATTGGTATGCATTCGTAATTAATCTTAATTCTATTGCAAAACAATTAAGCCTGTTTGGATATGAAACTCTTGATAAAACAGGTGCAATTAATCCAAAAAATAGCGCTCAATTAACAAAGATATTTTCTGAGACCAAATTGTATACACCGATTGAAATACCAGATTTTAATTCATGGAAACTATTAGGGTGTAAAACAGACCTAACTAACCTTCGTATTTGGAGTAAACCTATTGAAGAAGAATTACAGGAATTGATATTATCACAATATGTAGTAAAAGATACTCATTTAACTTTACTACTGGATAATGCTGCACCACAACTATTACTACAGAAAGAAACCAATCCTAGATAAGCTAGAATATATAATCTAAATTAAGGATTAATGAAAGAAGATTCTAAACATAAATTTAGAGATAGCCTTGGAGACTTATTAAATGATTTACCTGATGAGGTACCTGGTTTAGAAGATACCCCACAATTACCAAAGGTTAGAGCAGAAGGAACACAAGCTGTTGCATTACAAACCGCAAAGAATAAGGCCCAGCGGGTTATGAATAATCTTCTTAAGTTCTATTTAAGTGAAGAGATTATTGAGGAGCATGAATACATTAAGGTTAAAGCAGAGCTAGATGAATATGCATTAGGTATGCTTATTCGCCAAATGCAAAATAGTGAAACTGCAATTTCAACATTAATGGATACTATTAATGAAGGTGACGTTTCGCCTAGAATGTTTGAAGTACTTAGCGACCTACAGAGAACACTTTTAGATATCATTAAAAGTCAAACCATGTATATGGTTGCAATTGAAGAGAATGCTAAAAAGCTTTCCAGGGATATTGATGTTTATCATGGGGGTGCTAATACTGATACTGCTCAAAAGAAATCCGGTAACACTGGTGTTAAGGCAAGAGGAACTAAGGATCTTATGAGAGCCTTACAAGATAGTATTAACGAAGAAGATATACAAGATGTCGATGCAGATCAAACTGAAGAATAACTATGTTCTTACAAAAGAGATCATAGAAGAAAAAGTAACCGAAGGTGGAATTATACTTCCAACCGAAAAGTATAATCGTAAATGTATTGTAATTAAGTCCTCATCCGAAGATGTTAGAGATGGGCATACAATCATAAAAACAATTGGTAAGGGTACGATTTTTAATATAGACGGAGAAGAATACGAAGCTCTACATGAAAATCATATCTTAGCTATAATAGAAGAAGATGGCACAGAAACCTAGAGCAGAAAGCGCAGGATTTGAGTTTAAGATTGGCGCTGCAGAAGAATCCTTTTCATGGACATCAGAAAAGGTTGAACAACTTATGCTTGCATTAGAGGAAGGGTATAAACCTAAAGCAACTCCTTTCTATGAAGGTAATTCTAATCTTAGGAAGGGAAACATAGTTTTTAATTATACACCGCATGAGATTAGAGAAATAAAGAAATGCGCAACTGATATTGTTTATTTTGCAAATACTTATTGTACCGTAATGACCGATCATGGTCTTCAGACAATTAAGTTAAGAGGATATCAGGAAGAGATGTTAAGACAATTTCAAAAGGAAAGATTTAATTGTTGTTTAGCATCTCGTCAGATTGGTAAAACAATTTGCTCATCAATTTTTATTGCATGGTACTCTTTATTTAATTTTGATAAGAATTCTCTTGTACTTTCAAACAAAGGGGCTACCACTCGTGAAATTATTGATAAAGGAAAAACGATTCTTGAACACTTACCGTTTTTCTTAAAGCCTGGTGTTATTAAATGGGATGTATTTAATTCCAAGTTTGATAATGGCTGTCGTATTATTGGTCAAACCACTACAAAGAAAGCCGCAATTGGTTTTACAATTCACTTACTGTTTATGGATGAGTTCGCTCACATCCCACAGAACTTCGTGGAAACATTTTATGAAAACGTTTATCCTACTGTATCTGCTTCTTCAAATTCAAAGGTAATTATTACAAGTACACCGAACGGATTTAATAAGTTTTATGATATTTACTCATCTGCAGAAAAAGGATTAAATGAATATTCACCGTTTAGGGTTGACTGGTGGGATGTTCCTGGTAGAGACGAGGCATGGATGAGGCAAGAAGTTGCTAACCTTGGTTCAGAGGAGGCTTTTAATAGACAATACGGAAATCAGTTTATAGCAAGTTCTTCTCTCTTATTAGGCGCAGATAGTCTTAAAAAGCTTCAACAAAACCAAAAAGAATTTATTCATAAAGAGATTCCTGAATTTGAGGATGAGAACATTGAGTATGCAGGCTTATTATGGGATCCTGATTTTAATCTTGATGAAATTGAAGAAGATACAAATTATTGGGTCTTTTCAATTGATATTGCAGAAGGAAATGGTGGTGACTATTCAATTATAAATATCTTTAAGATTGAAATCATGGATGAGCAGGACTGGAAAAAGATAACCTCGCCTGGGTCGTTTGTAGACTTTTTTAGACTTAGACAAATAGGAAGATTTAGAAGTAATGAACATACTATAGAAGAATTTGCAAAAGCTGTTTATATTTTATCATTTGATATGTTTCATTCAGAAAACGTAAAACTAATAATCGAGTGGAATATGTTTGGCGGTGAATTAATTAAGAGACTGGAAACTGTCTTTCCACAGAGAAATGAATTTGATGAAGAAATGGTTGTTAAGTTTAAACATCGTATTGATGCAAGAACTAAAAACTTTGGTCTTAAAATCAAAAAAGATAATAAACCTATCTTTTGTCAAAACTTTAAGAAATATATAACCCAGAATAGAATTGTAATTAAAGATAAGAAAACTGTGTATGAAGCCTCTACGTTTGGAAAGATGCCTAATGGAACATATGCAGGACAATTAGGTCATGACGATCTTATAATGACCAGCATAAATAGTTCAGAATTTTTCTTTACTTTAGACTTTTCCGACTTTGTTGAAGAGATTTATGATACCGTAGAAGAATCTCTACAAACTAAGATTGATGAGATCTTAGAAAAGGATTCTAAGGGAGGAAATCTCAATTACGATATTTATGATCTTGTGTAGAAAAGTGGCTATGCCGTGGATATATAAAAAAAGCAATAAAAAAAATATAATACAAGATGGCACTAGATCCAAGAATCGCTTCTCTTAAAGCCGCAGGTACATACCGCTTCGAATTTGATAAGAGTCAAGTTGTTAGCATTCCTGCAAACCAAACAAGATTAATTGTTGGTTTTTCTAAGAAAGGTCCTTTTAATACCCCAGTTTTTGTACCGGATACTGCATTTTTTAAGCAAGTATTTGGAGATATTGACAGAAACCTCGAAAGAAAGGATTCATACTTTCATAGAAGCTGCTTAGCTGCATTAGAAAGAGGACCAATTTTAGCCCTTAACCTTTTAGCATTAGACTCAAACGACGATGTAGACTACATTAAGTTAGGTACTGCTGCTACACCGGAAGCTCAAAATAATGCAGGTGCTTCTGGAGAATATCAAAAATTTTACAACAGGGATAAATTCTTTTTCCCTGATAGTGATGCATTCCTAGATAACGTTGGAGCAAACAGAAATGTATTAAGCTCTCTAACTACTAATGATCTTTTAGATTTTGTTAACTTAGGTCAAAATCCAATATCAATAATTGTTAGAAAAGCTGCAAACGATAATGTTGCAAGCTTTAATGTTACTGTTGAAGAATGGTACGGAACTGCAAATGTTCCTGGTTTCTTAGATAAAGACAGTTTAATCTCTGACTTTATGGTAGATGTATTTGTCATTGAAGGTAACTTTGGTGGAAACTTCGGTTCTGCTACACCTTATGACAGATTTACTGCCGATCCTACATTCCAACAATATTTTAATCCAACTAAAGGTATTGAGAGAAAGAAATTTGCATCTGACACAACCGATACTAAATTACAAGAATTCTTTAATGAATCAGAAGTAAACCTAATTGCAACTTACACTGCATGTTTAATTCCTGATTTTGTAGATTTACTTGGTAATAACTTATTCATTGAGAAATTAATCAATGCTGATACTGCTACAACCGGATTATTCTGCGCTGTGAATGAAGATCTCTTCAGTGGAGATTTTCTAATCGATGGTGTAAAAGGTGGTATTGACCTAATTGGACATAACATCGAATATACTCAGGCTACTGGTATTCAGGATGATGTTAATTTCCTTTCATATAGCGAAGCAATTGTGGCTGACCTTCCTTATGCAAGAGCTGCACAAGGTGTAAACCTAGCAACTATTGCAACAGGTGACATAGTATCTGTTAATACTTTAACAGGAGGAAATATTCAGATCTCAGTAATTGGATCTGCGGGTAATCCTTTATATGATGCATTCGCAAGTATGTCTGCTAACTCTCCTACAACAGTAGGTTCTTACATTAAAGGTGCAATTAGCAATAAGTATGTTCCTGTACTTTCTGTGAATGTTACCAATACCGTTGTTACTGTTGTTTTATCAGGAGTAGGTGGAATTGTATCTGGTGATTTTCCAACATCATTAGGAACTACATATACTTATGTAAATGAAGAAGACTTAGGTTTTACCGTTCATGAATTTGAAACTTCAAATACTAATGCTAATATCATTGGTTCTTACGGAAGTGCTCTTTACAGTTCATTCTCTAACGGAACTCTTACTGATGGTGATGAAGCAGTATGGGAAATCTCTGGTAATGAATATACATCTTACCTAGTATTTAATGCTACTAGTTACGGATTTATTCATACTGGTGTACCTGCTACTGTAAGTACTAAGTTTGCAATCTCTGACCCTGCATATTACATACCAGGTGTTAGAATAACTCCTTATCAACAAGATACTTTTGTAAACGTTACTCCAAGATCTCAGTTTAATATGGATAGCGGTACAGGATACTTCTTAAATTCAAACGGAGGCTCTGTTGGATTAAACACGTTAGATATCCAAACACTTAAAGGATCTCTTAATCGTTCAATCGATATTATATCAGATTCTTCAACTGAACCACTTCTTAAACCTAACCAGGTACTTATTGCATCAACTAACCCTGATGCTTCTACTGTGGTTGTAGGAAATTATCTTTTACATTTTGAAGGTAATGTTTCAGTACCTCACTCTAGATTAACTAGAATTAATCAAGTTCAAGGTGGTAAAACGAATAATGAATTCCCTACTATCCCAGTAGGAACTACTGCATTACTTGTGACATGTCAATCTGAAATTAACGTTACTACTGTAAATTCTATTAAGAAGGTTGAACTTTATTACCCAATTGATACTTGGGTTGATTACCTAAACATCTTTACTCTTGACGGATTTGTATTGGATGTTAATAAACACGTACCTAACGGAACCAATGATCGTCAGAATGCTATTCTTAATGGAACATTAAGTGGAACAAATTTATTTAAAGCATTAACTGATAGAGAAACTATTAACTTCCGTTACTTAATTGATACTTTTGGAAACGGTATTGAAAGTGGATCTAAGTCAATCTATACTAACTTATGTCAAACTAGAAAGAATGCATTTGCAATTATTAATGCACCTTCTGCAAAAGACTTTAAGGCTAACGTAGACCCTTCATTCGTGGATGCAACTGGAGCCTTATCATCTAGATTTATTTCTACAGGTGGTGATCTTTCTAAGAACCCAACAGTTAGATACTCATTGCCTGCATCTACTCAAGGTGGAAGCTGGGGTGGATTCTATTATCCTTTTATTACTGTAAGGGATTTAGGAAAGAACATTAACGTTCCTCCTGCTGCTTATGTATCAAATAACTTTATTGCAAAGTATGAAAATGCATTACCTTGGTCTTTGGTTGCAGGTGTTCGTAGAGGTGTTGTAGGTGGAACTGGTGTGGTAGGATTAGAAATTAATCTTGACCTATCAGATAGAGAATACTTAGAACCATTTGGATTGAATCCAATCATTTTCCAAAGTGGAACTGGTCCAACTATCTTTGCAAATAAAACTGCTCAACAAACTCCTAAATCTGCATTAAGTTCAATTAATGTGAGAGAGGTTGTTATTTACATCCAGGATGGTATTGAGGCAATTCTTAAGAATTACTTATTTGAGTTCAATACTGCTCAAACAAGATTGGAAATTAAAACTCTTGCTGATAACTTCTTATCAACGGTCCAAAACGATGATGGTGTATATGACTTCAGAAACGTAATGGATGAAACTAATAATACGCCGGAAGTTATTGATCAAAATGTTGGTATCCTAGATACTTATATTGAACCAGTAAGAGGAATGGAAATTTTGGTTCAAAGAACCACTATTTTAAGAACTGGAGCAATTAGTTCAGGAAACTTCCAATAAAAGAAATAAAGAAAGAATAAATAAAAAAATAAGTTAAACTATGCCATTACCACATTACACTCAATCAAGGGCAAGTAATAACAGATACGAACCTATTCAGCCTAACCTATTTGAGGTAACACTCTTTACCCCAAATGGTGATGATACTGGTTTGATCCTTGAACATGTTATATCTGTTGGAGGTTTAAATGCATTAAATCCTTCAGTAGATGCAATTGGTCAAAAATATAAATTTGCAGATCGTTCTTTTGCAGGTATGCCTGGTCAGACTTTCGTAGATCTTACTATCGCGTTTACACTGAATCTAAATGATGCAAATGAAAACTACATTTACAATACCATGAGAAACTGGTATAAATTAATCTACGATCCATTGACTGGTGAAATGGGATTAAAGAAAGACTATGTAGGAAGCATGATCATTGTTCAATATAACCGTGCAGGGGATATCTTCAGAAAGATTACTTGTAAGGACATCTTCCCAACTGGTGCACCTGATTTTATTGATGCACTTGATTATGGAACAGCCGATGCTGCCCAGTTATCAATGACTTATCGTTGTGACCATTGGGTTGAAGAAAACGTTGGAGCTCCAAATAACTAAATCTAAACATTTAACAAAAACTGGCCTTAGGGCCAGTTTTTTTGTCTTATCTCTAATATATAATATAGAATACATAATCTATAGATCATGATTATATTTAAAGTAGAAAATATATCCAATGGGAAAACCTATGTGGGATATGCAGTTAATGATAATCCTAATAATTTAGGTACCGGAAAATACATTAAGAGAGCCGTAAAGGATTTTGGCACAACATCCTTTAAGAGAGATGTGTTAGAAAGATTTGATGAAGAAGAATCTTTAGGTATTGTAATGGACCGGGTTGAATTTTGGATTAAAAAATTCAAATCTGACAATCCTAAATTTGGATATAATGAAAGCGTACAGGAAATGATTCCTCAAAAAAAGAAATTGACAAAAAAATTACAAGTTCTTTTAACACCTGAGGATGAAGATAACTTAAATACTATTATCATTCAAAAATCAATGGAATCTGGTATTAGGCCAATTCCTATCTCAAGATATGTTAGAAACATTATTGTTGAACATATTGTAGAAGAAACTACACCAGAAAAACAATTAACAAAAAACAAATAACATGAGTAATCACGAAGAAAATATCAAAAAAGAGTTTGAAGCAGCAGAAGGCATTCAACCAGCAACAGTAGTTAATGATGGTAAAATTACAAATTTAGGTAAAGTTGATCCAACCAAAGGGATGGGACTTACTTCACCAGACGATCCTGAGATTAGAAGAATTCAGGAGTTAACCGGTTATATGAAGTTAGATTTAGGAAATCTTCCTTCTGCTGGTAAATTTTATCGTGAAGATTTTGAAATTCATATTAGAGCTGCAAGAGTTGGTGAGATTAGAGATTTCTCTACAATCGATGAAGAAAACATTAGAGACGTAGATGAAAAACTAAATTCTATTCTTGTAGGCTGTACTAAAATTATGTACGGTAACCAAAGAGGATCATATCGTGATATTCTTGAAGAAGACCGTATTTATGTTTTACTTTCAATCAGAGAGCTTACATTCAAAAATGGTGAAGCTAAATTAATGATGCCAGTAGGTAAAAAGAAATGTACTTCAGGTTCATGTAAGTCACAGGATAGTGTAGAATTAAAAACAGCCAATCTTCAGTTTAATGAAGTAGATGATCTTATTGAAAAGTATTATGATTCTGTAAATAAATGCTACACTATTCCAACCAAAAGCCACGGTGAATTAGTATTAGCACCACCTACAATTGGTGTTATGAGAGCTATTACTGATTGGGCAAGAAAGAGAGAGGAAGAAAATAAATCGTGGGATAAATCTTCTCTTGGTATACTTCCTTATGTGCAAAGAGAATGGCGAGGATTTGATGAAAAGCAAATCTTCTCTGCTATGACATCATTCCAAGGATGGGATTCTGGTAAATATTCAATAATTTTTAGATTGGTGGAAAAAATGAAAATAGGTATTAAGCCTGAATTTGTTTACCCATGTCAATCTTGTGGCGCGGAGGTCACAGTTCCGCTTTCCTTTCCCGGCGGAATCAAATCTCTGTTCATTATTCAAGATATCTCTTCTGAACTTCTATAAGATCAGGGTATTACTTATGGAAAAATTGCATGTTCAGCCTACCGAGCTGGACATGCTTCCATATTATGAATTTGAGTATACTCTTGAAATCTATAATGACATCATTAAAGAACGTAATGATGAAGAAAAGAAACAAAATCAAGATGCTGAAGATAAGTATAACATAGCTGGAATGCAGAAAAATGCTACCAATATGAATAAAAATATGTCTAGTTATAAGCAACCTTCTATGCCTAAGATAAGTATGCCAAGATTCTAAATATATAAATAAAGACAAAAGATAATGGATAGACAACAAATTCTTAAAGATATTCAGGCAAAGAGCCAGGCTGCTTTTTCTGAAATTAGAACACAGGCATTACAAGAAGCGGTTAGAAATATGTCAGCTGTTGCTGCAACCGGAGACTCAAGTAGCGGTGGGGGTGGTAGAACACCTTCATTGGAATTTGTAGTAAATACCTTTGACAGTACTTACTTTGAATTTGATTTTACTTCTACTGGTGAACCTATTGAATTTACAATTGAATGGGGTGATGGTAATGTACATGTGGATTCAGGTGGTGGTGGCTATTACAGCGAAAACCATACATATGATGAGATTGGCGATTACACAGTTAAAGTATACTTTGATGATCCTCTAAAAATCTTACAATTAAATTTTCCTGGTGATGGTGATGCACCTATTAAGTCAATATCACGTTTACAAACCCTTGCTAATTTACAAGAATTTAGGGCAGACTATAATGCGTTAGAAAGTGTAGATTTTTCTGGTTTAACAAACCTTACATATATTGATATAAGTGACTGTGATCTTGTTGATACAAACACACCATCATTAACTTCTGTTAATTTATCAGGTTGCTATAATTTAATTGAGCTTCGTGTAGACGATAGTGATTTTTCAGGTGGATTCCCAGATCTTGTAGGATTAGTTAATCTTGAATTTTTTGATGCTGACCAATCTCTTATTGCAGGTAGTCTTGACATATCAATGTTACCTTCATTAACTGGATTTGATCTTAATGGAAATACAGATTTAACCGAGATAATTATTGATAGCAGTCAACCTCTAGGTAATGGCGGCTATGATGTAAATGCATATAACTGTGACCTAACGGAAGAAGCGGTAGATAACATCTTAGTTGCTCTTTCTACAAACGGTGTATCAGGTGGATATGTTGAGTTAAACGGAGGAACTAATGCTACTCCTAGCGCAACTGGTCTTGCTGCTAAAGCGGTCCTAGAAGGTAACGGCTGGACGGTTGACGTTAACTAATAAAATAACTCCATGAATGGCAGTAGTAACCTTAAAGGATCTTATGGATCCTCTAACCAAGATAGCAAAGTCGACTGAAGAAACTGCATCAAAATTAGATGCTGTGGTTGCTGCTGTTGCCGGTGGAAGTAGTGGGCAGTTAAGTCAAGCAATTGTAGCCGAATTACAAGTACAGACAGATTTATTAAAACAGATTGCTACAAATACGAAAAATGGTGCAATATCCGTAGGAGGTAAACCTATGGATAAAGATAAACTTAAAGAAGGAGCAGAAGCCATCAAAATGTTAGGTGGTGGTGCTTCTTCTTTAGCGTTCGGTCTATTAACTTTTATGCTAGTACCTAAAGGTGCTATTAGAAAATTTTCATCAACCATTAAGGAAATAATGGCTGTCTTTGATGATTTAGATACAAAAAAGATTAAAGAAGGGTCAGAAGCATTTGAAAAAATAGCAGCAAACATAGGTAAATTTGCAAGAGGGCTGGCTGCGGCTGCATTCTTACTTATACCAGGATATGTAGGTGCTCTTTTACTTAAAGCTACATTAAAGATATTACTTCCTACATTTGAAATGATAGGAAAGAAAAGTAAAGTGATAAGTAAAGGCGCCGATGCATTAGGCCTAATGGGTGACTCATTAATTAAATTTGCAAAAGGGCTTGTAGTAGTTGCAATTGCTTCTATTATAGGTATTGTTATGGCTCCTGTTATATTACTGACCGTAGTATTATTTGCAGGAGCATTTGCACTATTAGGTAAATTTGATAGACCAATCAGACAGGGTGCCCGAGCTCTTTTATTAATGGGAAGATCATTAGTTTTCTTTAGTGCCGGATTAGTTCTATTTGCTTTAGCTTCTCTATTTATCTTATTAAACCCAATCATTCTGCTAGCAATGGTAGGAACTCTTGTTCTTATAAGTGGAGCATTTGCTCTTATAGGATTATTTGATAAGCAAATCAGAAAGGGTGCGGTTGGTTTATTAATTATGGGATTGAGCTTAATAGTATTTTCTGTTGGGTACCTAGTGTTTGCAATGGTAACAAAAGATATAACTCTTGAAAGATTAGGTATACAATCAGCAATTTTAATTGGTGTCGGAGCTGCTGTTGCTGCGGCTGGATTACTTGCTAGTCAATTAATTAAAGGGGCTATAGGGGTTGCTGCTATGGGACTTGGATTACTTGTATTTAGTCTTGGATATTTACCGTTTGCCAAGGTAACAGAGGATATGACTCTGAAAGATGTAGGTGTACAATCAGGTATCCTATTAGCATTAGGTTTAGAATTTGCTGCGGCTGGTGCTGGGGCATTATTTATATTAGCTGGGTCTGCAGCATTTGCTGCAGTTGGAATATCTTTAGCTGTATTATCTGGTGGTTTGGCTTTATTTAAAGCAGTAGGTTTTACTGAGGATGATGCTTCTGCTATGACAACTACTTTAGTTGGTATTAAATCAGCATTCTTAGGTAATGCCGATGCAGATGAAGGATTTTTTGCTAAATTAGGCGGAGCTATTACTGGCGCAGTCGATGCTGTTAGGATGGTTGAAGCCGCTGCTGGTTTTACTGCTGCTGGTATTGCATTAACAACATTATCATTTGGTCTTAATAAGTTTAAAGAAGTTGGATGGAATGATGAGTTATCTAAAGAATTGGTAACAATGTTAAATGGTGTTACTACTGCATTTGCATTAGCAGGATCAAGCGAACAGGTACCTAGTTCATCTTTCTTTGGTCAAATGTTTGGATTTAAGAGAACTGCGGTTGAAGAAGGTATTAATTCAGTGCTAGGCGCCGGTAGAGCATTAAAAGATATTGCCAAAGGCCTAAAAGAATTCCAATCTCTTATTGATAGCGGAGTTAGTTTTGGCCAACCTGATGGTAATGGTAATTATGAAGAAGGTACATTAGGTTATGCTGTTACAAACACAGTAGGATTTATTAGAACTGCTTTTGCCGCCGTAGCCAATGAAGGAAATGTCCAAGGTGGTGGTTTCTTTGATACTTTATTTAATGTTAAACAGAATAAGGTACAGGAAGGTATCCAATCAGTTATGGGAACCGGTAAAGCGCTTAAAGACATCGCAGAGGGTCTTAAATCATTCCAGGCATTAATTGATGGTGGTGTTCAATTTGGACAACCTGATGCAAACGGAAGATATGCTCCTGGTACATTAGGTTATGCTGTTACAAATACCGTAGGTTTTGTTAGCGAAGCTTTTGCTGCGGTTGCAAGTCAAGGTAATGTACAGGCAGGTGGAATTATGGGATCTCTTTTTGGAATTGAAAAGAATAAAGTTGCTGAAGGTATTGATTCTGTAAAGGGTGCAGGTCAAGAACTTACTAATATTGCAACAGGTCTTAAAACATTCCAAGACATGGTTGATCAAAATATTAACTGGGATACATTAGCAGGTGCTGTTAAAAAATCAATTACCTTTGTAGGAGAAGCCTTTGCTTCAATAGGTGGAATGGAACAAGAGGATGGGTGGTTTATTTTTAGCTGGGATGAAAACCTTGTCCAAAAGGGTGTCGAGAGTGTAAAGGGTGCTGGTGAGCAACTTAATTTAATTGCAAATGGTCTTAAGTCTTTTCAAGATATGATTTCTAATAATGTTGATTTTGAAAAGTTAGGATATACGATTAAAAATACCCTTATGTTTGTAGGTGATGCATTTATGGCAATAGGTGGAAAAGAACAGGAAGATTCAACTGGATTAAGTTCTCTGTTTGGTATAAGCTGGGATGAAAACCTTGTTCAAAAAGGTATTGAGAATGTAAAGGGTGCAGGTAAAGAATTAGAAAATATTGCAAAAGGTTTACAGGCATTTACGGATCTTAAGAATCCACAAGCAATTGCAAAAAGCATTAAAGAGATCTTTACATCAATAGGTGATACATTTACATATTACTATGAGAAACCTAAATTTAAGTCCCAGGTCGATCATATGCAAGGATTTATTTCTGAAATATCTAAGAATGCTGGAAAAGGACTTATTCATAAAGCTGCTGAAGGTATGGATAAAATGGCTGCCGCTATTAATAAGATAGATGCAGATAAAGCAGAATCATTTGCAAATCTATTTAAGGGCGCAGGTGAATTAAGTAACAATGCAGCTGCATATGCTCAATTACTTAGTGCCGTCGAAGACATTAGAGATGCGTTAAATCAAAGTAATACTTCTACTGCTACCACCACAACAACATCTGATGGTAATGCTGGCGGTGGAGGCGGAGATAAAGGTCTTTCAGTAACTCTTAGAAGTATTAATACTACTTTAGGTAACCTAAATTCTACAATGAGTGGTTTACCTGGAAAAATTGCCGTACTCATTCCTACCGAAGGTAATTAATAAATCTTTTTCTTAGAAACCTAAAACTAAGTTATCTGGTTACTATATAAAATTAACGGATTGTTCCACTAAAAGTATAGTAATTATGGATAAGAGTATTGTTTGGTTTGATTTAGAAACTACTGGTGTTAACACAGCAACAGATAGGATTATTGAGATCTGTATGATCAAAACTGATTTTGAAGGTAATGAGATCTCATCTTTTTATACACTCGTAAATCCTGGGCCTGGTATTGAATGGCGCCAAGAAGCGATTGATAAACATGGAATCACACCAGATATGCTCGAAGACCAGGATAGGTTTGAATATATTGCCAAAGAAGTTATGGACTTTATAGGTGATAGCGACCTCGGTGGTTATAATGCACTTTACTTTGATATCCCAATGCTTACTGAAGAATTTATGCGAGCTGGTCTTGTATTTAATCCTCGCGGTAAGGCCGTTATTGATCCGTTCCTAATCTATTCTAAATACGAAAGACGAGATCTTAGTACTGCATATACCAAGTACACAGGTAAAACTTTAGATGGTGCACACCGTGCAGAAGCAGATATTCGTGCAACAATGGAAATCTTCCAGGCACAACGTAAACTATATGATATGCCAGGATCTGCTGCCGAAATTGACCAAGCGGTTAATGAGTCTCGTCAAACGCAAGTTGACCTAAGCGGTAAGTTTAAGTTTGCCGAAATTAACGGGAAAAAAGAAATCATCTTTAATTTTGGAAAATGGGCAGGTAAACCTTTTAAAGAAGTTTATGAAGCAGATTCCAGATATATTGAATGGATGATTGATAAAGGTGAATTTGCAAAAGAAACCAAAATCATTGCAAGAAAGCTTATAGAAAAGTTAAAGGCAGAGTCTCCAATGCCATTCTAAATTGTTAATAACTTTTTTCATCTGGAGAGAAAAAAGTCTCCCAAATATTTTCAAATCCCAAAAATTTGTTTTATATTTATATAAAATTAAACGGATATGGAAAATCAAATTAACAAAGGATCAATCGTAACATACCAAGGTGGATTCTACCGGGTATCAAACTGCACAAAGAATACGGTCAATCTAAAGTCTGTCTTTGGAAACCGAGTCTACTTCAAAAGTATTAAGCTTACTGAAGTTACAGAATCTGCTGCCGCATTCTATGAATACTGGTCTAAGTCTGAAACTTATCAATGCATGTAATATGATACGAGAAAAACACGAAAGAACTGGCCCTATAGTAATTGATCTTACAGGCCCTGATGGAAATGCATTCGCACTAATTGGTCTTGCACAAAACTTAGCAAAGCAATTAGGGTATCAACCGAATAGGCGCGGAGAACTTACCACTGAAATGATGAGTGGTGATTATGAACATCTCCTTCAAGTATTTGATCGCGAATTTGGTAACTTTGTAATTTTAGAAAGATGAAAATAGAAATTGAAAAACTCAAACAGATTGAAAATGCCTTAGGGCAATTCGAGGTATGCCGTATCTTTGGTGGCGGTAATCATAATTACCTTCGCTTTGGGTATTGGAGACCAACAGATTGGAAAACTCTTCAAGAAATCCTTGGTCATTCTATTGTGGTAGAAGAAGATTCTGACTATGATGATGACTGTGGGTGGAAGTATTCCTATGTTCTATATGATCGTATGGAATGGGATATGATTCAAAAGAATCGCCGCGAACAAATGGAATCTTGGAGAGCTCCAGTAAACAATCGTTAACCGCGATTATATAAATAAAGGTACGTTCTTTAACATATTGGGGGTGACCAGGTTTTGACGATTAAGCTGAAATTAGGTTACTGATGCAAGCAGGGTTAGATGGAAACCCTTAAACACCTATCGCACAATAAAAGGCGAAGAGAAATCTTCATTCACCTGGGAAGACGCAATGGCTTTCATTGGTGCTGATTACGCTGTAGCAGCCTAATCAGTCTCGCACTCATCGTGAGATATTAAAAAGAATGAGAATTCAAGGTCTCGTTCAGAGTACTACCTTATAAGTGAACTCGACATAGTTATTGGTAACGATGTCAAAATAGGAACCATTTATTTTGGCCATTAAGAAAAATGGCCTAAGCTTGTGAATGAGGGATTTAGGTTCCTTAGTCGGACATGGGTTCGAATCCCATCACCTCCACCAAAAAGGATGCATACAGCAACTTTGGACTAGACTTGTAAACTACAACCCAATGCATCCTGTTTCTGCGGAAGTAGCTCAGTTGGTAGAGCACGACCTTGCCAAGGTCGGGGTCGCCGGTTCGAACCCGGTCTTCCGCTCAAATTCTCACACATGTGAAACAAACACAATGTGAGTATATATAAATAACAAATAAAACAATTTCAATGCAACTGCACGGATGTACATATTGGATTCTTAGTAATGTGGAAAAGAATTTTCCGCAGGCGGATTCAATTACACCAAGTCCAGGCAGGAGCTGATAAGATAAAACACTTATAATACTAAGCCTCCTGGATAAAAAATTCCGGGAGGCTTTTTTTATGGGTCTCTTTCAGAAAAAGATTGAATGAGTTATATTTGTTTAGAATAGAATTTCAAATTCGTTCTTTGACATATTGAGGTACCAACGGAAAGATGGTAGAGTTGGTTGATTACACCGGTCTTGAAAACCGGCATACCGCGAGGTATCGGGGGTTCGAATCCCTCTCTTTCCGCTTTAAATTGCCCTCTCGTCTAATGGCAGGACATGTGGTTTTGGTCCACAGTGTAGAGGTTCGAATCCTTTGGGGGCAACATATAGGGAAGTAGCGCAGTTGGTAGCGCACCTGGTTTGGGACCAGGGGGTCGCAGGTTCGAGCCCTGTCTTCCCTACAAGGATACATACAGCAAATTTTATCAAACTGCAACTTTGAAGCCAAAACGTATCCTGTATTTTGCCTCTGTAGCTCAGTTGGTAGAGCTACTGATTTGTAATCAGTGGGTCGTAGGTTCGAATCCTATCGGAGGCTCAAACATTATTTGGTCCGTTCGTCTAATTGGTTAGGACATCTCCCTTTCACGGAGAAGCTTACGGGTTCGATCCCCGTACGGACTACAACATTGCGGGGTGGACTGGAGATGGTTCCAGCTCGGTCTCATAAGCCGAACCACATGGGTTCGATTCCCATCCCCGCAACAAAGGTGGTATCTAGACGAAAATGAAATTCCTGCTGTGAAGTCGACTTAATCAGCATATTCAGAAGTAGAAATGAAGGATCGCAAATCTTTCGCCACCCTCTTATTGGCTCGTTAGTAGAGATGGTTACAATGTCGCCCTGTCACGGCGAAGGTCACGGGTTCGAGTCCCGTACGGGCCGCCAAAAAATGCCGAGGTTAATGCATAACCTAAAGTAACACGTACGGTTACACAGTAGGAAGGCTACCTACACTTTGGGGGTATAGCTCAGTTGGCTAGAGCATCTGCCTTGCACGCAGAGGGTCGTGGGTTCGAATCCCTCTACCTCCACTAAGATCTCGTAGCTCAGTTGGTAGAGCAATACACTTTTAATGTATGGGCCGCGCGTTCGAGCCGCGCCGGGATCACAAAAAAATCGTACATCATAGTTTTCCCGTTTAGGATGTAGCTATAAGATGTAAATGTGAAAGGCGCAATCACAGTAGGTTAAGCGATATCCTACAACTTGCCGAAGTGGTGGAATGGTATACACGCTGGTCTTAGGAACCAGTGCCTAACGGCTTAAGGGTTCGAGTCCCTTCTTCGGTACTAATGCACCCTTAGCTCAGTGGGAGAGCATCTGCCTTACATGCAGAGGGTCGGTGGTTCGAAACCATCAGGGTGCACCAAGAGAGATAGTGAAGCTGTATGATATGGTCTTAATCCCGCTGACTGTCAAAAAGGCATTAGGAGATTCAGATGTGTTGATTATATCACAGAATGCCCGAAAGACCCGAAGTCTCTCTTTTATTGGAAGGTGGGTGAGTGGTTAAAACCGGCAGACTGTAAATCTGCTCTCTTCGGAGTACGGCGGTTCGAATCCGTCCCTTCCAACATTTGGACCTTTAGCTCAGTTGGTTAGAGCATCGGACTCATAATCCGCAGGTCGCAGGTTCGAGCCCTGCAAGGTCCACATTTAGTCGATTAGTTCAATTGGATAGAACACTTGACTACGGATCAAGAGATAAGGGTTCGAGTCCTTTATTGACTACTAATGGTGATGTAGCTCAGTTGGTAGAGCAAAGGACTGAAAATCCTTGTGTCGGCGGTTCGATTCCGTCCATCACCACTAAGTAATAGGTAAGCATCTAAGGGGTCTCCTATGTAATATTAGGGCGTGTCTAACCCAAAGCCTCTGCTTATTACTTTTATTCCTCGGTAGCTCAGAGGCAGAGCACATGACTGTTAATCATGGGGTCGGGATATCGTAATTCCCCCGGGGAGCAAAAACGCTTAATAGAACAAAGTACAAGTTCAGAACAGGGTGCGGGTCCTGTGACATTGGAATATAGCTCAGTTGGTTAGAGCATTCGTCTGATACGCGAAGGGTCGGCAGTTCGAGTCTGCCTATTCCAACACATGGTGGTTATAGCTCAGTTGGTTAGAGCATCTGATTGTGGTTCAGAAGGTCGTGGGTTCGACTCCCATTAATCACCCATAATGGCACTATGGCCGAGTGGTTAGGTGGAGGTCTGCAAAACCTTTCACACAGGTTCGATTCCTGTTGGTGCCTCAATAAATGCGTCTGTAGCTCAGTTGGTAGAGCACTGGTCTCCAAAACCAGGTGTCGGTGGTTCGAACCCATCCAGGCGTGCGAAATACATAAAATGAATGAAGGTGTTTAGAAAGACAAATGGAGTCAAGGTTAATGTGATAGATCACACCCTCGAGCAGTTAAAGAATTATCCTCATGCATCGATTCACATTGGAACCGATTCACAAAATCATGGTGATGTAACTATGTATAGCACAGTGATAGCATATCGCTTTGGATCATCAGGTGTACATTATATTTTTACTAAACATAAAATGCCAAAGATCACTGATATGTGGACACGTCTTTGGAAAGAAGCCGAGATGAGTATTGAAACCGCTGAATGGCTTACACAACAGATTAATGTTAAGGTTCAAATTGATATGGACTATAACGGAGATGAAGAACACAAATCATATAGAATTATTTCTGCGGCTAAAGGGTGGGCAAATTCTCTGGGCTATAAAGTAAATGTAAAACCTAACGAGCAAATTGCAACTCGTGCAGCTGATTATTGCTGTAGATAAAGGAAGGTTACCCAAGTGGTGAAGGGGGCAGTTTGCTAAACTGTTAGGTCGGCAACGGCGCGAGGGTTCGATCCCCTCACCTTCCGCTCTTTCAGAAATCATATCTATGTATTATATTTGAATAAATAGTTTAGGTATGAAAAAGGATTTTATTTGGGTACGCAGGGTTATCCTAAACAAAGACAACAAGACCGTTCATTACGAGTCTTTGGTTAAACTTATTCATTTGTTTTCAGCAAAATGGAAACATAATGAAAAAGATCCACGATTTAGGGAAGCCTATAATTCATATAAAGCCTTTCTGAAACTTACACTTAGACATCAATATAATTAAACCAAACAGAGTTTTAGCATATAAAAATAAAAGGTATGGCCGTAAGTGTAGAAAAGAGGTATCAAAAACTTACTGACACTGAACACGTTCTCCTTCGTCCAGGTATGTACATCGGTTCAATTAAACCGCATACCGAGGAAGTATTTCTTCTTAACGAAAAGAAAGGTAAATTTGAACCTACGGAGATTACTTATAATCCAGGTTTCATAAAACTTTTTGACGAGATCGTATCAAATTCAGTTGATGAACATAAAAGAAATCCTCAACTTAACCAGATTAAAATTACTATTGATGAAGTATCTGGCAGAATATCAATCTGGGATAATGGAGGAATTCCTGTAGAGATCCATAAAGAGTACGGAGAATGGGTTCCAGAAATGATCTTTAGTAATCTTAAGACTGGTAGTAATTTTGATGATACTGAAGACCGTACTGTTGTAGGTACTAATGGTGTAGGTAGTACATTAACCAATATCTTTAGTAAAGAATTCAAAATTGAAACATGTGATGGTAAAAAATCATTTGTGCAGGTATTTTCAGATAACATGTCCAAAAAGACAGAACCTGTAATTAAATCACATAAGAAAGGCTATACTGAAATTTCTTATATTGCAGATTTTGAAAGATTTGGAATGAAGAAAATTGATAAGTCTTCTCTGCAAATGATTCAGAAAAGGCTTTATGATATTGCTGCATGTAATACTTTGCTTAAGATCTATCTTAATGATACCTTAATATCGTTTAAGAACTTTAAAGAATATGCAGATCTTTATACTGATAATGTTTTCTATGAACAGTCTCCTAATTGGAAAATTGGTATAGGACATTCAACATCAGGATTTAAAGCAATATCATTCGTCAATTCGGTTGAAACAAAGGATGGTGGCACCCATGTTAATAATGTTACATTTCAAATCATCCAATACCTTAGAGAAAAGATTAAGAAAAAATATCGGGTTGATGTAAAACCAACCGATCTAAAACAACACATCTTTCTCTTTATTGATTGCACAGTTATTAATCCTGCATTCTCGTCTCAAACTAAGGAGAAACTCATTACTGAACCTAAAGACTTTGGGAGTATACATGAACTATCAGAAAAGATTCTTAAACAAGTATTTGCATCTGAAATCATCCAATCTGTTCTTGACTGGATTGAAAGAAAGCAGGCAGCCGAAGAAAGAGCAAAACTTAGAAAATTAAATAATAACCTCGATAAGTCAAAGGTAATTAAATTAATCGATGCTAAGAAAACCGGTGATAGAAAAAATTGTACTCTTGCAATATTTGAAGGTGACTCTGCATCCTCTGCGTTTCGTCGTTACCGTGATCCGCTAACGCAAGGTGCGTTTCCTCTTCGCGGTAAATTTATTAATGTAAGAGAGATTCCTGATTCAAAGGTGGTACAAAATAAAGAAGTACAATCTCTTATGGCTGCAATAGGATTAAAGATTGGTCATGAACCAAAGGACTTAAGATATGGTAAGATCTTATTCTATACTGATGCCGATGTTGATGGGAATTCAATTTCTGCATTGCTAATTAATTTCTTTGGTAAATATTGGCCTGAGTTATTTGAAGAAGGTAAAGTTCTTAAGGTAGAAACACCTCTTATGGTAGCAAAGAAAGGAAAGGAAACTTTAAGCTTTTATTCTGAAGAAGATTATAAAGAATGGGAGTTAAAACAAAAATCATTATCCTCATGGAATATTGAATATAAGAAAGGATTGGCTGCATTGGAGGACGATGAATATCAGGAGATCATTAGAAGCCCTAGATCATACTTTCTTACCAGAGATAATGGATTTAACAGTACATTAAATATCTGGTTTGCAGGTGACTCTAGCCCTCGTAAAAAGAAGATTCTAGGCGAATCTGTTGAAATTAAAACAAGCAATAAATCTCTTTTCTAATGGAAAAAAGAACAGTAACATCATTCTTTGATAAAGAATATTTGGAGTATGCCAAATATGTTGTAGAAAATCGTGCAATCCCTAGCTGTATTGACGGTCTTAAACCAACACAACGGAAGGTCGTTTTCGTGGCAAATAAAATCTGGAAAAATGGAGCAGAAAAGCCAATGAAACTATTCCAACTTGCAGGCCGTGTAGCGGCAGAGGCATATTATCATCATGGTAATACTTCCTTGGAATCTGCTATGGTTGGTATGGCACAGAAGTTTAAGAACTCTTTACCTCTTTTGGATGGCATTGGCCAATTTGGATCTTTACGTTCCCCTTCTGCCGGTGCACCTCGTTACATCAGTGCAAAATTACATCCTAATTTTAGATTAATTTATCAGGATTTTGACCTTCTTAATAATAAGATTGAAGAAGGTGTAGAAATTGAACCAGACTTCTTTCTTCCTATCGTTCCAACCGTTATCTTAAATGGATCTTCTGGTATTGCTGTAGGATTTGCAACTAACATTCTTAATCGTAATCCTAAAGATGTAGTTGAAGCATGTTTGGCCGTTCTTAAGGATAAGAAGATTAAAACACTTCCTCCTTGGTTAAGTGAATTTAAGGGATCATTTACTAGAGATCCTGGTAATCCTAATACGTGGAAGATTAGTGGATCATATGAAATAGTAAATAGTACAACAGTAAAAGTAACAGAAATTCCACCTTCATTTACTTATGAGAGATATGAAGAGTGGTTAAACGCTCTGGTTGATAAAAAGATCATTGTTGATTATGAAGATAATTCATCAGATAAAATTGAATACCTTCTTAAATTTCAACGAGCAATTCTTAAGGACTATATTTCAAAGGATAGACTAGAAAATCTGTTAAAGATTCATTCACAAGAAACTGAAAACCTTACCACTATCGATGAGACTGGTAAATTAAAGATCTTTACCAAAGCTGAAGATATTGTAACCCACTTTGTTGGAATAAGACTTCAGTATTATCATAAGAGAAAGGCCTATCTTCTTGATAAATTAGGAAGAGAGCTTCTTATCATATCAAATAAGGCAAGATTCATTAAAGATATTATTGAAGGAAAACTTAAGGTAAATAATGTAGCAAAAGATATCATTGTTAAATACCTGGAAGATAACAAATATGATAAGATTGATGGTTCATATACATACCTATTAAGTATGGCAATCTATTCATTAACTAAGGAGAGATTTGAAGAACTACTTAAACAAAAAACAGAAAAGGAATCTGAGGTAGAAGCCATTAAGAAAACTGATCCTAAGGACATGTATATAACTGATCTTGAACAATTGAAAAAATCATTAGGGTAATGAAACTTATTAAGATACTTCAATATAAAAAATAAATCCATGAAAACATTTATTATAGTAGGTTCAGGAGTTAAGTGGACGTGTAAGGCAAATACCGAGGAAGAAGCATGGGAATCCTTATCTAAAATTAAAGTATTACCTATCACAGAACTAAAGAAAATGTTTAAAGTATTAAACGGTGATCAATCAAAAAATCAATAATATGTTAATAGAACAAACCTCGATGACAGACTCATCAATGATTAAAAAAGCAGTTTATAATTTTTCTGCAAACACATTAAAAATTGAATTTAATTCAGGTACTATCTATGAATATTCAAATGTTGACTCTCAAACATATGAAGAATTTTGTAGAGCAGAATCTCAAGGAAAATTCTTTAATGAAAAAATTAAAAACAATTTTCAAAACTCTAAACTTTTATTAGACTAATTATGGGACCAACTAATGTAATGTATGATGCTCTCAAAGCACAATTTGAAGCACAAAAACAAAAGGCTCTTGCCACACTTACTATCTACTTAACAAATCCAGTAGGTATCGGTGAACATCCACAGCATATAGATGAAATGATGACCTTAACAAGATCTCTTGCTGAGGCCAATGATTGCATTCAAACTTTAGAAAATACCTTTGAGGTAAAAAATGCAGCCAATGAAAACGGTAACTGAGATAGTACAAAGACTTCTTGATGAAAGACATATTACTGCAGAGGAAGCCATAGTACTTTTACAAGCCGAGGTAAATAGAAATCAGCCTTTTTACATACCTAGCCCTACGCCAACCATTCAACCTTATTCTCCGCCTTATAAACCAGGCGATCTTTGGTATAGTTTTTCATCAACCTCACCAGGCACAACCGTAAACACTCCTATTGCAGGTTCAAAATCAGAAGATAATGAATAAAGTAATCCTAGTAGGTAAAGCCGCTGCAGGTAAAGATCACATGAGAAAGGTAATGGAAGGCCGTGGATTTATCTACGGTATTTCTTATACCACTCGACCACCGAGAGAAGGTGAGATTGACGGCCAAGATTATTACTTTATGTCAAAAGAACAATTTGATGATGGTATTAAGAATAACTTTTGGTATGAATGGGTTGAATTTAATGGTTGGTATTATGGAACAAGTTATAAACAGTTCAAGGAACAGTGTAACTTATTTATAATGACACCTAAAGGCATTTCTCATATCAATCCAATTGATCGTAAAGAATGTACAATCATTTATCTCAATATGCCAATTGAAGTAAGACGCCAAAGACTTATTAGCCGCAATATGCCAGGTGATACATTGGAACGTAGAATTCAGGCAGATGAAAATGACTTTGCTAATTTTACAGATTTTGACATTGAGATAAACAATCATAACTTCTAACATATAAAAATAAAATGAGTAAGTTCATTATCATTGAAGGCACCGATAATACCGGTAAAGATACACAGCAAAATCTTATTATTAAGAATCTTAAAGATACTGTCTTTCATAAGATTCATTATTCGTCTTTACCCTTTAAAGATGATATTGAAATGCATACTTCATATTCAAAGAAAATGTATGAAGACATGTTTAAGATGATGGTTCTCTGTAAAGATCAAGATATTAATATCATCTTTAATCGTTCTCATTTAGGTGAAAGTATTTACTCTCCACTTTACCGTGGATATTCCGGTGATTATGTTTTTGATATTGAAAAAGGTTTTGTAAATACATTAAGAGAAAATCTTTATCTTATTACGTTAACAAATGACCCTCATACCATTTGGAGCAGAGATGATGGAAAATCATTTTATAAAAATGAAGAAGGTATTAAAGCCGAGGTTGATGGATTCCAACGTGCTCATCGTTTGAGTAAGATTAAAAATAAACTTCTTCTTAATGTAGGTACTATGGGTGCCGATGAAGTCTCCAAAATTATTATTGAGTTTTTATCCCATGAAAATACAATAACCGGAGATCCTAAACAATTATCTATGTTTAGTCATGAGTAAGTGGAGAGAAGAACGCATGTATGAGATAATGAATCATCTCTGGGATAATCCTAAGTTGATGGAATTATATGAACTCGAAATGAAAAAGGCACAAGCCGAAAAATACGTAGAAGAGTTCTTTCCTAAAATGGAAAAATGTTACGAAAAAGCTTTAAAAGAATATGAGAATTTACAAAGGTGAAACATTTGCTGATGTGTATCAAACTGCACTAACTGATGTACTCCAAAATCCTGAATATGTTACCTCTCCAAGAGGTATGAAAATTAATGAAGTTACTAATGCTGCGTTAGTTATCGAAGATCCTACATTTCCTCTTTATGAAAATAATAGAAGGAGTAGTCAATTCAAATATATTGCAGCCGAATTAGTTTGGTACTTTACTGGCCGTAGAGATACTAATTTTATTTCAAAATTTGCAAAGTTCTGGGAACAAATTGATAACGGAAACGGTACGGTAAATTCTGCTTACGGTAATCTTATCTTTACGGATAAGAATCCTCATGGTATTAATCAGTACCAATGGGCATTACAGTCTTTAATTGAAGATAAAGATTCTCGTCAAGCTATTCTTCATTTTAATATGCCTTCACATCAGTGGAAAGGTAATAAAGATTTTGTATGTACTCTTACAGGCGTATTTCAAATTCGTGATAATCATCTTAACTTTACCATTGATATGAGATCAAACGATCTTATTCTAGGTACACCGACTGACATTGCATTTTTCTGTCTTCTTCAACAGCAGATGTATGAGCATCTTAAAAAGTATTACCCAGATCTAGAATTAGGTACATATACACATATTGTACATTCTCTTCATATTTATGAAAGGCACTTTGGCTTAATAGATGAAATGTTAGATCATTCTTTTGAACCAATGAGTTTTCCAGAGATAAGAGAATTCTTAATCGATCCTAATGGTAATCCTTTAGAAGGTATTAAAGAAATTGAATCTGAAATAGAATCAGATTCCGAGGTTATAAGAGTTAAAGATGATCCTTTACATGTGTGGATATCCGATGCGGTTTTCATGGATATATAATAAAATCATCTATAACAATGAAGTATGTCAAACTTTTTGAAGAGTTCTTAAATGAAGCCGTTGAAGATAACGGATTAAAGAAAGTATATTTAGCCACCCGCCGAGATAGTGGACAGAGATGGTGGTCTTATAAAGGTTTTGCCGGTGATAAGTTTTTTATTCAGGTTACCGAAAATAATATTGATAAGTTAGACATTAATCCTGAGTACCCTGTACTTAATTATCATAGTACTATAGTTGATGAATTACTAAAAAGAAAATTGATTAAAGAGGAAAACATCTATAATCATCCTAAGTATATTCCACTATCTGGATCAAAGAAAGAGTTTCATAAACTTGTAGGTGAAGATGAAAATGTACCTAAGACCGTTTACTCAAAAAACGAGGCTTTAGAGAAATTAAACTTTCCTATCATTGCAAAGCCTGCAAATGGTCATAGCGGTATTGGAATTCAGGTTATTAAGAAGCCTGAATTAATGGAAGAACTTGATGAAAAGATATTTGACACTTTTTCTGAATATGTAGATAAGGTAGAGGAAATGAGATTCTTTAACTTTAAAGGTCAACCTATTTTTTGGATGGAAAGAACACCTGCAAACAGTAAGGCAAAATCTGGTGATGGTAAGACCGATGAGGAAATGGAATTTAATTATGCTAAGAGAAATGTTGATAATATTCCAGAAGACTATAAAAAGGTTTTAGAAAAATACTGCAAAATATTTGAAAAGTTTCCTTACATCTGTTTTGATATGATGAAGGATAAAGAAGGTAAGATCTATGTTATTGAGTCAAATGCCCAGCCCGGTGTACCTTTCGATAGCACAGTTGAAATCTATAAGAAAGTATATGAAGACTTCTATGGTAAACCCCTAGATGAAAAATCTCTTCAAAAACTAGACGAATACTCAAAGGAAATGATTGAAAGAACACTGGAACGCGATAAGAAAAGATTTTCTGTAAAAAAGTAGAAAAAAGTCTACGAAAAATTTTCAAATCTCGTTTTTTTGTTTTATATTTGTACTGATGGTATTTTTATACTGTCTTAAAACAATGATATGTCTGAAGAACAATTAAGAGAAATCTCTGATTTTTACATTACATCGGATACGTGGTTTGGAAGGCCACAAATCCTTGATATTGCAAGGCGTACCCAGTTTTCAAGTATTGATGATATGAATGATCAATTCATCAAAAACTGGAATAAGCAGGTCAAATCATCTGACCTCGTTTTTCACTTAGGTAATTTTGCGTGGGATCCACATACCGCAAGAACTGTTTTGAAAAAGCTTAAAGGCAAAATCTTTTTCATGATTGGAAATTCTGATGAATCTCTACTGGAAGTAGCCGATGAGTTTGAAAACGTTGAGGTTCTTGATCAACAAATTATTGAACTTCCTCAATTTGATTCTATTCTCTGTCACTATCCGTTGGAAGTATGGAATGGAAAATCATCAGGGACTATTCATTTTCATGGACATACCGTCTTTTCACATAAGACAGATCTAAGATCATCCAATCGTGTAAACGTTTGCATTGATTTTTGGAATTATTCACCAATTAAATTTTCGGCAATTAAAGAATTTACAAATGGCAAAATCTAAAACCTACAAAGAACTGGCAATTGAGTTTAAGAAAACTCGCTCAGAAAGAATTTACAATGAACTTTACAAAAAGATGAGACCAGGATTATGGTCTTATGTAAATAACATCGTAAGAGATCCGGCGGTGGCTGATGATATTGTATCAACCACATTAACAAATGTTTACTTAAAGATTGATCAATATGATGAATCTTACCAAATAACTACATGGGCCTATCGTATTGCATATAATGAATGCATTGGATGGATTAGGTTCCGCAATAAAAAGATAAGTATTAATGTATTTACCGATGCAGGTGTTGAACCTCCGGCAAGAGATGGTTTCCTTGAACCAGAAATGCATGTAAAAACCGAGGATGATTTCTGGGCAGAGGAAGATATCTTAACCGAACAGGTAAGACTAACTAAAGAAGCGATTAATGCATTACCTCCAATGTATAAGAGATACATGATAGAGAGATTCCTTAATCATAAATCATATAACGATATTCTTGATATCATGGTAGAACATGAAAAAGATATCAATCTACAGACGGTAAAGAATCGCATTTTCCGAGGTAGAAAAATAATTCAGAAACAGTTAGAGAAAATGAAACTCTTTTCTGAAGCATAAATAGATAAAATAAAGAACTATGTATATTTTTAATCTCATCAATGAAATAAACATCTGGCGAAAGGTAAGAGCTATTGCATTGGAAAATGAGGGGCTCCTAAAAGAAAATGGCTTTAGGGTAGATTGGGTCGGTAGAATTTATACCGTTATTAATCTGCCTGAAGAAGTGGTTAATCAACCATTTTCCAGAGAAGGTTATGTACTTATGAAACTTCGTGAATATGACTCGATGTTTCTTAATATGGGAATAGCCGATGCTATTGCACCAGAACTAGTTGATTTACAAGATGCTGAAGCATATCTTTTAATCCTATCACCCGATAGAGACTATATTAAGCTTTGGCCATTTCTTATATCATTATTTAAGACAGGCGGACTTTTCTTATTATTAAGATTAGTATATCTTTTACTTTCCAGTTATTGGGGCAGCATTACTTCTGCCTTTAATTGGTTATTCTAAAAACATGGCAACAAAAGAATCTCTTTTACAGACCGAGACAATAAATGGAAAACGATACTATGTTATAGGTGAACATAAGTACCCATCAGTTACAACCATCTTAGGATCAATGACAGATTCATCTGGACTTGATAAGTGGAGAAAAAACATTGGTGAAGCCGAGGCAGATAAGATCTCTAAGTTTTCTGCTAATCGTGGTACAATCATGCATCAAATGATTGAATATTATTTAGGTTCAGAAAAAGAAACTCAAAAAGAAAGGCTTAGAGAAGCACAGGAAAAAATCATTACTTTTGTTGAAGCAGAAGGTTTTACTGAAGATGAATTAGAGGTTGGCAGAAAATTATTCTATAGTTTTTATAATAATGATCTCTTCAGTAAGATTGGTAAGGTTATAAGTATCGAGGAGACGATCTACTCCCACCAGATGGGAGGGTATGCAGGTAGAGTAGATAATATTTACGAGAATGTTTTATCTCATCTACTCATTCTAGACTTTAAGACATCTCGTAAGAGAAAGAAAAAAGAATGGATAGAAAACTATTTTATGCAGATTGCTGCATATTTTCTAGCATATTGGGAAATGACCGGTAAAAAACCGGACGGTGGAGAAATCTGGATAGGTGTAGAAAATGATGAGCCTCAGGTTTTTGAACTTACCTGGGATGATATTCAAGAATATGGTAAGAAATTCTTATCCCTAGTAAAGGAGTATCATAAACTCAATCCATTACCTCAGAATATATAAAAAAACAAAATAATGAATGAAACACATACAAACATTCGAGAGCTTCTTAAATGAAAGCATATTAAATGAAGCAGTGTCTGGAGGACCATACTTCCTTCAGATCAATTTGAGACAACAATACGGAGGAGGCCACAGCCTGGAAGCTGCAGTAGCTCCTTCGGATAAACAAGATTTTGCCGACATTCGCGACAAAGACAGCTTCTTGAGATCTCCCGAAATAGACAAAGCAATTCGGAATTTGACTAACTGGAAACGCGGAGATAAGAGCGGAAAGATTGACGCGTCTTTCCTCAAAGAGTTCGAAAGGGCAATGGAAGGTATAGGGTTCAAGCTTGTTAAGTTTAGATACTCTCATCCTCTTGTAATGCAAGTATCAAATGAATCTGAAGCAGTTGCAGCAATCAACAAGACAATTGCATTGCTAGATAAACTTTACGATTCTTACACACCTGAACTGATACCTGTACAACCAGGTCCTGCTTCTTCTGTAAGAGCTTTTGCTGACCGACTTGTGAATGATTATGTAAGTGGGAGAGGTGATGTTGTAAGAGAACTTGCAAGTTTTATTGAATCTGTGGTTGGTGCCAAGGTTACTAAATACCTTAAGCACGGACCCGATGACAACACTGCAATTGACGCTGTTAGAGACCAATACAGAAAAGAGAGCCCTGTAAAGGAAGAAACTTGGGGAGTATTGAAAGCATGCGCATATAAAGACGGTGTGGTAATTGTGTGGATCGAAGATCCTGCTAAAACATCTACTCCAGAATACAACACAGACTATTCAGCCAAAAATCTTAAATATGGTGGTGTAGAACCTGGAGATGCCGCATTGGTAGTAAAAAAGTAAACGTAATATGAAACATATTCAGACATTCGAGACTTTTTTTGCTAGATTTCTATCTGAGGAATTAGACCAAACTAGACATAAGGCAGCTAAGCATATTGAGGACATTGAAACTGATAATGAATCAGATAAAAAGACCGAAAAGGATGCACAAGATTACTTAGACGATAAATCTGATTATTGCCCACGATGCAGTGAACATAAAGACGATTGTCAATGTCAGGAAGATGATCCTTGGTCAACTCAAAATTACCATAGAGTACCTCCAGGTAAAAAAGAGAAGAGTAAAGCAAAACAAGAATTCAAAACAAAGTAAAGATATGGAAAAGATTAATTTATTTTTTGCAAAAAATGGATCAAAAGTTATCACAGTTCTTTTGATTCTTTTGTACTTTAAATCATGCGGAGTTGATAGCGAATTAGAGAGACTTAAAAAGGAATCTAAAGCAAACACTGAATTGATTAATAAGCTTCCCTCTGCGGCTGATGTAAAGATTGAAGGCTTAAATGCAGAGAAAAGAATGATCCAAGCAACAGATCGTAAGATGTTGGATGTACAGCGTCAAAACGAAATTGAAAAAGAGATCAAAATATTACAAGGTAAATAATGGCAAATATCATACCAGGTGTACCAACGCCAAGTGATCCATCGTGTGCTCTTACCATTTGCGGTAGAATTATAGCACAAGTAGATTGCATTAAGTATATAATGCAAGGTACATCCGCGTGTATTGATATTCAGTTTTTTGGTGCTGATGGTCAACCTCTTGACCTAGATCGTTTTTGCGAAATGCAAATTCAATTAACGAATGAATTTGAATGCGTTGTTGCAAATTTTTGGTATCCTGGTGTTCCTACTGGATCAAAAGGATTTGATATTGAGATTTTACAATACACTACAACAGGTGGTCATATTGTAAATAAGGGTCTTGTTAGAATATGCTTATCAACTAACTGTACATTAACTTCACCTGGTGCTGTTTCTGCAGAGATCATATTAAAGGAATGTTTATTAACAGGTGAGCAAGGAATTTTAACTGGAGTACCTACACCAACCGGAGCGGATGGTGAAACGTTTGGCATTCCATGTTTACTAATTGCAAATATTCTTAATTCAAAAATTGCAAAAAACGGTGGAGATAGCGGATGTTTTCCTGGATACATTCCACCTCAGCCTGGTAGTAGTGGTATAGGATACGCAATAGGATCAACTGGAGCAACAGGTATTCACGGGGCAACTGGTGTGCAAGGTTTGGCTGGAGAAGGCTCAACTGGTGCAACAGGAACACAAGGATTTACTGGTTCAACCGGATCGCAAGGTAATCAAGGATTTACTGGTTCAACTGGTGCAACAGGAACTCAAGGATTTACTGGTTCAACCGGATCGCAAGGTAATCAAGGATTTACTGGTTCAACCGGATCGCAAGGTAATCAAGGATTTATTGGTGCAACCGGTATAGGTGCAACCGGCCCCCAAGGTGCAGGTGGTACATTAGGTTATTGGGGTAGTTTTTGGAGTACACAAACACAAACCAATCCAACACCTAATGCCGTTAATGTAATGTCATTTAATAACACTGACCCAGATTCAAATGGTGTTTCTATTCAAAATAACACGGAACTAACATTTGCATATGAAGGTGTTTATAATATACAATTTTCTGCACAGGTTAATAGAATACTTGCCGCTCCTTTAGCGGCAGAGGTTGATATTTGGTTTGCAAAAAATGGAGTATCAATCCCTGACTCTAACACCATTTTGTTCATTTCAGGACCGAGCTCTGGGGCAAAGGATGTTGCTGCATGGAATTATCAACTAAAACTAAATGCAGGAGACTACATTGAACTCTATTGGTCATGTCCTAATACTGATATTGAACTTACGTACATACCCGTAACATTTAGTCCTACTCGCCCAGCTGTACCATCTGTAATTTTAACTGCTCAACAAGTAACATATACGCAAAAAGGTGCAACCGGCGCAACTGGCACACAGGGCGATCCTGGTGCAACTGGAACCCAGGGTGATCCAGGTTTTATTGGAGCAACAGGTTTAGGTTCTACTGGCGCAACTGGTGCTCAAGGTGACCCAGGTCTAATTGGAGCAACTGGAATGGGTTTTATTGGAGCAACTGGAATGGGTTCTACTGGGGCCACTGGAACCCAAGGGGATCCGGGTCTAATTGGAGCAACTGGAACAGGTTTTACTGGAGCCACTGGAACGGGTTTTACTGGAGCCACCGGTGCAACTGGCACATCCGGTTTAAACGGAATACCTGGCCCAACTGGTCCGCAAGGTTTTACTGGAGCAACTGGACTAATAGGATCAACTGGATTTATTGGATCAACTGGCCCACAGGCAAGTTCCAGCGCAGGCCTATTTTCACAGATAGCAAACTCAACTCCAGTTACAGCCACTACAACGGAGTTGAGTATTTTAGGCAGTGGGGTTGGAACTTTATCTGTTCCTGCTAATGGATTTGCAGTAGGTGATAGTTTTACCGCAAATATGAGTGGTATTATGTCTGCCCAAAATGGTAATACACTTAGACTTAGAATTAAAAGTGGAAGTGTGGTTCTTGCAGATAGCGGGCCATTAACTATGCCTGGTAGCGGTATAACTAACCAGGTGTGGAATCTAACAATAGATTTTACAATTAGAGCTATAGGTGGTGCTGGTACTGCTGGAATAGCAACATTAGGTCAAATGCATATTCTTAAACTTGCAAGCGGTTCACAAGAAGGTTTTGGTTTTAATACAATTAATACTACAACATTTGATACCACAACATCTAATACTCTGGATGTAACCGCACAGTGGTCTAGCAACAATGCAAATAATAGTATTTACACCGATATATTCGTGCTAACTAAAATTTATTAATATAGATGAATAATTTTGAATGGAAAGGTGGTTGGTTAAATAGTATATTACGGATACACACAGATTTAATCTGAAATAAATATTAAAACTAAGTCATGAAAAATAAACTCGTTCATTATTTTATCATAGGTATCTTTTGTAGTCTTTATTTCTTAGTAGCTACAATCTCTATGATTAACTCTGTTGCATTTTTTGACCTAGCTCATAATGGCATTATGAACTGGGCTCTTGCTATTGGATTTGAATTGGGTGCAGCTGCTTCTCTTGCTGCTATTATTATCTTGGATAAGACAAATAAAACAATGGTATGGACTCTATTCCTACTTTTAACCGGATTCCAAATGATGGCAAATTCATTTCATGCATTTGTAAATCTTGAAAACTATATGCCTTGGATAGAACTGTTTGGTCTTGAAGAGGAAGAGCCTATATTCCAAAAAAGAATTCTCTCAATTGTGAGTGGAGCCGTATTACCTATTGTGGCTCTAGGATTCATTAAATCATTGGTTGATTATATTAGACCTGAAAAAACTGAGGAACCTCTACAGGCGGCAATTGAAAATAAACCGGCCGAGGTACCTACAGAACCACAAATAGAAGCCCTTACTGTAGTGGAAGAAAAAGTGGAAGCCTCATCTATCATAGGTGATTCAAAGGTAGGTCATGTTACCATAACACCTGAAGTCACTGAAACTAAAGAAGATGTAGTGGCGTCCAAACAAGAAATCTCCCCAGTTAAACATTACAATCCTAAGCCATAAGTATATACTTATGAACTTATTAACTCAAAAAAATAAAAAGGTATGCCAGCTAGAACCTATGATGATGAAGTGTTTCGTGAAAAACGAACTATAAAAAACCCAATAAAATTTAAGATACCTCTAAACGAAGAACAAAAATCTGCAAAAGATATAATCTTAGCAAATACTATAACACTCCTTGCTGGTAAAGCAGGTAGTGGTAAAACGCTATTAGCATGTCAAATTGCCCTTGACGGTTTATTCCGTAGGCATTTTGAAAAAGTAATTATTACAAGACCTACTGTATCAAAAGAAGAAATAGGATTCCTACCAGGTGATCTTCACCAAAAGATGGATCCATGGGTACAACCAATTTATCAAAACATGTATCTTTTGTACGGTAAGGATAAAATAGATCCCTTTATTCAAAGTGGTCAAATTGAAATTGTGCCAGTTTCATTTATGAGAGGCCGAACATTTCTTGACTCGTGTGTTATTGTTGACGAAGCACAAAACGTTACCAATGAACAAATGGAAATGATTGTTACTAGGGTAGGTCTTCGTTCCAAAATGATTATCTGTGGAGATGATGGCCAGGTTGACTTAAAGAATAAGAGTGACTCCGGCTTTAGATTTTTGTACAATTGCGCAAAGAAAATAAAGCATCTTGCTGCAATTACTCTATTTCAAAATCACAGAGATCCTATTGTTGATACTCTTATTGATATTTATGAAGAAGAGAATTTAAGAAGAAATGGCGGAAAGCCTAATAAATAGAAAAAATGAACCATTATGATATTAAAGAAAGGCTCCAAGGGAAATGATGTTAAAGAATTACAAAGATTCCTTGGTATTAAAGATGACGGGAATTTTGGACCAGGAACTGAAGCCGCTGTTAAAAAATGGCAAGCCGCAAATGGTCTTACCGCTGATGGTATTGTGGGTCCTGCCACTTGGAACGCTATGGGTGTTGCTACTACTGATGCTTCGGAAAAAGTTTATACGACATCAAATGGATTAATAGTTAATCGCTATTATATGCCTACTGATGAATACCTGCCAGGTCCTATTAAACCTGAATGGGTATTCCTTCACCATACCGCAGGATGGCATAATCCTTATAACACTATTGATAGCTGGGCAAAGGATACTCGTGGAAAAATCGCAACTGAATTTGTTCTAGGAGGCCCTTCGGTTAGAGGTAATGACGATAAGTACGATGGTGTAATGGTCCAAGCATTTCCTGAAGGAAATTATGGATGGCACTTAGGTCAATGTGGATCTCAAAAAATGCATAAGAATTCAGTAGGAATTGAGGTATGTAATTTTGGGTATGTAGTAAATGGTAAAACATATGCAGGTACTCAAGTTACACAATCACAAACTGTTGAATTAGCAAAGCCGTTCCGTGGTCATAAAATATGGCATCGCTATTCAGACGCTCAAATTGAATCATTAAGACTTTGGATTCTTTGGATTGCTGAAAGAGACAACATTGATGTTAGATCAGGATTACCTGCTTTAATTAAGGAGAATGGTGCTGCCGCATTTGAATGGAATGAAGATGCTTATTATGGTAAAGCCAAAGGACTTTGGACTCATACCAATACAAGAAAAGATAAAGTTGATATGTTCCCTCAGCAAGAATTGATGGATATGTTAACAAGCCTCTAAAAAATAGAAAATATGAAATGGCAAAAGCTAAAGCCGGTGTAACAAATTCTTTCAAAAGTAAACCTAAGGTATGTAGACCTGGGGTTCAGGCTAAGACTAAACAGTCTAAGAATAAGAAATCAAAGAATTACGTTAAGCCATATAGAGGTCAAGGTCGCTGACTTATTGTCATAGACACTTTTGAGTTTTCATGAAATCCATGACATTTTTTGTAGTGTTTTCTTAAAAATATAGTTTTGCATGGTTTTTATAGTTATAATAAACAAATAGGGGAAACTCTATTATAATAAAAAACTAAAAAAAAATTAAGCTATGTTTTATTACAATTCAAATCATTTTGATGATCTGCTAAAGGACACATTTAAAGATTGGCCTACATGGTCAACAACAGTAACTTCATTAGGTAATCACTATTCAGAAAAAACTGATGATGGTTATAAGTTGGAAATTGCAGTACCTGGTTTAACTAAAGAAGACCTAAAGGTTAAGATCATCAAAGGCCGTCTTAATGTTATCTGTGAAAAAGAAAATCATTGGACTTCTGCTTTTGACAAAACATTTACTCTACCAGAAGATGCTGATGTTAAAAAAGTAAAGGCATCTGTTGAGAATGGTATCTTATCAATTGTAGTTCCTATTGGTAAAGATCCTGAAAACATTATTGAAATTATTTGAAACAAGATAAGTAAACTTGTATATAAATAAAAAACAATAGATATGGAAAATCAAAATCCTCAGGAATTAACCCAAGCACAGGCAGTCAATGTTTTAATCCAGGCCGCTCGTATTGCACAGTCAAAAGGAGCATTCACGCTTGAAGATGCAGAATTAGTTTCTAAAGCAATTAAAGCGTTTGTACCGGTTAACCAAGAAAATGGCCAGGATCCTGTTATTAATGAAACTCAAGAAGAGACTATTCAACCGGTAGTAGAAAAAGCATAAGGTGGTTAAGATCTTAGTTTTGATCGAGGATCTGAGTAATCAGATCCTCTTTTTTTGCTTACAGATAAATAATAAAATTAAGAACCTGCAGATGAAAAGGAGAATTCCTAAAATAATTGTTAACCCAACTAGAGTACAACCCAATAGGCCAATACAGGTTACAAACCAGGTACAACCACAAAGGCAAGTACCACAAATAAATAATGGACCTAGTGTACCTATAAATAAGAGAACAAGTTTTTCTGCAAAGAGTTCTACAAGAGTTTTTATTCTAGGCGGTGGTCCTTCAATTAAAGATGTAAATCTTTCATTTCTAAATGGTGAAGATGTTATTTGTGTAAATAAGTCAATCGATCTGGTAAGAAATCCTACATTCTTTATCACAATGGATTATAGCTTTTTTGGCAAGGTTGGTGCACCTGTACAAAATATTACATCCAAGGCAAAGAGTAGCCATTTTATAATTAATAAGGGACATAAGTATATCCAGGAGATAAATGGATCTTATGTTGATGTTAGGAATAACCTTAGGTATGCTGGGCTTGAACACTTTACATCTTTGTGCAATTCAATTTGCAATCCTGGCGGGATATCGTGAAATCTACTTATTAGGATTTGATTTAGGAAATACTAATATTCATGCAGAAACTCATTTTCATGGAGCATATCCTAAAGTTCCATCAGAAACATTTAGACAAAGATTAGGTACATATACAGCAAATCTTGTAGCCTCTATCTCTAAATTATCTTCAAAGAGTTCAACCAAGATAATGACAATGACACCTACTCCATTAGAGGCGGTGATACCTTTGGTAAAAACTGTGAGTGGTGTTGATAAAGTAGAACTACAAGAACCGCCTAAAGAAGTCATTAACACAACATCTTCTCTATCTGATCTGGTAATTGTTGCATACTATACACTTAACACTCCGTATGAAGATGAAGCCAAAAAATTAATCAGATCTCTTAGTAGATTAGGTCTTAATCACGACGTAGTAGGTGTTAAGAATCTTGGTGATTGGCAGGCAAACACCAGATTTAAGGCTAAGTTTATGGAAGACATGTTAAATAAGCATCAAGGAAAAAATCTTTTATATGTTGACTCTGATGCCATAGTACACAGTAAACCGGTTCTTTTTGAAAACTATAACTATGATATTGCAGTTAGGTGGCAAGACTTTAGATGGAGAAAGGATGAATGCCTAAGCGGTACTATTTTTATGGCAAATAATAATAAGACCAGAGAACTCTGTAAAAGATGGCAGAGAATTAACATAAGCGAAGGACCTAATGCAAAAACATTTGAACAATGGAACTTAGGCGCAGTGATTAAAGAAATGGAAAGTGAAGGAAAGATTAAGACTGATAATCTACCTGCCGAATACACATTTATATTTGATAGTATGAGAGCATTATATCCTAATGCAGTACCTATTATTGAACATTTTCAGGCTAGTAGAAAATTAAGAAATAAGATATAATTATTTATGAAAATTAATGAATACTTCGATAAAGTAATCTGTATCAATCTCGCTAAGCGTAATGATAGATGGGAAGAAATGCAGAAACAATTTAAGAAACATAACATTAAGGTAAGTAGATTTAATGCGATTGATGGAAATCCTATGGGATGGAAAAGTGATAACTTTGAAGGTAAAGAAACATCGTTTGCCGGCGCTATGGGTTGTATTGCAAGTCATGTTAATGTTTATAGTTTAGCAAAACAAAACGGTTGGAAAAATGTTTTAATCATCGAAGATGATTGCGATTTTATAGACGATTTGAATAAAATGTTTGAAGAGTCTATAAAAACATTACCTAATAAATGGGATCTTTTATACTTTGGTGGTGTTCATGAAACACGTGGTGGTAAATTTGTTCCTGAAAAATTTAATAAGTTTTTTGTTAAGGCAAAAAGAATTATAACAACTACATGTTATGCAGTGAATCATACTGCGTATGATTTGATTTTAGATACTGTATTGGAAAAGAAGCCGTATTTTGATTGTCCTATTGATACATATCTAGGTGCATATATTCAACCTAATCTAGAAACATACGCATATCATCCTCCGATTGCTTGGCAAAGACCAAGTCATAGCGATATCCAAAATGCACATCGTGATTATTCTGAAATGATGAAAAATAATAATGTAAAGTAGTAATATGAAGATTGATTATATTATTCCAACTTTACATAGAGATACGTTAGATAGAGCTATAAAATCTATAACAGATGAAGGCACAAATCATAATATTTTTGCCATTAGTCATGTTAAGGATGGTAGAGGTTGTGGTAATAGAAATGCAGGATTATCTCAAGTTAAAGATAGTGATTGGATTATTTTTCTAGATGACGACGACTATTTAGTTAAAGGATTTAGTAAACAGCTTGATAATAATTTCGATGTTGTTGTTTTTAGAATGTCACAGGATGCGTCTAACCCATATTATCCACCTAAGGTGATTCCTAGGGTATGTAATAAATGTTCTGAAACTACATCAAAGGGGTGCTGTTTACATAGCGGAAATGTTGGTTGTAATTTTGCAATAAAGACTTCATTTTATCTTCAATATAAATGGTTATTTGACTGTTCTGTTAAAACACCTGATTGGCATTTCTTAGAAAGAGTAATTAATAAAACCGATAGAATAAAGGTTACAAAAGATATTTTTTATGTTGCTCCAATGGGAGGATATAATAAAGTAAAACCTAATGGAAAAAAATAAAAGAATATGATAATAACTGTTTATAATGATGTTATTCCACATGAAGTTGTAGAAAACCAAAGAAAGGTATTCGAAAAATTTGGAGAAAAGATTATACAAATTAAACCTAAAGTATGGGAGGGTCATGCCCATACGGTAGATTCTCATTTAAGAAATAGTAATTGGGAATATGCAATAGTATTTGATATTGATTGCATTCCTCTAAATAAAGATGTGATTAAAGAAGCACGAGACTGGGCATTAAAGAATATGGGATTATATTCAGTAGCACAAAATCCTAATCATATACCAGGTGCGCCTGATTATGCAAGCCCGGCCTTTATTGCTTTTTCAAAAAAGACATATGAAGAGTTAGGAAGACCTAGTTTTCAAGGAACTAAAATTTGGGATGTTGGTGGAGAATTAACCTATAGAGCAAGAGAAAAGAATATGCCAGTAGTGTTAATGTACCCAAGCCACGTTGAAATTCCTAAATGGAAATTTAAAGATGGTAAAATGTTTGGTATAGGAACTACTTATGCAAATAAAATATATCATCATTTTGAAGGAAGAAGAGTAACAAAAAGTTTTTTAGATAAATGTAAACAAATTTTATTATGAAAAAGACAATTATAATTATCCCTGCAAGATGGGGATCAACTAGACTACCTGCAAAACCACTTGTTAAGATCTTAGATAAAATAATGATCCAATGGGTTTATGAAGAATGTAAAAAATCATTGGCAGATGAAGTCTATGTGGCAACAGACGATGAAAGAATCCGCACTAAGGTTAATGAATTTGGTGGTAAATGTATAATGACAGGTGAATGTAAAACCGGCACAGATCGCGTATTAGAAGCTGCTAAAGATCTATCATATGATATTCTTATAAACATACAAGGCGATGAACCTGGTATATCATTTAGAGATATTAACTCTCTTATTAATCTGGCAAATAGAAACACACAATCAGTTTCTACATTATCATCTCTTTTATCCAAAGAAGAACTAACCAATAGAAATGTAGTAAAACTCATTAAGTCTGGTAAAAAGGTTGTAATGTTTACCAGGAGCAGTTCTTATCTTTTTAGTCCTGATGTAGAAAAGCATATTGGGGCATATGCATTTCCTAAGGAGATTGTAGAAAAGATAGTAAAGCTTAAAACACAAACAGAAAATGAGATTGCAGAATCTTTAGAACAGTTAAGATGGGCAGATTCTGGAATATCATTTGTATGTAATACAGTTCTTCATGCTGCTAAAGGTGTTGATACACCAGAAGACTTAAAAATGATTGAAACATATCTTAAACAAAATAGAAAACAATCAATATAAAACTAAATACTGTATTATGCAACAGCAAATGAACTTAGATATTAATAACACAACGGAAGTTGTTTGTGAAAGCTGTGGTAACAATACATTTAGACCAATCTTCTTTTTAAGAAGATTAAGTCCACTTATTTCACCTGATGGCAACGCTCGTTTAATTCCGATGGATACACTTGCATGTTTAAAATGCGATCATGTAAATAAAGACTTTAACCCAATTCCTCCACAAATTCAAACAGAAAAATAAACATGGAAAACAACGAAGAAACAGTAGTACAAGAGCCTTTAAAGAAAAGCGAATTAATTGCTAAACAAAAGGAACTTATGGAGCTTAATGAAAAGCTTCTTAAAGAAATGCAGGAAAGAGAGTATACCATTGATCTTAACAACAAAAAGATTTTTGATCGTCTTGTTAAATTTCTTGAAAAGGATGCTCCTTGGGGTCATACCACTGCAACTGGCTTGGTTATGTTATATCATAATCTTCGCGAGCAGAAAGATATCATTATTAAGACAAAGGATTGGGATGGTAAGATCCAATTAAGATCTGCCAATGTAACTATTCTTTGGTCAATGGTTACTAAAATGACCGGAAATGGATTCCATGAAGCCAAAGCCTTTATTGAATTAATGGCTGTATGTGGAGAAACTTTGGCCGGTGCTGTACAACGTGCCCACCAAGATAATCAACAACTTCGTGAAAATCATGCTAAGCTATCTCAAATTGATGATCAATTAGCAGATCCTAATATCATCAATGATATTGAAGAATCTACAGAGACTGTATCTATTGCTAATGAAGTAGACCCAGTAACTGAAGCATAATGGGATTCCATAAAAGATACATAGATAATCAACAGGTTATTCGCCTATTTAATGAAGGCGGGTCTGACCGGGTTATTAAATGGTATACCGGTAAGGTTGACTCTTTAATCCTAGAAACCGGACTAGCATCTGACATTAATAAGATTTTATCAGATGGTGAATGGACAATGTTTGGTCAGGCAAAAATTGCCGAAGAAGTTACCAAACGGATTCATCAAGAATTAGGAATAGAAGAAATTAAAAAATAAGGGACTTCGGTCCCTTTTTATTTCTCTATGTTATGATGAATAAATAAAAAAAGATATCCTAACATGAAATTTATTAAAACGTTTGTTAACTTCTTAACTGAAAAGAAAGAAGAAAAAGACTTCGAGGATAAAATAAAAGGCCACGGATACTTTAAAGGTATATCAACCTCAACTGCCCGCAAGAAAGTGGATCAAATGAAAGACCAGGCTGCTAAACCTGATAATGATCCTTCTGCTTATAAAGAATTACCAGGCGACACCAAAGGAAAGAAACTCCTAAAACCTTCTAAACATACTAAGAATTATCAGGATATCTATGCTGATGATGAAAAGGACACTAAAAATGAATCTATCATTAATTGGGAACTCTATCAAAAGCTTAAAGAAAATGATCTTAAAATAGAAAAAGAGATCAAGGATTTTAGTATTCTTCCATTTATGATTAATGAGGATGACGCAGGTGGGGATCGTTCGCCGATTGATAATGATGCTATTGAAACTGGGTTAAAGAAAAAGAGCGAGGAAACAGGTGTTCCTTTACCGCTTCTTAGAATAGTAATGCGTCGTGGAATGGCTGCATGGAAAAGTGGTCATAGACCTGGTGCAGGACAAGAACAGTGGGGTTATGCTAGAGTTAATTCATTTTTAACTCAAGCACCAGGAACATGGGGTCGTCCTATTAAAGATCCTCAAAAGAATGGACCTAAAGGCGCTTATGGTGCCGATGCTGATGTAGCACAAGAAGTAATTAAAGGTGGTCATGATAAAAATCTAAAAAAAGGATAATGAAAACAATAAAACTATTTGAAGAATTTAAAGAAGCTACTTCATGTCCTGTACCAACTAAAGATTTAGAAGTTAATACCAAAAATCGTGATAGAGCAATTCATGCAGATTTTATTGATTATGGACCTCTTAATGTAGATGAACCTGCAGGTTATTGGGAACATTTAGCAGATCATTGGAATACCAGTGTTGATGCAGCTAAAGCATCTACATGTGGAAATTGTGTGGCTTTTGACATATCTCCTCGTATGTTAGAATGTATGCCAGGTGAAATTAGTGATGGCGATGGAAGATTAGGTTATTGTTGGATGCATCACTTTAAATGCCATTCTGCCCGCTCTTGTTATACATGGGCAAAGGGTGGTCCTATAACCGATGATAAGATATCTTACGGATGGCAAGAAAAAAATCTGGATGCTGCAAACAATCCAAACCCTATTAAGTAATTATGAAATTTGTAAAAAACTTTAATGATTATCATAAAGTCTCCGAGGGACTTAAATATCATATAGAAAATGGTTTGGATTTAACAAACAGTGTTTATCGCTTAGGTTCAGATTCATATGCCAATCTATTTGAAGAAGTAAAACAATATTGGGATAAAGGAAATATCATCCTAAACGGAAAGAGCGGTTGGATGGCAAAAAATCTCGAGGTTGGAAAACCCGCTGTTTATACTGACCGTAAAACCGGAAGAACTACTAAGGTAAAACTCGATTCACCAGAAAGAGGTGGAAATAAAAAGTTTATCGTTTATCGTAATACTGGTAGAACTAATGAAAATGGCGATGTGGTTGCAAGAAAGATTGAATGGGGTGATCCTAATCTTACTGTAAAGAATGATGATCCAGGTCGGGCTGCATCTTTTTGGGCAAGGCATGGTTGCGATAAAGCAGAAAAGATGGATCCTAATAAGGCAGGTTTCTGGGCATGTTATGGTCCAAGCTTGTTTGGAAAACAGTTAGGTTTAAGTAGCACTGAACCTTGGTAAATAAATAAACAAATAATAAAAAAAGATATGAGACATATTCCTAATTATTCGGAATTTAAGAAAATTAATGAAGCTTTTGCTACTTCAATGACAACAGTTCAAAATGATGCCAAATTGAATCAGGCCGCTGATATTATTACAAACTTCTTAAATAAGAAAACCGGTAAGGCATTTAAGAAATTCCCGTTCCTGGTATATTCAAATGGAACCCCGGGCATTATGCTTTATAGTGATAAAGATAGTTCTGCGGTTAGAATTAGCGGCGGGGCTGGTCGTTTTCCTGGTGTAGTTGGTCAATTGGACTATTTTTCTGATGCTGCTTCACAAACGGCTGATTTTTCTGTTAGTAGTGAAACATTCCCAATTGTTGCATTACTTAATGAATTTGTTAAATTAGTCAATGAACCTTCATATGCAACAGAAGTAGAATCATTAACTGAATCTACTCTTAATGAAGCAACTAAATCTTTCTCACCAGCTGAGCAGAAAACAATCTTAAGCAGATTGGATAAAGGCGAAAGCGGCGCTGCTATTGCAAGAGATATGGGAGTATCATACGGTATGATCCTACAACTTAAGAGAAATGTAAATGTTCCTCAAGATGAGAATCCTGCAGTAAAGGCAAACGAATTAACTTTGCAAGATAAGGTTAAACTATTGGATGAAACATTAGATGACCTTTATGAAATTACTAGAAGACTTGCTGCTGGTGCATTTACTTCCCTAATGGTTTCAGGTAGAGCAGGTACTGGTAAAACATTCTCTGTTACTAAAGCATTAAAAGATGAAGGTCTTATTGAGGATGATGACTTTATCGTTGTGTCCGGAGCAGTATCAGTTATTATGATGTATAAGAAAATGTATCAATACAGAAATCAAGTTCTTGTATTTGATGACTGTGATGCTGTATTCCGTGATGAAAATGGTCGTAACATCTTAAAGGCCGCTCTTGATACTAAAAAGACCAGAAGAATTTCTTATCTTAAGAAGAGTGGATTAGTATTTGACCCTAAAGATTTTGAAAATAATCCAGAAGGTGAATTTAATGCAATTGAAAATGGATTAGTTCCTGCATATTTTGATTTTGCCGGTAGAGTGGTATTTATCTCAAACCTTCCTAAAGATAAAGCTGACCCTGATGGAGCTATTCGTTCAAGATCAATCTTAATTGACGTTAATCCTGATGATATGACTCTAATGGAAAGAATTAAGATTCTTTTACCAGATCTTGAACCAAGAGATATGCCTCTCAAAGATAAAGAAGAAATTTTTGAATTTATGAAACGCGCAAAAGACGTCTCAATGAGAACCTTTGTTAAGGCTGCAGGTTTCAAACAGGCAGGTCTAAACAATTGGGAAAGAATGGCACAAAGATATCTATAATATATGAAACATTTTAGATCATACAGTGAGTTTAAACTCCAGGAAAAATACGAAGGTGTAGAGGTTAGTACTAGACGCTACGAAAGAGTACATGGTAAAAAACCGCGTGGAAATGGAATGTGGGCATTTTACCTTGATCCAATTGGTGATGAACCTATTTTTACTCCTTCTGCAATGAACTATACCGATGCTGTTAAATGGGCATCTCTTAAAGCCAGAAACATGGGTAAGAAAGTTATCTATGTTGGTGAATCGGTTAATGAAGAAGTAAATCCTAAAATTAAAGATGAAGTTATTTCAAGACTATCTGACTTCTTTAGAGTTTCCCCTAATGCCTTAAAGAAATTTAATTTTGATGGAAACGATAACATTAAAGAACTTACAAAGGCTCTTAATTCAACTAGTGATCAAGGCACTAAGCTTTATTATGATACTGCAATTAAACTTGCAAAAGAAGATCTTGGTATCAGAGAATCGGTTAATGAAGCCTATAACGGTAATATGTCAGACTTCAAATATGATTTGGAAATGGCAGTTGAAGAACTGGGTATATCTGGTAATGCAATAAAAAAGGTTTCAAAATCTGGTAAAGGATATGAAGTTAGAATGTCCAGTTATATGAGTCAACGTGGTACTTGGGAAAAGATTGGGGAACTTATTGGGGCTACTCTTGTAGATTTTAAAGCAGATAAATCAATCAATGTTGGAATTTATGAAAGGGAAACATCCATCACTGAAGGTGAAGCTCTTATCTTTGATATAGTAGAACCTGAGTTTAATGATCTTAAGAATAAGATATCTGATCTTAATAAAAAGACAGTTGACCTAAAATGGAGAAAGGCATTAGATCAAATTCAAAGAGAGGTTGAAAAACTTGAGTTCTTTATATCTAAATACGATAAACAATTAGGTGCGATTGAAACTAATGAATCTCTTAACGAACGTGAATACTCTGATGAAGAAAGAAAAGATATGGCTGATAAAGGCTTAGCCTTACCTGATGGTTCATTTCCAATTAAAGACTTAGAGGATCTTAAAAATGCTATTCAGGCATACGGCCGCTCAAAGGATCAATCCGCTACTGCTAAATTTATTGTTAAGAGAGCAAAGGCACTAAGTGCCGAGGATCTTATTCCTGATACTGAAGATTTTCAAAAGGCTTTAAAGGAAACTATTACTGAAGGTAATGCATTCCTTGCTGCCCGTGCAAAAGCAATTGATGAAGATGCCGAGGAGTTTGAATTTAATGGTAAAAAATATCCAGTATTAAATAGACCTAAGAAACTTAATGAAGAGCTTTCTGATAATGATGCATATAAGATTATAGATATAGGTTCAAAGTTTTCTAAGGAAGTAGGCGGACATTTACTTGCAACCCAGACATTTGATACAGCCAATGATTTTGTTGATTACCTTCTTTCTGAATTTATTCCAAAGAAAGATCATCCAAAATTCTTAAAGTCTGTTAAATCATTAATGTAATATGAAATACTTTAAAAAATATAATGAATTTATCACTGAAAAGATTGCATATCCTGATGGAGACAAAACTACCGGTGATAAGATTCTTGATAAGTTTGCTAAATTAATTAATAGTCCATCAAGTACTGTTAATATTATGTCATGGGCAGTTCAGGGTAGAAGTATACCTTTTATGACTGGTGCCGAATCTTTTTCTGTAAATGCTAATCCATCACAAGACTATTTTTGGATTAATACATCAAAGGGAAAATTTAGACTACCTAAGAAGGATATTAAAAAGGCCGAGGAATTATATGATGAGGTAGAATCTATTATACAAACTGGAAAGCCTAAAAGAAGTGTTGAAGAATCTCTTAATGAATCTACTTCATTAAAGAATGCAATTGCTATTCTTAAGAAAGAAAACATTATGGCATATCCTAACCCAGAAGATTTGGCAAAAGCAATTCACAAACACTATAAAGAAATTACAGGAGATAAGTACGAAGATGCTGTTGAAATGTCAATGAACGATAAGGTAGCTGATATCGTATCATATTTCAAAATCGACGGTTCAGACTTTATGTCAGCCTGGGATAAAACAATAAAAGACTAAACTATGATTACATCATTTAATAATTTCTTAAACGAAAACTTCGGAGAAGCACAAGACATTTATGGCTCATTCTTTGTTGCTATGTTAGGACTTAGAGATCAGGCCCATATATTTCATTGGCAAACAGAATCATTTGCACAACATAGCGCATTTGGTGGATTTTATGATACCTATCTTACATTAGTTGATAAGTTATCAGAATCTTTAATTGGTATTCATGGAAGACCTTCTTTTATGGAAGCTGAAATTGAATTATCTGGTTATAGTGAAGAAAACATTGCGATATTTTTAGAAAAAGCATATGCTTTATTCTTAGGGCAAGGAACTGAATTGGCTGGCGGTAATACCGAAATTAAGAATATCATCGATGAGATTATTGCTGAACTTGATAAGTTAAAGTATCTTCTTACTCTTAAATAATGAAATTCATTAAGGCATACGAATCGTTCCTATTTGAAGGAAAACCTAAAGGTGCTCCTGATTGGCATGATTCAGATGCTCCTGATGCAGAAGGTCGTTTTAAAGATCTTTCACCAAAGGACCTCGCCGCTTGGCTTATTAAGTCAAGAAAAGGCGATCTAAAAAGAATAAGCGGTTCACTCACACAGCAGGTTGTTTTTAATCGTAATGATGATCCTGCATATGCGGAAAAGATGGAAAAGACTCGTAAAGAAGTTTATAAACAATTAGGGAGAGAAGACCTATTAAATAAAAAGGATTAGATGAAAAACATTATCTTAGATAATTTACAAACAAATTTTTGGTTTAACTATCCTAATTTTTATACCGAGGTTTCACAAAAAGATTATAAGATATTTGTGGAGGTTGGGGTTTGGAAAGGTCATTCAATTTCTTATCTTGCAAAAAAGCTAAAAGAATCTAAAAAAGATTTTAAAGTTTATGCAGTTGATTTATTTGAAAATACCTCAAAAGAAGATTGGGGTTATCTAAAAGAAGTTCCTTATATTTATGAAATCTATAATGAAGTTCTGAAGAGAGAAGGCGTTAGAGATGTCATAACAGATATTAAAGGTTGTTCTTGGGATATGGCATCTAAATTCGAAGATCATAGCATAGACTTTGTTTTTATAGATGCAGGTCATGATTATGAATCTGTTAGTAAAGATATTAAAAATTGGCTACCAAAGATCAAACCGGGTGGTATGATATCTGGTCATGATTTTTATAATTCTTCTGGTGTAGCTCAAGCAGTTAAGGAGTTAGTTCCAGACTTTAAGATTAGTTCAGAAAAAATTTGGTTTAAGCAAATCTAAAAAAGTATTAAATGTGTTGTAAAAATTGTAAATGTAAAGATCTAACTGCGTCCAGAATTATTGAGCAGATGGATGATACAAGAAAACCTTTCGTTGATACGAAAGTTGATAAGAACACAAGAATACGAAATTTCCACCCACAATATGAAGACCACTTATTTAAGTGGCATTGGGATGATGAAGATCGTTGGATTGAAGCAACTGGCGAAAATGATTGGCAGTTTCAATTTGATGATGAGTTACCCCAATCATTGGAGCCAAATAAAATAATTATGATTCCAAAAGGAATTTATCATAGATTAATCAAAGGTTCAAATATCCTGACTATCAAAATATCAGCTGTTCCTAATTAAAAGTCTTTCTTAAACCATTTTCAATCCATGGGTATAATTAATATACATTGAAACATGGGCGAAATATATCCAGAAGATAATACGGAAAGAGAACCTATTAAACAACAAAAGTTTAAGAGATCTTCTCTACAGGTTCTAGAGGCATACGGAACCAATATTACTAAGCTTGCCACAGAAGGTAAGTTAGATCCAGTTATTGGTAGAGAAGATGAAATTCTTAGAGTTATCCAAATACTTGGTAGACGTAGAAAAAATAACCCGGTCCTGGTTGGAGAACCTGGTGTTGGTAAAACTGCAATTGTTGAAGGCTTGGCAATGAGAATGATTGAAGGTAATGTTCCTGCTTCTCTCCAAGGAAAAATCATTTATACATTAGAGTTAACAACTATAGTTGCTGGTACTAAATACCGTGGTCAGTTTGAAGAAAGAATGAAGGCCATCGTTGATGAATTAGTTGCTAATCCTCATGTAATTATTTTCATAGATGAACTTCATACCCTCGTAGGGGCAGGTGGAACTTCAGGATCCTTGGATGCATCAAACATTATTAAACCGGCATTGGCTCGTGGAGAAATCCGCTGTATTGGTGCAACCACATTTGATGAGTTTAGAGAAAATATCGAAAAGGATGGTGCATTGGATCGTAGGTTTCAAAAGGTCGTTATAGAACCTGCATCAACAGACGAAACGGTTACTATCTTAACTAATATTAAGCATAAATATGAATCATTTCATAATGTTTCATATTCAGAGGAAATCATTTCTTTAATTGTTAAATTAGCCGACCAATATATCATGGAAAGATTTTTACCTGATAAAGCGGTGGATATTCTTGATGAAGTTGGTTCCTTTAAGCACTTAAATAATATGAAGATTCCTAAAAAGATTAAGAGTCTTGAGGAAAAACTTCATAAAAAAGAAGCAGATAAAAATGAAGCAGTAGGGCGGCAAGATTATGAAGCCGCGGCTCGTGAAAGAGATGTCTGTATACAACTTAAAGACCAGATTCAAAAAGAATACACAATCTGGAAAAAAGAAATCTCTGAAAGTAAACTTGAAATTACAACCGATGATGTTCTTAAGGTGGTTTCAAAAGGCACAGGAATTCCTTTAGAAAAAATTAATGATAAGGAAAATAAAAATCTGATTGGTCTTAATGATCATCTTTCTTCCAGAGTCATTGGACAAAAAGAAGCCATTGATAAAATTTCAATAACAATTCAAAGAAATCGCGTAGGTATTAGAAAGAGAGATCGTACCGTAGGTAACTTTATCTTTTTAGGACCAACTGGGGTTGGTAAAACTCAATTGGCAAAAGAGATCGCAAATTACATGTACGGTTCAGAAGACAGTCTTATTAGAGTAGATATGTCAGAGTATATGGAACCTCATTCTATCTCCAAGTTAATTGGATCCCCTCCTGGATATGTTGGACACGAGTCTGGTGGGTTTCTAACGGAGCAGGTAAAGAGAAAACCACACTCTGTTATATTATTTGATGAAGTAGAAAAAGCTCATCCAGAAGTGTTTAATGTGCTCTTGCAAATGTTAGATGATGGGAGGCTTACCGATTCTCTTGGTAGGACTATTGATTTTAGAAACTGTTTAGTTATCTTAACATCAAATACAGGAAGTAGAAAACTTGAAGAGTTTGGTGAAGGCATTGGTTTTAGACCATCTACGACTATTGCTGAAAAGTCTCATGCTGAAAAGGAAGTTTTAAAGAAAGCACTTAATCATAAATTTTCGCCAGAGTTCTTAAATCGTATAGATGAAATCATTATCTTTAATAAGTTAAGTAAGGAAGATGTATTTTACATTCTAAATAATGAATGTAATGATCTTAAAGATAACCTATTTGAAGTAGGTGAATATGATTTTAAGATAAGTAAAGCAGCCAAGGAGATCATTATCAATGAAGGATACGATCCTAAGTTTGGAGCCCGTCCACTGAAAAGAACCTTAGAAAGACTGATTGAAAATCCTATTGCAGAAATGATTCTAAAAGGAGAATTAAAACCTGGAGATACTATCAAGGCTGGAGTCTCCAAAGAATCAATAAAGATTGAAAAGGGTTAAACCTTTTGCTTATTTTGCATATAAAAATAAATGACAATTTTACCTTTTAATTAATGAATCCTACTTACCTTACTTACGATGACATTCAACTTGTACCAAAGTTTTCAAACATTAGGTCAAGAAATCAAATATCATTAAGAACCAAACTAAGTAAAAGATATGACCTACTTATTCCTATTGTAGCATCACCTATGGATACTGTTTGTGAAGTTGATATGGCGGTGAAAATGTTTCGTATGGGTGGCGTTGGATGTATTCATCGCTTTAACTCCATAGATGAACAAGTTATGATGGTTAGAAAAACTGTTTATCAATGTTTTGGGGAAAATGGTGAAGGGCACTTAATGACAGATTGGGACAATGAAGATAATATCCCAATCATGGCTGCAATTGGTGTTAGCGAAAATGATAAGGAAAGAGCCTTAAAACTTACTGATGCAGGAGCAAACGTATTACTTATTGATGTTGCTCATGGAGATCATCAGAATGTAATTGATATGATTAAGTGGTGTAAAGCTAACTTACATTATAGTATTGATATTATTGCAGGTAACATCGCAACAGTTGAAGCCGCTGAAAGACTACAAGATGCTGGTGCAGATGGGTTAAGAGTAGGTATTGGTGGAGGGTCACTTTGCACTACAAGAATTAAGACAGGGTTTGGAATTCCTAATGTAACCTGCATTGAAGATATCGCAGCAGTTTCATCGGTACCAATTATGGCAGATGGAGGTATTCGTGAGAGCGGTGATATTGCAAAAGCATTGGCCGTAGGTGCAGATAATGTTATGCTAGGATCTCTTATTGCCGGTACTGATGAATCACCTGGTAATATTATTGAAAGCAGAAAAGGATTGTATAAAAGATATAGAGGATCTGCATCATTGGAAACAAAATCGGCACACGGCCAAGAACAAAGAAATGTTGAAGGTGAATCAACAGTTATTCCTTATAAAGGTGGTGTTAAGTTTATTGTTAAGGGATTACTTGAAGGTATTCGTTCTGCCTTTTCATATGCAGGTGCTGATTCAATTAAAACATACCACCCAGATTATGTTGTTGTAACTAACTCTGGTATTAACGAAGCAAAACCACATCTATTATGAATTTAATTCAACGTATTACTTCAACTAAAGAAAATACTCTAAGTATTAATCTTGATGATCAATTTATTGCTGTTCATCACTTAGGATTATATGAAGACCAAAGATGGTACTCATGGTCAAGCTGGGGTCCAACTGAAGGACTTATTCCAGATTATGATAGTCACATTGTAACAGAAAAAGAAATCATAGAAAGAATTGAATTACTCTTAGGTGATGACGAACCAGATTCTGTACAAAAACATGCAATTAATGTATTTTTTGGAAAGTCTATTTTATGAGTAGCTTTAAAGAAAAATTAGATGCATTTCATTATCATGAAGCATTAGATAGATCCGCCATGATATGTGATATGATAGATACCTTTTTAATACATCACCCTGTGACTAAGGCAGAAAAAGAATTTGCAGAAAAATTAGAAGAAGCAAATATGAAATTATATGAAGCATACCAAATAATTGGAAGTATTTGCCACAATAAAGAAAACAGATATGAAAACAAACCCTAGACCTAATAAGATTACTAAAATGACAGAGGAAGAATTTTTAGCAGCTGCAATGAAAACCCCAAGAGATCCAATGAAACCTGGTATTGCATTAGGTTTTTCCGTTGGGCATGATAAAGGAGCAGTACTTATCATCAATGGAAGTATTTCGGTTGGTATCTCCGAGGAAAGATTATCACGACTTAAACATGATAAGCCTTGGGATCATTCAATTCCGTTGGCATCAATTAATTACTGTCTTGATTATGCAGGACTAAGCTACGACGATGTTGATATGTATGCATATAACACAGCCGAGGTTGGAGCACAACCTATTGCAGACATTGAAAATGAATTTCAATACTTATTAAGACAGCCATTAAGTAAACTAAAATTCTTAAATCATCATGAAGCTCATGCATATTCAACTTTCTTTAGTTCAGGATTGGATGAAGCTGCAGTGGTTGTTGCTGATGCAAACGGAAATGGAATTATACCAGGTACACCTGCATATGAAGGGTTTGTAAAAAATAACCCAGAGTATTTAAGTAATGCTCCTAAAGATAGATTTTGGGCAGAAGGAACTTCTATATATCATTTTACCTTAAATGGGTTTAAGGAATTAGAAAAAGACTTTGTTCTTCAGCCACATCCACCACTTAATGACTTTAAGAATAAAGAAAGATTTAATATTGGCCATGTTTATGCATATGCCACTATGAAACTTGTTTATAAGTACAATGAAAAAGATCCTAATAATAACTGGCCTGCATCAAGTGCAGGAAAGCTAATGGGATTGGCTTCATTTGGTAATAAAGACTGGGTTGAAACTCAACCATACTTATGTAAATATGATGATCTTAATCATACATTTACCAACGAGGCCGGTGAAATCTATAAAGTATATCCTGGAGTAAGTACAGATTCAAATTTTGCAGAAAAAGCAAATATTGCAGCAGTATTTCAACGTGAACAGGAAAGGATGTGTTTAACTGTTGCAAAAAGAGCCAAAAAATTATCAGGATCAAAAAACATCTGCCTGTCTGGTGGCTCATTCCTAAACTGTAATTCAAATGAACTTATCATTAACAGTGGAGAATTTGATAATTGTTATTTTGTACCACCTGCTGATGATAGCGGTATTCCATTAGGATGCGCATGGTATGCATATCAACAGGTTATGGAGATAACAAACAACTATTTTCTTTCCCCTTATTTAGGAAAGACATATACCCAACTTGAAATAGAAAGAGACTTCCAAAGGTTTGTTAAAGAAGATCATACTAGAATTAATCATTTTACTGTTTTTGATCATACTGATGAAAATGTATTAATTACTCATATCACAGATTTATTAAATGCTAATAAAGTAATTGGTATGCACAGAGAAGGATCTGAAATTGGCCCTCGTGCATTAGGTAATCGTTCTATTTTGGCATCTCCAATTAAACCTTGGATGCAGAATTATGTAAATATGCATATTAAGAGCAGGGAATGGTTTAGACCTTTTGCACCATCTGTTTTAGCAGAAAGAGTATCTTCTATATTTGATATAACTGCATTCTCTCCCTACATGTTAGTCACCTGTAATGTTAAAGAAGAGTGGAGGGAAAAGATTCCTGCTGTAGTTCATATTGATAATACTTCAAGAATACAAGCAGTAAGAGAAGACATTAATCCTTTCTATCATAAGCTTATAACTAAATTTGAAGAGTGGACTGGAGTCCCTGTGATTCTGAATACATCATTTAATGGTGCACATGAACCTGTGGTTGAAACACCATACGATGCGTTAAAAACTTTTTGGACATGTAATCTTGATGCTGTATGTATTGGTAATAAATTAATAATTAGAAATTCATACTTTAATAGGTAATGAAAAGATTTGTTGAATTCACTCTTATCTGGATAAGTCAAAACATGGCCATACCGTTTTGGATGGTTGGTCACATTCACCTTATGACATCCATTTATGAAGACATTCATGAAATCATTATGAGCATAGGTATGAATATTATTGTAGGTATAGGATTTTACTTAGATTGGAAAAAGAACAAAAATGAATAATTTAGATAAACAATATCAGGATCTTCTTAAAACGATTTTGGAACATGGTGTTACAAAAGAAGACCGGACCGGCGTAGGAACCAAGTCAATTTTTGGTTATACTATTCGTCATAATATGGCGGATGGGTTTCCTCTTTTAACTACAAAGAAAATGTATTGGAAAGGAATTGTAACTGAGCTCATCTGGTTTCTTCGTGGTGATACTAATATTAAGTTCTTAATTGATAATGACTGTAATATTTGGAACGGCGATGCATATAAAGGATATGAAAAGGAATGTATTGCACATGGCGTAGATCCAATGTCGATGGAACAATTTATCCAAGGAATTAAGAACTATAAAGATGATCGAGATTGGATTGAGAAGATTAAAAATCCCGCTACTCATTTTATTCCAGATTTAACAGGTTACCAACTCGGAGATTTAGGTCCAGTTTATGGTAAACAATGGAGACAATGGCAAGGTTGGATGAAATATAAAAATGATGATGGTAAAACTGGACATGGTTCCCTTTGGTATGATCAGATTCGTCGTCTTCTTAATGATCTTGAACGTAATCCAGATTCTAGACGATTAATGGTTAACTCATGGAATGTTGCAGAAATTGATCAAATGGTTCTTCCACCTTGTCATTATGGGTTTCAAGTTTATACAAGACCAACTACACGTGAAGAAAAGATTGTTAATCCTGGAAAATACAGAGCAATCTCTCTTATGTGGAATCAACGTTCAGTAGATACATTCTTAGGTTTACCGTTTAATATTGCTTCTTATGGTCTTTTATTAGAGATCATTGCAAAATTAATGAACATGGTACCTGACCAATTAATAGGCAATCTTGGAGATACACATCTCTATCTAAATCATATTGAAGCAGCAGAAAAACAAATCACCAGAGAATCATTTGAATTACCTAAACTAAATATTAACACGGAATGGTGGCCTACTGTTGGCGGTGAATGTGGGGAAGGCCCAATTAGTTGGCAATCATTCATGGATGGATTAAATAAATTCAACAGTAATTCATTCTGTAAGTGTCTTATTGAAGAAGATATTCAACTAGGTAAATATGAATCGCAGCCTGGTATTAAGGCACCGTTAAATAATTAATATGACCCAAAATACATTAGGCATACATACCGTTTATACTCCAACTAATAGGCGAGGTACTACTAAGATTCATGATATGATGAGATTTGAATCAATTACAATGATTCTATCTTGTCTTTATTGGAAAAAGTTTCAAGGACCTATAAAGTTATATTGTGACAGTAATTTTTATGACTACATAAAGAAGTTAGGATTACTTGGTCTGTGGGATGAAATTGATACAAAGACAGTCACTGAAGGTTTTGCAAAAGATATAAATCATGATACCTTCTGGGCATATGCAAAAATGTATGTTAACTCATTGCAGAAAACTCCATTTGTTAGTGTTGATCTTGACCTGTTTCAAAATGAACCGTATGATTACACAACCCATGATATTATATGCTCTCATATTGAACATTCTGATTTTATAAATGATAATGTACAAAATCGAACCACACCTGTCTATTATCCTAACTATTTTAATTGGGATATGTTTAAGGATAGGTTTGTAAAGTATCCTGATTTAAGATTCTTAAATCATTCATTGAATGTGGCAGTACTTGCTGTTAATAAACCTGAATTTTGTAAAGAAGTTTTTGATATTGCAACTTCATTTGCTAGGAATAATAACTTTGATCCACAGAATGTTAGTACACATGGTTTTGAAAGATATGCATATACGATTCATTCATCTTCATTAATAACATTTATTGAACAAAGGGTTGCTGCAGCTGTTGCAAATACTAGAGGTTATTCCGTAAAGTCCATAATGGATTTAGAATATGACGCAGGCTTGCAAGGATGGATTGGTGATTCATCAAAAATGAAAAATCCTGGTATTACTCATCTTTGGGGATGGAAGGCTACTATGAAGCTTCCAGAAAACGAAAAAAGCAGAATCGATTTAACGAAAGAATTAGACGCGCAGTTTGCTGAAAATTTTCCAAAAGAATATGAAAGATATATGCCAACTATTCTAAAATATTGTAATGAATAAACAAATTAGAAAAACTACATATAAAAATAAAATAAAGTATGCATTCGTGTTCAATTGAAAAGGTAAAGTTTTATTTAGATGAAAATGAATACATTTCGTATGAATCTTACCTCTTAAGAGGATGGATTTTTGGTGAAGAAACAAAAATTGATGATTTAAGATTGGTATCATTAGATAGAAAAACTGTTTATGACGCCTCTATCAAATATCCTATCTTAAGATCAGATGTCGGTTCTGTGTATTCGGACTTTACTCCTAACTCAAGTAATTCAGGTTTTAGTATAACATTTAAATCTGATATAGAAGGAGAGGTTATTCTTGAGGCAAAGATTAAAGGTAAATGGGTATTAGTTGAAAAAATACCTATTGCAGATTATCGGATCGTAACTAAAGGACCTTTAACTAAAGTAAATGATAATGCTCACCCTGCTATAGTTGCAATAGATAACTTTTATGAAAATCCTGATATCATTCGTGAGTTGGCGTTAACTCTTGATTTTAATCCTAGTGGTTATCATAAAGGAAAGAGAACAGAATTAAAATACATAGTAGAAGGCACTCGTGAAAAAATAGAACAAGTTTTAGGAAAGAAGATTCGTAATTGGACAAGCCAACCTCATAATGGTGTATTTCAATATTGCACCCCAACCGATCCTATTGTTTATCATTATGACTCACAAAGATTTGCAGGTGTAGTTTTCTTAACACCTGATGCACCACCTGAAGCAGGTACATCTTTTTATCGCCACAGAAAAGAAACTTGGTTGGATAAGAATCCTGCAAAATATGGTGGGTGGAAGAGCGAAGAAGAAATGAGAGACTTCGATAAAAGAGTTGTAGGTGGAGAACATGATGACTTTTTAGATCCTTCTAAATGGGAAGAAATTGATAGAATCGGTAATAAGTACAATCGATTTGCTATGTGGGATGCAAGCCTAATACATGCAGCCACATCATACTTTGGAAAATCAAAAGAATCAGGAAGACTATTTCATATGTTCTTCTTTGACGCATATTAATAAAATAAATTTATGAAATTTAGTATAATAACACCTACACACAGACCTACTTTTATTAAAGAGCTGTATGATTCAATAAAAGAGCAGACCTATAAAGATTGGGAGTGGATTCTTTATCTTAATGGTTCTGTTTCTAAATCTGATTTACCTGAAGAAATTACTTCTGATGGTAAAGTAAAAATCTACATTGATAAGAAATGTGACCTTAGTCCTAATGTAGGTTATCAAAAGAATAAAGCATTTCATTTAGGTACAGGCGATGTATTAGTTGAAGTTGATCATGACGATATTCTATTACCTAATTGCCTAGATGAATTGGCCAAAGCATATAAAGAAAATCCTGATGTAGGATTTGTTTATAGCGATGATGCAATCTTAGGAGATAACACTATTCCCTTTAATCAGGCAATGGGTTGGACTTACCGTGAATTTGATTGGAAGGGTAAAAAGTTAATTGCACATGATGGGTTCCCCGCGGACGGCGGTGCAATATCAATGATCTTTTTTGCACCAGATCATGTAAGAACATGGAAAGCCGATGTTTATCGTCAGATCGGCGGCCATGATGTAAATCTTTCTATTCTTGATGACCAGGACTTAATGATTAGAACATACCTAGTTACTAAGTTTAAACATATCCCAAAGGTTCTCTACATCTATAGGGTTCATGGAGATAATACTTGGTTAGAAAGAAATAAAGCTATCCAAGATGGTACCTGGCAAATGTTTAATCAATGGCAACAAAGATTAGCAGAAAGAGATGCCGATCTAAAAGGACTTAGAAAAATTGATATTGGCGGCGGTCTTTATCCTCGTCCAGGTTATGAATCTGTTGATATTACAAACGGTGACATTACGGCTGACTTAAATAAAAAATGGCCATTTAAAGATGGTGAGATTGGGGTAATTAATGCGTCCCATGTAATTGAACATCTTGTAGACAAGCATCATACAATGTCAGAAATTCATAGAGTACTTGCTGATGGTGCATGGGCATTTATTGAGGTACCTTCAACTGATGGCCGAGGTGCATGGCAGGATCCTACACATGTTAGTTATTGGAATCAAAATAGTTTTTGGTATTACACAAGACAGCAACAAATGGACTATATCTATAATAAAGATATAAAGTTTCAAGCTAGGGATTTGCAAACTGCATATCCTACTCAATTTTTTGCAGATAATAACATTTATGTAACGAGAGCCTGGTTAAGAGCAATTAAGAGTTCAAATAGAAAGAACTATCCAGGCGAACTATTATGTGACTTATGAAAAAAGGAGGCTTCTTAGGAATATCCTGGGTGGGTTGGTTTTGGATTGCGGCATTTATAACCGGCATATCTTTTTGGGTTTGGGTAATAAGATTGTTTATCTAAAACTTTCAGATATGCCAAACCTTGTTTATATTTAATTAAACAAAGAGTAATGGCAACAAATTTAGGATATTGCTGTATCAACCTAAACCTTCGACCTAAAAGGGTTTCGGTCAATAACAGCTGCATACGTCGCACGTATGATGAGAAGGGATTGGAACATGTAAGTCAATTGGCTTTACTTAATGCTCGCAACCTAGTAGAGATCATCAAATGGAATGATCAAAACGGTTTCAAGGTTTATCGCATGTCTTCTGATATGTTTCCTTGGATGTCAGAGTACGAAATCAAAGACCTTCCAGATTATCGTAAAATTTCAATTCTTCTTCGTGGAGCAGGTAATCTTGCTCTTAAGTATGGCCAAAGGCTATCCTTTCATCCAGGCCCATTCAATGTTTTAGGTTCTCCTAATCCAACACTTGTACGGAAAACAATCAAAGAACTTAACCAACATGCGGAGATCATGGATCTAATGGGTCTCCCTCAATCTCACCTGTATCCCATCAACATCCACTGTAATGGTGTATATAACAGTAAGATAGATACACTGTCTAGATGGGCGAGTAATTATCTACTACTCTCGGATTCGGCACAATCCCGCCTGGTTGTGGAGAATGACGATAAGGGAAGTATGTATTCAGTAAAAGATCTTTATGACGGCATCTTTCAGGCGGTAAAGGTACCTATTACATTTGACTACCACCATCACCGTTTCAATGACGGTGGTCTTTCAGAAAGAGAAGCCTTTGAATTGGCAATGTCTACATGGCATCATCATGGTATCAAACCGCTCTTTCACTATTCTTCATGCCGACGTACCTTTGAGAACAATGAGGCTAAAGCACAGGCACATGCTGACTTTATCTATGAACAGATCAATGACTACGGTCATGATGTTGATATCGAGGTAGAGGCAAAAGCCAAAGAAGTGGCTGTCTTACGATACAAAGAAACACATCATCAATTACTAACCGAATACTTACCATTCTAAATTCATTTATGAAAACACTATCACCTTATTACTATCACACTAGTAAAAGAGTTTTACAAAAACTTGCAATAAAAGTTATTAAAGCCCTTGATCCTAGTAAGAATCAGCCTAAGCATGGAGAATATGAATCTGAGGCAGTTTCAATTTGTAGAAAACTAATATCAAAAGAAGATACAGTTCTTCTCATATCTCCAATCTCAGGAAAAAGATATATTAAGAGTGATGATAATCAACTCTTTATCATTATAGAGGATCTTCGAATGACTATTGTAAATCATTCATATAGTTATAACATACCTCTTGAAGCCAAGGCATTTGGTAGAGTTTCAAAAATATTTGATAATGAAGTTGAAAAACGCAGAATGCAAATGGAAACTGAAATCCGCTCAAATGTGAAACATTCACTATCAAACATATATAAAAATATCGTAAATGAATAAGTTTAGAGTCCTATTTATCTTTGGTTTAGGCATGATTACATTGCCTATAACTATGGTCATTTTTGCATACATTTGGCATATAGGATCAAATCGCGTAGAGAAGAGTTTTTTACAGAAAGATGATAAAGTTATTTATGATACTATTGAGGTAAAGAAAACTGTGGTTGATACGATAAAAATTAAAGTCTATGAAAAAGTGCCTCAGATAGATACAAAAAGAGTAGAAACCCAGTCTTTACCTATAAAAGATACCTTAAAATAAAAGACATGGAAGTCAAATTTGCAGATAGTTTTAGTAAATCAATAGAAAAGATAATTAGAGCCAATAGGTGGTATAATAAAGCATGGTCTTGGATTTGCTATGATGTTCCTCATTTTTGGAAAAATGTTTGGAAATTCAGAGCAGCTCTTTCTAAGCATTATTGGTGGGATTATAGTGGAACTTTAAAGTTCATGGAAATTGCAATTAATGACATTGTAACTAATGTTGAATTAAAGGGGCTCGAGATTGATGAATCTCGACTAAAGAAGGTTACAGCAATGAAACGAGTTGTTGAAATCTTAAAACATATTAGTGAAGACAGTTATATTGAAATGTCTGAGGCTAAACACGGTAAAGTAATATTTCATGGATTTGAATTTGAAGATGCCAAAGATCACCCAGGATATTACCAATTAGTTGATAATGAAACCCCGAAAGAAAGGAATCATAACAGCAAGGTTTATGAGTATGCTAGAAAACTTGAAGAACAAGAATGGAAAGAACTTTGGAAACTTTTAGAAGGTCAATATTATAAAGATTACGAAAAAACAGTAAAACATTTAACACCAGAAGAAAGACGAAAGGATGATCACTATTATAAGTGGTTTGACGGTAGCGGCCTTAAAGGATGGTGGGACTAAATAAATACTATATATGATTAAATTTCAAAAACCCGTTTCTCCTGATCCTACCAATTGGTATTGGTTTGATGGAGGATTTACTGATGAAGAGATCACTCGTATAGAGAGAATGTCGTCTTCATTCAATTTGGAAAATGCAACTGTTAGTGATAGCGGTATCATTAATGAGGCAATGCGAAAGAGTGCAGTTGGATGGATCCCTTTTGATGATAAGTATAGGTGGATCTACGAAAAACTTGCCCACATGGTTTCTGAAGCCAATGATGTACTTTGGCATTTTGAATTAGGTGAGTTAAAGGAGCAAATCCAATACACGGAATACTATGAAGACGGTGGCCATTACGATTTTCACCTTGATGTAGGTGGTGGTGATCCTCTTAATCAAAGAAAGATAAGTATTACAGTTCAATTGTCAGATGGTTCTGAATATGAAGGTGGAGATTTTCAAATGTTAAGAGGTGGTATTGAACCAGAAACTCTTCCTAAGAAGAAAGGTGCTGTAATCATTTTTCCATCCTACATTTTACATAGGGTTACTCCAGTTACTGCCGGTACGAGAAAATCTCTCGTTTTATGGATAGGTGGTGGGAGTTATAAGTAAGAGGTGTACCCGGTGTGGGTGATTTTCAAATTGTTAATAACTTTTTTCAGTTTTTTTCACTCTAGAGAGAAAAAAGTTTCCTAAAAATTTTTTTATCCCAATTATTTGTATTATATTTATATAAAATAAAACGGATATGGAAAACAAAATCAAAATCAACCGCAACCCTCTAATTCTGAGTATCGTATCATTTACTGTGGCCTATATGACTGCAACTGGTAAGATTCTATCCTACATCGAATTTGCCGATGTACTTAATGAAATTGCATTCTTCGGTATAGCTGTAATGCTTGGTACCATAGGATTATTCGCATCTTTTGAAAAATCTCAATCTAAATAATATGACACCTCTTGTAATCCGGGCATGGGCCCAACAACGCACTGCGGCCGATTTTATTCAACTAATTGAAGACTATAACATTGACCTAGAGTTGATAACCATTGACAACTTATTAGACTATAACGAAGGTATGGCCTTAGTAAGAGTCAATGATCTTCTGATTGAATTCTGTGATGGTAATCTTTTTGAAATCTCTGAATATAACTTTGACTGCATATGACAAATACAAAGTACATAACTAAAGATTCTTTGGATGCATTCCTAATTGGAATGAGTAAAAATGTTAATTAAAAACTGGCCTCAACTCCGAAAATAATGCAAGTATACCACGCAACTCAAGCAGCTGCTCTGATAGAAGCCGAACAGTATGCAAAGAAAAAAGGTTACTCTGTAATCTATGAAGACCGCCTATGGACTGAACATGTTGGATATGGGCACACGGTGAAGTATTCATTCCCACTTACTTTAGACCGCACTGGCAATGAAGCAAAATTTTGGTTACACATTCAACTCTACCGCATGGGAAACGGTGGGTATGAACTTAATTGTTACTTATCATGAATCTAGCACAACTTAAAGAAAAGACAAAAGAATTAATCACAAAGAATCCCGAACTTAAGGATGACCTTATGGAGTTTTATTACTTGGCAGTATCAGAGATTGAGGAAGGTGGATCTGAAAGCCATGAATGTGAACTTGCATATAGTGATATGATGGACCTTATAGAAAAGTAATTATGGGAGCAGATATTCATATGTACGTTGAGTACAGAAACAAAAAACAAGCTAAAGAGCGAGATGCTCGAGGTGAAAAGCCTTATTGGTTGGCTTATGGTAACCGAGTAAATCCTGGTCGTAACTATATCATGTTTGCCATCTTGGCAGGCGTCCGCGGTGAGTATGACGAATCGTTTCATCCCAAAGGTAAATTACCTAAAGACATGATGAGTTGGACTACAGCCAGTGATGCATTTATGCACATCTATCCTAAGAAGCATGAAGACAAAGAATGGGAAGGTTTCGTAACTCTTGAAAAGGCAACTAAATGGGAAACCTGGGGTAGACAAATCATCATTAATGAAAATGGTGAACCTACGCATATTGAACATCCAGATTGGCACTCACACACATGGATGAGTATAGAAGAGCTTAAGAAGGCTTATAAGATCTATGCTAAAAAAGCATCTAAAGAATGGGATCAAAAGATCACCAAACCACCAGTTGAATGGATGGCTTTATTGGCTTCAATGAAAGCCTTAGAGGATGAAGGTGAAAACGAGGTTCGTGTAGTATTTTGGTTTGATAATTAAAAGAGCATGAACTTCTCTGACTTACAAAACTCCAATGCATTTAAGTATGCAAAGAATGTGGTTATTCCAACTGAAAGGGCTATTAAAGAAGTTACCGAAATCGAGAAGTATGACTCTGATTATGTGCTCTATATGACAGATAAGACATCTTATGGAATATCACAATGCCAATCAATAGAAGAAACTTTTCGTCAAGAATTTTATTAAATTGTTAATAACTTTTTGAAAAAAGTCACTAAAATATTTTTTTATCCCAATTATTTGTATTAAATTTATACTATAATTAAATAAACGGATATGGTACACAGAGAATACAAGTTAAAAGTCGTAGAGGATATAGTAATCCACTCAGTAGACCAGGATACATGGGAAAGACTAAAAAAGGGGGAGACTATAGAAAAACCGGTCTATGATGGTTTTATCCGCTACAACAAAAAGAACTTCGCTAATGAAGTACAATGGACCGAGGTGGCGGTAAGCTATGGAATCGCTAAACTGGGTTTACGAAATTGTTAATAACTTTTTGAAAAAAGTTCCCAAACTATTTTCAAATCCCAATTATTTGTATTATATTTATATAAATTAAAAACGGAAATATGGATACAACCATTCGCATCACAACCCAGTATTACGAGAACTACGGTGATTCTACTAGTCCTCATTGGAAACCTAAAGGCGGTTTTGAATTTATGATCAAGGCCGACGCTGACCTTGTTATGTATGTGCCTAATCTTAAGGCGGTTCTCGCTGACATGGTGGCTAATGAATCAAACGGCCACGAGAAGTTTGAATACATCGACCACGAAGTCCTCTTTACTGAACCTTTTCAACTATCCACCGAGGATTTTGAAAATCGTGTACGTGCTCAATATGAACAAACCCAATATGCATAATATGAATACTTTCACTCACCAATTCCGCGAAGCGGTAGAATCTGTGGCCGAAGAGATTGGCCTTCTTAATGCAACCAACTCTCGCCATGAGAAGAATGGTACAATTGCATATATTGACCCGGTAACATCTGCCATGTACACACTACACACAAATGGTTACATTCGTCGTACTCATCGTCGTAGAATGTGGTACAGGGGTACAATGCAGAATGTAACATATCAACTAAATCCAGTGAAAAGAACCCAAGGCCGTAATGAACGAGTTATGATGAGTCATTGGGAACAGCTTGGAAAGTTAACAACTTCTGTAATTTCTTATCGTAAGAACAATGGGAACTAATTACTATCGTATACCTCTTGCCTCTGAAGTGGAGGAGAGAAAAGCCCTTCTTATGAAAAGAGTAGCAGAGATGGAAATGACACCAGGTAACATTGAACGAGGATTTAATACAATACCAACTCATGACTCTGATTATTCATGGGAATATGACAGTCCTTGGTCAGAGTTTACAGAAGGTATGAGTGTCCATTTAGGCAAGAGATCATGTGGATGGAAGTTCTGTTGGAATTTTCATAAGAACCGCCATTATCATCATAAAGAATCTCTATTGGAATTTATTCGCGCAGGCCGTGTTGTTAATGAGTACGGCGAAGAGATTCCCACTGAAGAGTTTATTCAAATGGCTCTTGATTGGGGACAACCTGACGGTTGGGTACATAATGCAGAATATGAAAAACACCAACGAGAATTAGGACATAAAACATGGGGACCTTCATATTATGATACAATTATAGATGGTCTCCGAGTATCAACTTCAACTGAATTTTCTTAAACAGCTAAAAATAGAAACTATGGGATTAGACATGTATCTTACCAAAAAACATTACGTTAAAAACTGGGATCATACTCCAGAAGAAAAACAACACACAGTGACCGTCACGCAGGGTGGAGAAACCCCTTCATACATTGACACGACCAAAATCAAATACCTTGAGGAAGAGGCTGGTTATTGGCGTAAAGCAAATCATATTCATAATTGGTTTGTCGATAATGTACAAGAAGGTAAGGATGAATGCCAAAAGGCATGGGTTTCACCTAGACAGTTAGAAGAGTTATCCACGGCCTGTAAAGAAGTCTTGGCAGATAATTCTAAAGCAGGAGAACTTTTACCTACCGCTGATGGATTCTTTTTTGGTGGGACTGAATATGATGAGTATTACTTTAGAGATATTGAAGATACTCTCAAATTCATTGAACCTATCCTAGCCGATATGGATCAAGGTGGTAATCTACCTTATGATGTTTATTACCAATCTTCTTGGTAATCTTTCAGAACATAAAGAAACTTGTTATTATTTTATAAATTAAAACAAAATGAAATTCTCTGATATTATCTTTACACCCCACCCACACGGAGGAGTGAAGTCTCGTACATTCTTTCCTAACGGATATGAACTATCTGTTGTGGCAGGTCAATTCGCATATTCAACTCCTAGAACCGATTTTGATTCTGCTGATGATTATGAAGCATTTGAAATTGCTGTTTTTGACCAGGACGGTGAATTCGTTACTAATCAATTTGGATTCGGTGATGATGTCCAAGGTTGGTTAAGCAGAAAAGAGATTGAAGAATTGATGAAAACCATATCCGAACATGCCTAAGAAATACAGATACCGCATTGAACACATTTATCCACCGGCATTTGCAGTGGTAGGTGGTCAGCGGTATCTGTTTCCTGGCTGGATTCCTGTCGAAGATGATGTTACATTCGAAGATGTGGAACATATTAATCCTTATGCAAATCTAAAAAAGGAAACCTTCACGGTGACAGGATCCACTGGAAATACATACACGGTGACACGGCGAGAAAACGCACTCACTTGTGACTGCCCAGCCGGAAAATTCCGCGGTCAATGTAAACATATAACCCAAATTAAAACCGAACTGTCATTGTCCTAATATATAAAATAAATTAGTACAAATGAATACAGTTCTTATTATTTTATTGATTGCAGCTGTTATTGCAACAATATATACTACGTTTAGTGGTAAAAAGAGTTCAACATTAGTAGGATATTCCGAACCACATAAACCAAGCGGTATCTCTGGGTTTAAACCGAGCGGTACATCTGGTATCTCTGGAACTAAACCGAGCGGTACATCTGGTATCTCTGGAACTAAACCAAAGCCAAAACCGAGCGGTACATCTGGTATTAAAGGTGTTAAAAAACCTGGAAGACCAAAGAAGACGAGTGGCAATAGCGGAATTAAAGGAATTAAATAATGAAAAGCTATAAAGACTTCATATCAGAATCATTTGTACAAAATGTAGTACAAAACGATAAGGATCCAAACTTTGATGGTGCAGATCCTTCCTCTATTGAAATTCATAATAGGGGTATTGGTGGAGTAAATTCTCTACAAGGTCATCGTGATCAAATTGTAAGACTTTTGGAACAAATGCTTGCTGATGCTAAAATGGCTCAAAAGAACCATAAATTAGCTCATTACTCTATTGCAAAGATTTTATCTTTGGCTGATCCTGATCGTATAACAGGTGTGTTACTCACTTACCTAAAGAACCATCAGACTGCAATTGAAGAATTAGAAGCAATTCGTAGAAAAGGTGGAAGTGGAGCCGGAAAATCAATTCCTAAAGGATTGATCTAAAAATAAAATTACATAATGGCATTAAGATTTAACAGCATTCAAGAATACGGTGAGTATATCTATAATGAATGTATTAAGCAAAACAAGCAAAAAGATGTTTGTAATAGTGGAAAAGGTGGTACAAAAACAAAAGTAACTGACTCCGATCCTGATGGTTTTAGTTTAACTTATTCTTCAAGTAACCTAGATGCTAAATCACAGGAATATCTAAACACCCACACGGTGATAAGTAAGGCACCACCGCAAAATGCCCCAGCCCATATAGAAATTGTTGAAGGTGAAATCTGGAAGCAAACTATTCACAAGTATGATAAAAATGTTTATGCAAACAAAACTGTAGTTGATAATTCAACTGACTTTTCTGTTTCTGCTGATGCATCTTATAAAGAAGCTAATGTAAGTGCCAATTACGAACAGGTTTATTCTGAAGAAGATACTAATGTAAGTGAAGAAGTTTCAAAAGATGCATCACAATATGATTTGGAATTTCACGGCATTCAAGGAAAGCATTATGCTGTAGATTTTTATACAAATAAGTATACGTGCTCTGACCGCCCAACTTTAGAAATTACTTATACTTTTAAGTCAATAACATTTAGAGCGGTATGCGATTATTCAGACGGAGCTGCATTACATTGGAATAATGAACATTATCATAAAACATATGATATAGTATCTTTAGGTCTTGACCCTATTGTTACAATTCCACAAACTGTGGTATTTGATGTTAATTATGATAACCCATGGCCTAGTTACACAATAACAAACATAATTGATAACATATGAAACATATTAGAGAATACGAAGAATTTCTAAACGAAAACACAAACGCAAGGCGATTCCAAAATAAAGGAAAACTGCGCTATAGTGATCAATTTAGTGGTAATATTAGTCTTTCTAAAACAATTGGTACTGAACTAGGATTTGATCCAAAAAAAGGATCATCGGGTGTTGGATTTGATAATGTATCTATGTATGATAATGAATCGAGTAAAACTATCGTAGGTGATGCACTTACCGGTAAATACACATACGATGAACTGGTTAAACTTGCCAAAGAATGGTACGATAAAAATGAATCTATGATTGGTGAAGCCGCAAGTGTACCTTCAAATATCATGGATTTTGCAAAGAGAAAGGGTTCTTATGCAGTTAGTCTTGTAAAGAAAGCTGCAACCTGGGCAGAGAAAGCCGGTAAAAGAATCTCGGGTGGTACTGCAATTGGAAAGAATTATGATACAATTATTCTTGATATGAAACACCAAGGATCTGAGATTTATATCAATCTTAATGATGAAACAATTGAACTATTTGGAGAAGAGGTAACTGATGCTAAATCGTTTGCCAAGGTACTTCAGGATAACGAATAAATATTTTACCATGAAGCACATACAAACATTTGAAAGTTTCTTAAATGAAGCCGTTAAATTAAAAATTGCATATACTCCGATTGATAAGAAAGCGTATACTACGCAAAGGCAAGGTATTAAGTTTTCTGTAAAAATTAACAATCAAACGGCAACCGGAATTTGGGTTCCGAAGTATGGTGATATAAGTAACGGTGTTGATGTAAATGAATTAGAAGGATCTGACAGAAAAAGATTCTACATATTTTCTTCTGGCGGATCTTCTAGATCTTTTCCTATTAGTGTTCAACTCGAGGAATTGGATAAACAGCCAAAAGATCTAAGTTTCACTGGGCCGTATCTTGATATTAGCAAACTAAAAAGTGCGTTTATTGATAAGATAACACAAGCTATAGAAAAACCTACAAAAGAAGAACAACTTTCACCAGAGTTTTTGGAGTACTTTGGTATAAATCAAATTTAAGAATAAGTAATTTACTATGAAACATATTAAACACATTGATTCATTTATTAATGAAGCAAAAGACCTATCAATTAAAGACTATAAAGTTGGTGATGTTATTTCCTTTAAAGACGGTGAAGACTGGAAGGTAACAAAGATTAAGTATGATAAACTCATGGTTAAGCCTCATAATGAAAAAGCCAAAAAAGCAAATACGAGTATAGAGATTGATATTGACTTAGACTATCTTAAAAATAATTTAGCAGAATCTACTGTTAATGAAGGTCGTACAATTGAAAAGATTGAAAAAGACAGAACCAAGATCATAAATGATATGGCTGAAATTGTTACTAATTGGAAAGCCGCTAAAGAATCTGGTGATAAAAAAGCCGAGGCATCATTTTTACAAAGACTTAAGGACCTCACCGCTCAAAAGAAAGGCCTAGAGAAAGAACTTAATGTGGCAATTGCTGGTAAAGACCGTGATGTCGAATTAGTTATCTCAGAAGGTGTTATGTCCGAGATTGACCTATTAGCTCAAGAAGCCAAAAACTTTAAAGATTTTCTTAAAGCATTTAAGACCGATAATCGTTATAAAGGTTTAGATACCGCAGGTGATGTTAAGGAATTTGAATCTTGGTTAAAATCTATATATGATAACGCTAAGAATGAAAGTATGAATGAAGGTGAAGATGTTAAGAAAGGCATTCATGATCATTGGAAAGAACTGTATAATGAAGACTTTGTTTCTGCTTATCCTAAAGTAGCAAAGATTCTTAAGAATCGTCAAAACGTTGATCGTCGCGAATTGGCAAGAATCTGGGATGAAACCTATGGCGAAGACTTTAAAGAAAAGTACGCTAAGATCTGGGATGTTTTAGATTAACATTCATTAAACTTTTTACATTTTTTTCATATAATAATAGAGGGACCGTTTCAAAAACCTGGTCCCTTTGTTATTATTGTTATATGGAAACTTTATTATGGTTAGATGATATCAGAGATCCAAAGGATAGCATTTGGTGGAATTGGATTGCGGTATCTGGTGTTAACCCAACCCATTATGATATTGTATGGGTAAAGAATTATAACGATTTTACTAAGTGGATCAAATTCAATGGTTTACCAACGGTAATCTGTTTTGATCATGATCTGGGTGAAGATCTTGCCAAAGACCGCGTATCTAGCGGTATGAGTAAGAGAAAGGCCCGGTCATTAAAGAGAGAAACTTTAAGCGGTTTTGATTGTGCCAAATGGTTGGTTGAATTCTGCTTGGATGGTAAACATTCAATGCCAGAGTATAGAATTCAATCTGCTAACCCAGTAGGCGCAGAGAACATAAAGGGTTTAATTGAAAACTTTAAAAAGAATGTAGAAAATGTTAGGACTGTATGATATAATGGATGACATGTTTGCAACTGGTTTAGGTGTTGATGTTGAAACATATATTGATGTTATTGAGAACCGCTGTAATACAGAAGAAGCCATGTTTATTATTGATAATCTTTGGGATGAAGATGGTAACCCGGACAAAGCAAAAGAACTGTTTAATCAAAAACTAAAAGGAGAGTAATATGATTGCTAATATTAAGAGATATGCTATGAGAAATGCAAAATCAAAAGAGAGTAAGTTTTATGTAAAGGATAAGAGATCCTTTAAGGAAAAGGCTAAAGACTTTGGACAGAGTCTTTTATTTTGGAGAGGCCGTAAGAAAGGAATGATTCATACTCGTAACCTTGAATGGTCAGACTTAAGATACATTTTCTTTCCAAAGAAATTGGAAAAATACGGATACTTAAATATCACATTCTATAAAGAGGATAGTGAATACTACAGAGCACTTTATCCGCTGGTTCTTGCTATGGATTATGAAGCTAAACCTACTTGGTGTCCACGTTGGTTCTTACGATTCTTACATGTTTTTGGTAATGATAAGTCATTAGTGAGAGTACGTAATAGGGCTTTGCACGACCTACACAGGTACTTAACCAAAGGTATCTTATTCTGGGATTGGAAAACTAAATGGGCTTCTTATGATCTGCGGATTAGTATTTCAGGACCTACCCACCTACAAAATTTAGCCGATGATATTGAACGTGGCTTCTATTCTAGAGGTAGAGAAAAAGAACTTGTTGAGCAGATCTTAAAATTGGATCCTAATGCATCAATCATTTGGGGAAGCATTAAACGATTTGAAGAACAATTAGAAGAATTAGAAAATCAAAAAGAAAATGACAATACGGGAGTTTAACGAAAAGTATAAGCAATACTTAGAAGAAGGGCATTATGGCCTTGCTGTTGGAGATGCCGAATTTATTCAATGGCTTGATAAAAGATTCCAAGAATTCATACAAAAGCCTGGGTTTAGTTATAGTCAAATTAAATCAAAATTTGGTATGGGCCGCTTCTATTGCGAAGGACTTACTCGTGAAGAAACATCAGAAATAGAACTTAAAATATCACAACTATGAAAAGAATAACATTTATAAGCGATACACATACGAAACATAGAATGTTGGATCTTCCAGGTGGAGATATTCTTATTCATAGTGGAGATCTTATGAATAGCGGATATAACCTAAATGATGTCCATGACTTTCTTATGTGGTTTGAAAAACAGGATTATAAAGAGCTTATCTTTATTGCAGGTAATCATGATCGTATGTTTGAAAACCATCCAATAAGAATGGATGAAATACTTGAAGGATTCCCTTCTATTACATATCTTGAAGACGACTGGGTTGATGTAGATGGAATTAAGATTTATGGAAGTCCTTGGCAGCCAGAGTTTTATAATTGGGCATTTAATCTACCAAGAGGAGGCGAAGATATTGAAGAAAAATGGTCAATGATTCCTCCAGATACTGACATTCTCATCACACACGGTCCACCACAAGGTCACCTAGATATAAGCGGTGCACCTTATAATGAACCTAACTTAGGCTGCGAAATGCTTCGTATCTATGTTGATAACATTATACCAAAGATTCATGTATTTGGTCATATTCATGGAAGTGGAGGATATAAGAAAGATAATGGAATACATTTTGTTAATGCCGCTGTTCTTAATGAAAGATATGAACAGGTAACGAATGGTATTACTGTTGACTGGGATCCAGAAACAAATTCAATAGACTTTATATAAAAATAAAAATTATGAAAATTGAATATGTACCTTATTGGGATAGACTTTATCTTATTCCTACAATTGCAATCGTTTTAGATCCAATGTTTGCGGGTTATAAGTATTTAAGCCTATCATGGCTTAGGGGGTCAATTGAGATAAGTTGGGGTCGCATTAAAGAAAATGAGTAAATAATGGCAAAAAGGATAGTGATGCAAATAAATAAAACAAAAAACCGCCTCATGAGATTTTTGAGATCACTATTTGTTAAGAAACCTAAAGAAGTATTCCCTTATTCTGTAAAAGGATTTAGAGATGCTAAGAGATGGGCATTATCCCAACCTCACCCATTTGCTCCTGAACTTTGCCTATGGGATTATGTTAAAGCTATGGCTTATCATGAAACTGAACTCCAATTACATATTATTAATCAATTCGTTAAAGGTAAGCTTGACGATAAACATATGTTTATATGAAGATAGGAATTACATGTTCTGCATTTGACCTATTTCATGCAGGGCATGTTAAAATGTTAGAGGAGGCAAAAGGTCATTGCGACTATCTTATTATTGCTCTTCAAACAAATCCTACTATAGATAGGCCTAATAAGAATAAGCCTATACAGTCAGTAGTTGAAAGATACATTCAACTTGCCGCATGTAAATGGGTTGACCAAATAGTACCATACGAAACTGAAAAGGATCTTGAAGATATCTTCCTAACATTTGATATTCATGTTAGGATTATAGGCGATGAATATCAAAGTAAACAATTTACCGCTAGAGAGATATGCAGTAATCGTGGCATAGAGATCATTTATAATAAACGTGATCACTCTTTCTCTAGCACTGAACTTAGAAAACGAATTTATAATGAAGAACTTAAAAATCAAGTCAAAGTACCTTCTTAATGTTGAAGGTAAAAAAATTAAGGCAAACAGTCTTATTGAATTAATTTGGAAGGTATTGAGAGGAAGCCATGAGTAAACTTTACCTAGACTTTCTTGAGGTAGGTAGTAGTGATTTTAACACTATCATGGAATCCTGTAAAGAATCAGAGGTAGGCATGGTCATTGAACCAATTAAGACCTACCTCGATAATTTACCCAATAAAGAAAATGTAATAAAAGTTAATGCAGCACTCTTATTTGGAGACAGTGAACCTGTTCCAATTTATTACATTAAACCTGAGGTAATAAAGAAACATGGGTTATTTGAATGGATGAGAGGGTGTAATTCTATAGGTCATCCTCATGATCATCATTTAGATTATTTTGAGACAATAGAAGAGTTTGATAAATGGCATTCTGCTTGGAAAGGACCTGATACTCCTAAAGGTAGAAACCTTCTTGAAGAAGGATTAGTTTCTATAGAACATGTACCTAGCATATCATTCTATAATCTTGTAAAAGAATTTAATATAGGTGGTATTAAGTACATTAAGCTTGATACTGAAGGAATAGATGCCGATCTTTTAGAATCAATATTGGATGATCTATGGGAACTTGACTCTGTTAAATTACCAGAAAAGATTATGTTTGAAACCAATGCACATAATGATACTACGAAATCATTTCAGATAATTGAAAGATTAGGTAGAATGGGATATGAAATCTTGGTAGGTCAAGCCGACCCAGAATATTGGACTAAATTTGAGGGAACTATCTATAGAGACTGTAAAGCAACCTTAACACCTAAATGGGATGAGCATAAAAAAGATTAAGAAAGAGTATAAAGAAACTCCGAAAAAAGAAATAGGTGGAGCAGTAATTGAAAACTTTACATACGGTTTCATAGGATCCGTTATTGTAGTATTCATTTCAAATAAAGTTGATATCGCTGTGCTTTTAAGTTATCTGGCATATTACTTTTTTGTTGGTCGTGTTGTCAATCGACCAAAATATGTAACATCATTAGGTAAATTTATTGTATTTCCTGTTTCTGCTGCATTAGGAGCATTTACTGGATATAAGCTTGCACAATTTGTAACACCGTACTTATGAAAATTGCATTAATAGCCCATGATGGTAAAAAGGCCGATATGGTTGCCTTCGTTATGAAAAGACTAGATTTCTTTAACAGAAGTAATGTTAACATTGTTGCAACCGGTACAACCGGTACAATGATCACACATGCCGGTGTTGATAAAGTAGAAAGAGTAAACAGCGGCCCTCTTGGTGGAGACGCCGAAATAGGTGCAATGGTGACAAGAGGGGAAATTACAGGTGTAATCTTTTTTAGAGATCCTCTTGATAAACACCCACATGAACCTGACATCCAAATGTTAATGAGAGTATGTGATGTACATGACATACCACTTGCAACCAATTACAAATCAGCACATATAATGATTAAATATTTTCAAAAAAAATAATAAAATGAAAACAGAATTATGTAATTTATTTGAAAAGTATAAAGCGGATAAATGCCCTACCGTTTTACATACATACTCACCGGCTTATTTTAACATTCTAAAAGATATTAGAAAATCTGCGAAGAATGTATTAGAAATTGGAATTGGTACAGTTCCTATCATGGAAGGTGGTGTTGGTATAAAAGGTTATGTACCAGGCGCAAGTATTAAAGGGTGGCGAGACTTTTTTCCTAATGCAACCATATATGCAGTTGATATAGAGGAATCCGTTATGTTCTCTGACGATAGAATTATTACAGATGTAGTAGACCAATCCTCCGTTGATAGTATTAGAAAGTTTACAAAAAAAGTAAATAAACAATTTGATTTTATTATTGATGATGGTTCTCATCTAATTGATCATCAAATTATATCTGCATATGAATTAGTAAATAATCTTGCTGATGATGGCATATACATTATTGAAGATGTTCATATAAACTATATGCCTATTTACGAAGAGATAGAGTTTCCAGGTTTAACTAAGATACATACCCATCTTGGAACTGGTGATGTCTGGGATAATTTTATAGCATATAAGAAAACTAAATCTATAACTAAAGATATCCCTAAAATACTTCATATGATATGGGTTGGTAAACAAGAGCCGCCACAGTATTTTATTGATAATGTTAATAAGTGGAAGTCTCTTATGCCGGATTGGGAATATATGATATGGACTAATGATAAGATGACAGAAAAGTATTTTGATAAAGATTATTTAGAAGTCATAAATAAAGTAGTTAATCCATCACAGGCTTCTGATTTTATTAGATTCTATGTAATGAATAAGTGGGGTGGATATTACCTAGATGCTGATGTAACACCTATTCGCACTCTTAATGAATTATCAATAAACCATCCTATTGTTTTATGTAATGATTTACCTGACAATGGCCCTTTCTATATGATGTCTGCATTTATGGGAGGTGTTCCAAACCATCCTTTATGGATAAAATGTATGGAAGAATGCAAAAAGGTAGATCTTAGTATTACATACGGTGAAGGAGTAATGCCAACAGGGCCTTTTGTATTAGGTCTTGTTAGTCAACAACTCATTAATTGGAATGATGTAGGTGGATATACGCAATTACCTTACTGGTCATTTTATCGTAATCGTGTTGGCGATCCAAGTCCTTACATGCCGGATCGTATTATGCAAGACCACCCTGAAGCATTCGGTAATCACTTTTATGCAGGTACCTGGCTCTAAGAATATATAAACAAATGATAAGTACTCTAGGTAATATTGCTGCTGCCTTATTTGTTTTACAAGGAACTATAATGATGTTACCTCTTATTATACTTGGTAAAATTATTAGAGCTTTTAAGTGAAACATATAAAGACATACGAAAAATTCCAATTAGTGGAAGAAACCTACCAGATCCTAGAGGGTAAGGTTTCTCATGAAGAACTTTCTGGAATTATTAACGAAGGTTTCTTTGGATTTATTCGTAATCTCTTTGTTGATAATAAAACCAAACGTGCTCTTGATAAACTCGCCGATGATCTATTTAAGACAAAGGTGGAGTTAATGAAACTTGAGATCCAGGAAGACCAGGTAGATGCCTTTAAGGATGAACTTAAAGCAGCGGAACAAGGACAGGACTATTCATCTCAACAGGGAGACCTTGATACAACTGACCTAGACAGGATTAAGGAAATGAAGATCAAATCTCTACAAGACCGCGAAACTGCAATATCTGATGAAATGGACAATCTTGGTCAGATATCGGATAAACTACAGAGGTATGTAGAAAAGATTAAACTAGATGTCCGCATGAAGGCAACCGATGCTACAATCAGGATAGCTGACGATGAAATTGCCCGTATTCTACAGAAACTAAAGCGCGAGGATCAAAAACAATCCCAGCAAATTGACCGCGAATTACGTTAAACCTTTTTAGGTTAATGCATATAATATTCAAATGAAAAACCTATTATTTGCAATATTATTAGCAATTCCTTCACTGGTATCAGCCCAGTATGTTAACATTCCCCGTTACGATTCTGAAACTACCGCAAACCACATTATGATGGGTCATGTAAAATCCTTCTGTAGTGATACAGTAGAATTTGTAGTTGAAAAGAAAAATAACAGATGGGTAACTTCTTACTTGTCACCAGATGCAGTGAGTAAAAGAGTTTGGAAGATTTTACAAAAAGGGAAATCTCGTTTTACAGGAAGTACCACCAAGGGCTATACCTTTTACATAGCTGTTGAAGATATTAACGATGATCTTAAGCTTTATGAAAGCCTAACATTTCATATAGATCAAAGAACCCAAAAGATCTATATGATAGAGGTAAAGCTGTAAACCTTTTCCGGTCTAAGCATATAATACTAAACAACCATATGAATACCCGTATAGGAGTTCTGATTGCTGCAATGGTTGGAGCCATTGCAGGTCTTTCATTTGAACTCTATCAAACAGAAGAAAAGCTGGTACAAACCAGGCAAGAACTTCAAATACAAACAAACCGTGCCGATTCCCTAGATGCAGCCATTTGGCCTATTGAGGTGGAGCTGTTTAGATTTAATCGTGCATATGTAATCTTCTCTAAAAGAAACCCTGAAGCTGCCGCCGAGTACGGAACTATTATCTCAGACGAAACTGAATAGTATGACAGTTGCCAACAAACTCAACCATCCTAAATGGAAAGCCTTTATTGCTCATGTAAAAGCAGAATGTAAACGCGCTGGTATAAAGGTAGAGTTAAGACCTGTAGGATACCTAAGGCTAGGGCAAGGTATGAAATGTTCTGGATACTTTGATGAAGAGAACCGGAAACTGGCAGTAGCCATGCTCAATCCAGTAGCAGATGGAGTCCTGGTACATGAATTTGGTCACTTTACCCAATGGGACGAAAAGATTCCTATTTGGTCTAAAGCTGGGTTGTCAATGGCTCATATTGAAGAGTGGTTAAATGGAAAGTCTAAGAAGAACATTGAAAAGTGGATGGCCGTTTCTAGAGATCTGGAACTGGACAATGAAAAGAGGACAGTACAGTTAATTAAGGATTGGGGTTTGCCAATTAACACAGAGAGATACACACAAGGTGCCAATGCATACATCCTATTCTATAATTGGATGTTGACCTCGAGACGGTGGTGTAAGCCAGGTAACACTCCCTATTCAAACAAGCGGGTTCTAAATGCATGTTCCTCTAAGTTCAATATGCGATACGACCAGCTATCTGCTAGAATGCGTCAAGCATTCGAAGAGTCTGGTATCTAGTCAATTCAAAGTCTTCAAAAGGCAGCACATGGAGCACACCCGCTCTCTCAAGCAAGCCGCTCTTCCCAAAAACCCCCTAAATCCCCTTATACTACTAGTAGAGCTCAAACGGCTCAAACCACCCTATCCACTACCTCTAGATCCCAAACATCCACACCATCTGTAATACTAAAAGGATCCCGTTACTCTAACCCTATATAGACTCAGTATGCTCATTCCCGTGGTCCACTAGGGATTACCAGTCGTCGCGGTTGCGAATCCGGTAGTCTCTAATCTGGCTCTCTGGTCCACCTTCCAGATCTAGTAGATATATAGGGACTACCAGGGACTCTAGATCTATCTAGATACCGCTTTTCCACTCAAAGTACTCAACTACTTCAACTGACAAGATCACCGGTAGCCCATGTCTCTTGGGTCAATCCAAATCCGGCCGAGCAACAAGACACACCATCTACTCCCCTGAAATACGAGACCCTCAGGTACAACGAGTACTATGAGTACAGATCCACTCCCTCAGGCACACTTGACACCCAAATCCCTGTAGTGGCGAAGCAAGAGTCTTTCAGAATCCCTACTGGCTTGTTATATTTACTATAAATACTACCACTATGGGAAAAGGATACATCGGAGAAAGCCGCGGCGAACGCGCAATGAACAAAATTATTAGCCACATAGAACGCAGTGACCGGGCAAAGGCTGGCAGAGAACCTGAGAAGTACGCAGGTAATTCGCTAGTAGATCAACTAAAGGCCGCCTATGGCAAGGACTGGGAAAGTGAACTGGAAGAGATCCGCCGCGAACATCGCGATCCCCAGTACAAGGCTGCCAAGGAACTAACCCGCACAGAAGCAAAACGAAGATACTGGGCCCAACCTCGCAGTGAACGCGACTCTAGTGGAATCACAGAAGGACAATACGTGGCTCGCGCCCTCAACCAGTGGCGTAAGGACTACAAGTAGATTGTTAATAACTTTTTCTCTCTAGAGAGAAAAAAGTCTATGCTAGATTTTTTTATCCCAATTATTTGTATTAAATTTATACTATACAAATAAAATAAACGGATATGGTAAACTACACTGATCAACCCCAACTAGCAAAAGACCTAAAAGAAACTAACGACTGTTTCGTACGTGCCCTGGCAATGGCCGCAGGGATCTCCTATAATGAAGCCCACCAGATCGCTTCCGCCGAATTTGGCCGTAAGGAACGCAAAGGTACTAAAGGGGTACAGGGAACCATCCACCAGTTAAACCAGAGAAACCGCCTGGCTCACTTAGGCCTGGAGATTCAAGGAGTTAACCATACCTATGTTAACCGCCGCGGTCAGGTTCGTGGCCTTAATATCCGTGGATTCTACAACCGCTACGGTAAAGGACACTACCTGGTACTGGTAAGCGGCCATGCCCTCGCAATCATTGACGGTCAAATCCAGGATTGGACCACAAAGGCAAAACATATTGGCCGTACTGTCCAGGCTGCCTACCGCGTGGCTAACCTCCGCCAATTGGATCTATTCGCAAATTGTTAATAACTTCTCTAAAAAAAGTCTCCCAAAAATTTTCAAATCCCAATTTTTTGTATTAAATTTATACTATAATTAAATAAACGGAATATGATACAAACCACTAAAAACTACCAGATCGAATTAAAAAATGATCTACTAATGGTTAAGGACTCTAACGGTCAATTACTAAAAGCATTCTGCGTACCTGTATGGAACGCTGTTGAAAAGTTCCAGGAGATGGTAAAACGCTGTAAGGAAATGGAAACTAAATCTGGTAAGTAATATGAACCCATTCGCAGAGAAACATCCACAAGGGTATCTACCTAAAATCCAATACTGGGCCACTGCATTGGCAGAAGCCGCCTATCTGGGAGAAGCCGACCGGATCCCATACATCAAATCCAAACTGGACTACTTCACTGGCCGCCAAATGGAGATTACGAAAAAGGACATCCCTGGATTTGAAGGTACCTCATCAATGTTAAACAACTTAACTATATACAAATAATATGGCAAAAACGGAAACTTTGCAAAATCGCTTAACGCAGATCAAGGATGTCAAATATGCTGAAGGCCTATTCGACGCCCACAAAACAGGAACCCCCTTGGATGGACTATTTAGTATCGATGGCGGTGTTCCTAAGGCAACCAACTGGATGGTGGTTGGAGACCCTGGAGTCGGTAAGAGTACAGTTACTCTGGATATTATCGCAAATGCTCAAAAGCATGGCTCAAAGGTACTCTTCATCTCGGCTGAGATGAACCAGGTGGATCTTTACCTATATGTACAACGTTATCCTAAATTTGGTAACCTGGATATCTTCTTTCCACAGGAACTCGAGGATGGAGAAGATCCTCGCCGTGTACTACGAGAAATCCTTGATGAAGGATATGACCTGGTACTGATTGACTCCTTCATTGAACTGCAACAGACAATCCGTGAACATGCACACATGACGAGTAATGGTTCAGAGAAGTGGTTATTGGATTTAATGTATGGCCACAACCTCGGCGGTAACAAAGCCGGTAAATTTACCTCATTCCTCAATATCCAACAGGTTAACAAAGGTGGTACATTCGTTGGAAGTAATAAACTAAAACATATGACCACTGGTATGATGGAGATCCGATTCGTGGATGAACGCAGTCAGGATGAAAGGTATGTAGTATTCTCTAAGAATCGCCGAGGTCATGTAGGAAAACAAATGTTCTTTGATCTCAGTGCTGCCGGTGATGTGAACTACGACACGGAACGATTCAAAAAATCAGAATCCTTGAAGGAACTGAAAAAGAAGGAAAAGGAATTGGTAAAAGCCCAAGGCCTTGAATTTGATAAACTATTCGGCCTTGGTTCTGAAACCACTGAAACTGAAACTGAAGCCTAAACATTTAAACTAAACGGATATGATACAAGAATTTTCAAACAAAGACATGCAGCTGATCCGCTCATCACTCCTCACACGGATTGATCGCTGCAAAGATATGATCAAACTATACAAGGATGATCTAGAGCGGATGGATAGTGGTAAGTATAATTTCTATTTAGAGGAAGGAGAAACCATTGATGAGGTTGCTGATAAACGCCGTGCAGCCACCGTCAATGTAATCAGGATCTATACTGAAGAGTTGGATTATCTAAAAGGTATGTTGGAGCGGATCTAGAATTGTTAATAACTTTTTTCACACCAGAGAGAAAAAAGTCTCTAAAATATTTTTTTATCCCAAAAAATTGTTTTATATTTATACTATAATTAAATAAACGGATATGGAAATTACAAAACAATTTATCGAACAAATCTCAACAATGTCAACCGAAGAACTTCGTAAGGTACACTCTGCCATTGTAGGACAAATCAACTACCGCAAATCAATGGATATGCAACGTGCAAAAAGCCAACTTTATGTAGGTGCCAATTGCAAAGTTAACCATCCTAAAGCATACGGTAAGACCTTCATTGTACAGAAGATCAATCCAAAGAATGTTATTTGTGCCGAGGCTGGCAAACCAGGATCGAAATGGACAATCACCGCTTCAATGTTGGAGGTAATCGGATAAATACAGTAGGTGAGAAAAACCTCATCCTAGAGAAAAAACTCTTTCAGAAACTGAAACAACTTGTTATAATTAAAGTATAAAAATAAATCGCAATATGGCATCAATTACAACTCTCTCAACCGAAATGTTTAACCAGGCTAAATCGGAAGCCATCGGTAAGGAACTCATCCGTAAAGAAATCACACTAAGTGAATTCAACGTGGTTGACAACAACCACATTCAAATCGATGGTATTACCATTGAAGTTACCGATAAGGCATTCTCCAAACTACTTGGCCGCCTTCGTATTCCAAAGGCCTTCGCTAAACGCTTCTCTGAAGGGTTCGGTAATGATGGACTTCGTCAATTGGTAACAATGATGAAAACGGCAAAGTCCACTGCCAATGATCAAACGGTAACCTTATTGGTGGATCCATCCACTCGTAAGATTACTGATATTCTACCTGCAGGGTATGCCTCAATCTCGCAAGAATCTTTCTTCGATTTTGCATCCCGCTATATTGACCAATACAATCTGGGAGTAACTCACGTTGGTTCCTCTGCGTATGGTGGATCTCAAATCAACTGTGTATCACCGCATGGTATTCTACGTGTACCTGGTATGGATAAGGAAATCTTCCAAACTGGAGTAACCTTCCGCAATACACCTACCCGTGGTCTCGAGGTTAGTCCATATCTGAATCGTCTGATTTGTACCAATGGTATGACATCAACTGCATTCGCAGAGAACTATGGTTTACACAGTCTAAACGATAAGAGTATCCATGAGTTCAACGAACATATGATCCAAATGGCATCTACCGGGTTCCAACCAGTTGGCCTCGCTGATAACATCCGCAAAGCTGTTAATACCGATGCCTCTCTGGCCGAAATGCAAAAAGCCGTATCGGCAATCCTTTCCACAGGCGAACAGGTTGACTACGACTATATCCAAAGGTATATTCCTATCGACCGCGCAATGAAAGCCTATGAAATGGCAGGTACAGAACCTTCTACCTTTACTCAAATGCAATTGAAAAATGCTAAGAGTGGAATGAGTGTCTGGGATGTCGTAAATGGTATGACCAATTTTGCATCTAACGATACAAGGTATAACCTGGATCCAAGCCGTACAGGGAATCTAATGGTAACCGCCGGTAATATCCTAACTAAAAAGCAATACGATACTGAAGGTCTCCTTAAGGTGGATCCATTCGCTACTCGCGAACTCCTTACTGCTGCTGAAGCCGCTCGTGTACGCGGAGACCGTTAATATACTAAGTCCTGGTTTATCCGTTTACCCCAGGCAGGGACCCCAAAAGGGTCCCTTTTTTGTGCTCTAAAAACCCTTGATAAGAAATCTGCTGTATTGGCGAAGCAAGGGTTCCCTGGATAAGCCCAAAATACACACATTTTTAGGCACTTCTAGACACACTCTAGAGCGGCCTCTAGCAGGACTAGGTCTAGAAGTGCCTAAAAACACACATATTTTCACACTCTAGAGGGCTTCTAGTGGGTAGTGGCGCTAGATTCCGTCTAGATTCACATCTAGAAGGGTGCTAGAAGGCCCAATTCAAGGTAATTAGGGTAATATAGGCGCTACAAGCCACAGAGGGTCTAGCCTCAGCTAACACCACCACCCGGCAGCTTAGCCAAAAAACACCCTAGAGAGCATAATCACTGTCTACCAGGTCTACAGGCCCTACTGCCACCCTAGGGTCTACTACCGCCCTACAGGCCACTACAGGCCCTAGACTGCTTGCTACAGGCTCTAGACATGGATCCACCTGTATATAGTAATCTAAGCTATAGTGGACCTGATCATGGAGCGGTGGCCCTATTATAGCTAGAGTGTGGACCGGTCCCTAGGGACCTGTATGGCCGGTGTGGAGGGCTGACTAGTGGATCTCTTGGGATTTCTCTCGAGGGTCCCAAAGAGAACGGTTCTCTTAGAGTGTAAAATATGCTTGCCAGCCAGATGTGGGTCCAGGCCCATGGGCAGGTCTAGTCTAGAAAAATTTCCGGCCGGAATCCAGAACCCGGTCTGGAACTAGGTCTATTCCGGACACTTTTAGTCCAGAAAAATTTCGGGTCCGGTAGAACCGCCCTAGTGGAAACCGTGAAACCTTTTTCATGCTAAGCATATAATTACTATAAATTCGTTAACAACAAAACCATAACAAAATGGCAAACAACATGAACAGACCAAGTGTCTACCAGAAGTTAAGCTACATGCAAAAGCTGGCTAACTACAATCAACGCAAACGCAACGGTGATGTGACTACCCTTGCAGGAAGAACCGGTTACAGTACCACTCATGTCAGTGATGTACTCAACGGCAAGTACTCAAACGAGCGTATCATGAACGCGGCATATGACCGTGGTCGTGGTCGCCAGATTAATGTCCAACTGGTTGGTTAATCCGCCAGCGGAGGCAGTGTGCTGGGGTTACCAGGCGGTTTTCCCTGGTACGCTGCTCTCCTTTTTTGCAACTTTAAAGATATGAGTAACGATTGGCAAGGAAGAAGCCCCGAGAGGGTACGGAGAAATGAACTGGTTGCCTACTGGTCTGTAATAGGTCTGGTGGTAACTGCATGTTTGGTATTAATTAGTAAATGTGGATCATGAGTAAAAATAAGTGGATAAGTGGATCTGTTAGTGGCCTGAGTGGACTACTGGCAGTATCGTATGGCGGGATGGCTTTGGTTGACGCACAATGTGGTGTTACCGGTCTACCGTTTTGGTTACACCTAGTCTGTTCCCTGGGATGGACTGCAAACAGTATTTTATGGATGGGAATCTGGAAAAGAGAAGGTTAAGCCTTGGGGAAAAGGTTCTTACTGGGGTTATGTACGCCTGGTTAGGAGCCATCGCAATTGCTCTGCTTGGCGGAGTGGCCCTAATGGTGGTTAACTTGGTGGGTATTAATCTTGGATGGTCATGGCTTGGATAACCTGGGCTGGATCTCTGCTGCTGCTATGTCTGGTAACAGGGATAGCATTTGCTTTAGCAGTTGCGGTAATGGGGTACCTGTGGTTTAAGAGAAAGAGAAGGGCTGGAGGGACCGGTTCAACCGGTCAGACTGGATCATGGGGCGACTCATTTGACAACTGGTACCCAGACTATCCCTTTACCGATTCCAAGGCCAAGGGCGAGAAAACTATTAGACAAGAACCAGACAAGCATGAGGAAGAAGAGTAGAGTGGTCTATGTGCTGCAGATGTGCGACCGCCAGGGGAATGCTAAAAATGTGCTACAGACTGGGAAGACCACTAACGGACTAATCAAAAACTAAAAGAAAATGAGAAAGAGGAAATCAGATAGGAAATTTAGGATCTGCAGAGCAACCTATACCAATGACATGGGATTGGACTGCGAAACACACTACTACATCCAGAGACAGCAAAAGCTACTGGGTATTAGGTTATGGTGGTCTCCAGTACGACATTATGCTCTAGGTACAGAAGATCTAAACCGGATCACAATTACCTTTGATACTTATGAAGAGGCATATGCCTTTGCCGCTGCTCTTGAAAGCGGAATAAGACCTAACTCATGGAGAACCGAGATCGTATCATACATTAACTAATTAACCTTAACAAATTGCAATAATGGAAACCAATCCTTATTTTGTTAGTTCACCGGTAGCCGGTAAAACTTACAAACTTTGGTCCCTTCCTACTGGAAGTTCTGTTGTTCGCCAAGGACTCTCAATTAAAAGCCGTGAATGCGGTCCTTTTCAAATTGAGAAGCAACACGGTACCTATACCGTTTGCAAAACTTCTTGGGGATATCACTTCCACCTGGATGCATCGCTTGATGTAGTGGCGGCCTAATCGGACCACTCCTATAGCTCAATGGTTAGAGCAGGATCCTTATACGATCAAGGTTATGGGTTCGAGTCCCGTTAGGAGTACTTAATAAAATAATAAAAGTATGAACATATTTGATCACCCGGCATTTTCACAAGACAGTATTAGTTATAAGGTTGAAAATACTAGAATTGATTCACTAATACCTAATGCAATAAGTATTGGTGAAAACTTTATATCTGCGCCAGGTTCCTGGGTCTTGGCTCATGACTCTTCAATGATTAATCATATAGGAAAGGTTGCTGTTAAGAAAACAGTTATAGGTGATAATGTATTTGTTGGACTAAATGCAATTATTATGCCAGGCGTTACTGTTGGTGATGGTGCTATCATTGGTGCAGGTTCTGTTGTGACAAGAGATGTTGAACCAAATACAATAGTTGTTGGAAATCCTGCAAAACTGGTATGTACCGTTAATGAATATGTTGAAAAAGTAAAACTAACAAGTGTTCTAGTTAATCCAATTAGTGGTGGAATTGAAGAATTTGTGAAATTTAGAAATGAATGGGAAGAATTGGCAGCGGCTAAAGACACCAATGATATATAAACTATATGTTAGATCAATACAAAGATATCGTCACCAAAGAAGCTGCCGCAGTCTCTAACATTCCAATTACTGAAAACTATAACAAAGCCATCTCACTCATTGTTGAAAGAGTACATAGAAGAGGTGGTAAACTTGTTTGTAGTGGAATGGGAAAGGCTGGACAGATTGCACTAAACATTGCAACTACATTTAGTTCCACAGGAACCCCTGCCGTGTATCTTCATCCAAGCGAAGCACAACACGGTGATCTAGGTATTCTACAGAAGAATGATATAATGTTACTCATTTCAAATAGCGGTAAGACTCGTGAGATTGTTGAATTAGTTAGTCTTTCAAAAAATCTCTATCAGGATATTCCTATTATTGCCATAACAAGAAATGAACATTCTCATCTTGGTAAATATGCAGATGTAACTCTACTTACTGGAGAAACTGAAGAAATATGTCCTCTTGGATTAACTCCTACTGTGTCAACTACAGTTATGTCGGTTATTGGTGATTGTCTTGTATATGGTACTATGAAAGAGATTGATTTTACTAATGATGAATATGCCAAAAGACATCATAGTGGATACTTAGGTTATAAAAGCAGAAGAGGCAATGGAATTGATAATCACCTATGGGAATAAAGTAAACCAAATGTTGAACAATCATATAAAAATAAATTGAAGTTATGATCACTGAAGATAAAGCAGAGTTAAAGAGCGGAAAGGTACTTATAGACTTTTATGCAGATTGGTGTGGACCTTGTAAGGTTTCAAAACCAAGAATTGAAAATCTTGGAAATACTAATGAAGAAGTTAAAGTCTATTTTTGTAACGTAGATGAAGATGGTGAAATGGCTAGCGCATTTGGTGTAAGAAGCATTCCTACACTAGTTTATCTTGAAGAAGGTGAAGTAAAAAATCGTAGTGTTGGAGTTTTAAGTGATCAACAACTTACTGACCTAATCAATCCAAACTAATGCCGTTTTCAACAATCCTATTATATTATCTTACAATAGGCACCGTGTGTGCTATGTGCTTTGAGGTCTTAATGAAAAAGTTTGATATGACAGAAGAAACTGGCATATTTGAAAGACTTACCTGGATAGCAATGTGGCCGTACTATGTTTTAGTATTTTTTTGGGGCATGAGAAAATAAATCTTTCAGAACCTTTCTGGACCTGTTATATTTTTTCTGTAACAAATAAAAATAAAATGTACAACACTACAACTAAGGTAAACGACTTCGAAATGTTTACA